ATATTTAAGGCTGCAGTTCCCAGTTCGGCAAAACCAGCAACTTTTAAAGCCAAATTTACACCAATAAGATATGCGGAGTTCATAGAGGCACCTCTGGTAAATTATAGTCATAACGGTAGGTACGCTAAATCAAAGTATTACGTGGTATAAGGATAAGTAATAAAACCACTATCTAAGGAGTAACATGAATAATATTTTGAAGTATGTTGCTGTCGCAGGCACCATCGGCGCTGCTTATGTCATAGGCGTTTTTTACAAGAGAACCGCGTTTAAGGTAGTCATCAAGCCTGAGGAAGCAAAAGCCCTAAATGATACTATGAATCAGATTAACGAAGTCATTGCTGGTCTTAAGACTAAGTAAAACAACGTCAAAATGTGGTATAAGAAATAGAATAGGAAACAAACGCTTCCATTCAGGGAGCCAATAACTGGAGGTTATTATGGCGATGTTCAACAAGAAGGTCGACATGAAGAAGGTCTGCACCACGACTGCGCAGGTTTCGTCAATCGTGTTAAACACCTCCGCTGCAGCGTTTATGGTTGTCGTCTTGACGAACAGCGTCATCGACTTCGTCAAGGACTTCAAGAGCGTGGTCAAGACGAAGAAGCCGGGCCACACGACGTACGCCGGCAAGACGCCGCTCTCAGCCGCAACGTAGTCCTGAACTAGCCCTATCACGGCTGGGGCTAAAAGAGAACGCTAGTATAGGTTCTCTTTTAGCTGTTATGAAACCTAGAAACGTTCTGGTATCCCGACGACAATTGACCGTAGCACGCTTCCATGTTCAACTGGGTCTTATACATTTTAGCGGTAGACTTCCAGTCCGCCTTGATAGATTGTGCGAGCTGAAAGTAAATCTGGTTTTTATCGTCAATACCGATAGGCGCAATATCCCCGTCCTGAACAGTCGCCTGGTTGCGAATCTGTAGAAAACTTTCAGATAACATTAGCCATGAGGCTACGCCAAGTATAAGTATGGACACGGGGATATTGCCATTCGTCGCGCCTGAGATCGGAGTCATTACGGCAAACTCATTCAAGGCCATCTGTGTAGCCATATCTAGCTCGGCGTCACTGAATTGAACTGTATCGAGTAGAATATTAGACTGCGCACCGTAATCCCGGAGTAACATACGTATTTGATTACGACTTACGTAGAGAGGATTACCGGCTGTACTATTTGGCGTGGCTACAATGGGCATAATCTAATTATAGCCTTGTTTTAGTATAGTCCTGCGCAGCTCCAGTTTAGCTGAAGAACGTTAGTCGTGTTAGTAACGAAGAACGTCGCGCTGGTTTGAGTCAATGAATCATACTTAACAAAGCACTGCGATACGGTAGGCATGCTATTAGCTTCTATAGTACATGTACAAATCGGTAGCGGTGGACTGCCCGCGTCTAAACTATTAAAGTTTAGCGGAACAACAGAGCCGATAATAGACGGTACTGTTTCACCAACTTCGATAGCCCATGTAGTGTTAGATACACCGTTAACATAAGTTATAGCCGTACTGCTACCAGCGGGGCCCGGCGTGCCCTGAACGCTAACAACACCAGCGTCTACTACGACAGTTCCACCATCCGGAAGAACCAGTAATACAGTTGCGCTGCCGTTAGGACCAGCGACACCCTGAATCCCCTGGGGACCCTGTAAACCTGTTAAACCAGTTGCGCCCGTCACACCTCGCGGGCCCTGTGGGCCCATATTTCCCTGAGGCCCAGCATCACCCTGAATCCCAGGAACACCCTGAGGCCCCTGTAGCCCTGTTAAACCCGTCGGTCCCTGAATCCCCTGTGGACCAGTTGGCCCTGTGGCCCCAATCAAATCAAGATACGGTATAGAGATTAAATTATCGCTTGAGTCTGTAGCAACCAGTTGCCCTGGTGTTAGCGAGTTATCTGTGATAGCCCCAGCATCAACATACGGCGCTAGAATATTTTGTGATAACGCGGTTGAAGCCAAAAATAAAATCGGAATAATAAATATTTTTAGGTTCATACGGTAACCTCGATCACATCTGGGCCCCATTGTCCACTCAAAAAGAACTGTATAGCATAAGTATTACCGGACGGGACCATAATACTATCAGTCCAAGTACCATCAGGGTTAGTGGTAGTTGTACCAAGGCAACCAGTTAATACAGCAGCATTATAATCCGCCAGGGTATACACGTTTATAGTAGCGCCACCAACCCCACATCCATTTGGTTGAACATACTGCATGTTATTAGTTCCACCAGTATTTTGGTTTAATGCAGTAAACGTTGCGGCGTAATCCGCCGGTGTCATACCATCAAAAATATAAATACTGTATGGAGTAGCGGCCGGAGTTACTACACTAGATAAAAGTTGAAAACTGGAGATCATGTAGTAGCCGTTAAACCACGCCGGTAGAGTTATACCCAACGTCCATGACCATGTGTCAGTCGGTGTTGGTGTAGGAGTCTCAGTAAAATTGATAGCCGGAGCTACAGCAGCGCTAAGAGGTACGAAGGTTGATGTAGACGTATCGTAATAATTACCTGTGGACACTTGGACGATATAGCTATAGAACCCGATACCAGGTTGAGCATAACTACTAGTTTGAACGAGAGATGCGGTTAAAGTCGATGGCATTTGAATGTTTTATTCGAAGTACCCGTTGATAAAGCAGACACCACGAATAACCTGTGAGGCAGTTGCGGTGCCAAGGAATTGTTTCATAATAACATGAAAATATTCACCGGCATTCACAACCAACGGGGATGAAAACTGTGTATCGATAGGGCCTGGTAGCGGCGCGGCACCAATCGCGGCACCAATCGCCCAAGATTGTATACCTAAAGCTACTCGCCGAACGATCTTAGCTCCGGCGCTATCTACAGTGCCTGCAAGTGTTACAGCAGTTGAGCCAGCGCTGCAACCCCACTGAAGTACAGTAGCTGTAGTAGCGACAGCAGCACCAGTATTTAACGAGTCGATGCGAATACCAGTTACGAATAGAGTTCTTCCAGGAACAGCCGCAGTGCCAGCCGGATTTAGGAACGCAAATAACGCGTAATCTGTTTCTGCCCCGGCAACGGTTGCAAACTGCCACTGACCACCCAGTGTGGCGTAACCAGCAGTGGTGTTACTTAGTGTAGCTGACGCAGGTGCCGTGGAATTTACATAACTGCTTGTCTGACCAGTAGTACCACCACCCACTGTATTCTGTATGGCGTTACCACCAGCGCCGACCATTGAATGTTCCCATCTACGGCTAGCACCACCGTCTAGTAGTGTTACCGCGCACGCACCAATCTTAAAGATGTTAGCAGTGCTCGGTACAGAACTGGTGTTGTAGATACGAAAACTTACAGGCTGCTCATAAGCAGCTGTAGTACTAGCACCGGCTGCGCCTACAGCAATCGTTGCTGCGAGGTTGTTGTTAATATAGAAATACGCGTTGTTTGCATTAACGACGATGACAGTATCGTATCGTGTCCCGGCTGCGGCTACAAACCCTAGATCTACGTAATTTTCAGTTCCGTTAAAGTTTGTTACAGCTAGGAAATCACCAGCACCGTTGATACGAAAGAACGCGCCGTCGGTAGGCGTAGCGTTTGTCGCCATAAAGCCGAAGCCCCACTCCATAACGGTGTTAGACTGCGGTACTTGGCTGAATTGCACTGCAGCTTCAAAGCGTAGCCCTAAGTCCTGGAATATAGGAAATGTTCTATAAGTCTTAGCGATAGCATAGGTGCTTGCAGTTGTGGTCGCGTTAGCATCAAGATTTAAGAAACCACCGGCAACCGTAATAGTCATCGTGGATGTACTCTGATTCCACAAACTAAGATCTATGGCAGTACCAGAAAATGTACCGAGGAATTCTGGGACACAGGTAGCTGCTAGTAAACGATTAGCATCAGTCGATTCAATACGTCTTACGGCGCGCGGAGCATTACTTGGATATACGATACCGTCACTAACAACTGTGCCGAGTGCCTCGTAGCCTGCTTGCGCAGCGACAGTAGGACCATTGGTATAAAGATTACCGTTAGCATCAACGTTAGCTAAGTTGCCAGTACTGCCACTTTGAATAGGAATTCCTGAGGCCATGATTCTCTCCTTTTAAATTTATGTCCAAGACCATCGGACTTGAAATGTATTGCTAATACTCCAACCGCTACTAGCATAGATAGTAAAACCAGTACCAGGAACTATAGCACCAGCTACGAGTTGCATAGGCGCAAGTTGGTGGATCATCTCGTTGTTATCTACCGTACTATCAGCCATGACGCAAGCTATAATCGTCGATGTAGATAAAATCTGCGTTTGTCCCGTGACCACAACCGACGCGAATGTGTTGCCAGGAGCAACACCAAAGTTTAGCGTTGCAATGCCACAAGTAGTATCGGCGCCAGCAGGCCCGGTAGGACCAGTGGCTCCGGTAGGACCAGCGGGCCCGACAAGATTTGGATTAACTAGTTGCTGTAAGGACATATTAGGTTACCTGAACACCAAATACAGAAAAGCTTACGTTAGCGACATCGGAATAGCAGCGGAGAACATCGCCCGAGGCCATAGATATACCAGTAGTTATTTCCATCATATTTTCAGCCGTCAGAGACGCATAACAAAAGTATTGTGCTCCAGGAAATCCTGTATCAGACGCCCCTCCCACACCTATAGACATACGCACGTTTGCTGCCGAACTACTGTTCTGGTTGCAAATTATAATAGACGATAGCGCAGCGCTCGTCGATCCAGGAACAGTATAGATAGCAGTAAGCGTAGCCGCAGTTGGCATGGCTTGCGCGAGGTTTTGTAGTGTCTCCGCCATTTACTTTTTTACATGCCTCCGAAAAGAAATGAATTAGTAAACGTTGGTGTACTTCCACCCCCACCGGTATAGTTTGCATTACCGTATGACAATGTTACGAAGTCTGCGCCGACGAGTGGACTAGCACCTCGAACATTAGCATAGTTAGTACCACCAGCTGATGTAGTCGCTGAAATGACCGAGCTTGAGACATTATTTAAACCAGGACCTGAGGGGCCGCCGATTTGAAAAAATGAATTTATAACTCCGGCTATTTTAGAAAATATACTCATAGTTTAGCTCAGTGCAGAAACGTATTGAACAGTGACAACCCCAGCGCCTGCGCCGGGTGAACCAGCCACAGACACTAGTACTTGGTACTGTGTACTTCCCCAACTAACGCGTGCCGCAGACTGATAATCATCAACAGTCTGTGCGACGTTATCACCTGTTCCCATAAGTAGGGTCGTTGATCCTGTTTGCCCAACAGAAATAGTTGCACCACCAGAATAAGGAGTAGTGATCGTGACATCCGTTCGTAATACAACAGCATTAGCTGGAATATACGTTGTACTCGATTGACTCGCTGAAGTTCCAATCACGAAGTCTATCACATATATAGCCCCGCTTACACTCGGACTAATGTTAGACCAAGCTGATCCTGTCCATACGTATTCCTGGTTGGCAGTAAATGTAAACGTTCCACCCGTTAGGGAAGTCGTTACGATAATCGACCCACCAGCGACAGGTGATATAATAGAGACGTTACCAGTGTTACTACCGTCGTCCCATAGGACAGCACCGGCTATATACGCCGCAGCCGCTCCAGATCCAGCGGTAGAAACTACGATATAGTGTTCGGTACTTGTGTTAGCTATTAGTGCTGATGCTGCGTTTGATTGCGCAGTAACGATCAGAGGCTTAAACGCCTCGTCAACGTAAGCTTTAGTCGTAAAGTCGGCGTCTACTAATGGTGTCGCGCCTCTAACGTTAGCGTAGTTAGTACCACCAGCGGAAGTAGTCGCAGAGATTACTGTCGTCGAAACGTTATTTAATCCAGGACCAGCAGGACCGCCAAGCTGGAAGAACGAATTAATTACGCCCGATAGTTTTGAAAATAAGCTCATAGTTCACTCCCTCTATTTTATACGATAAAATAATAGTCCAGCACCCTGTGTTGAGGCACCAGCGGTTATTGTTAAAATAAGATAGTCGTTTCGGCTCATCACGAATATCTCATTATTTATATTCTGCGTATCCTCAGTTACTACGGCGTCATCAGACCCAAATATTAGTTGAGGTGACGTAGCAGTGCCGACATATACGCTGGCACCCGAATCATTAAATGGCGTACTAACCATAACCACAACTGTATCAATAATTTGCCCGGTAGTTACAGCCTGAAGTACCATTGGTGATGCTGATTGATAGGTAAATGAAACCGTTAAAATATCATCGCTGCTCGAAGGCGCAGGCGACCATTCAGCCCCATCGTACGTTAATAGTTCGCCAGTAGTCGGTACATCTGGTGACACCGGAACGCCTTGTAGACCGATTACAGTCGGATTGGGATAGAACCCAGTAAGATCTCCGCCTGCCGGTATATTTAGCAACCGGCGCGGATTTAATAATATAGTTTTCTCACTAGGTACTGAATAACCAGTAGTAGTAAGTGTATTAGGTCCGGTTTTTACCGGTGTAATAGGGTCTAATACAATTTGAGTAGCCATGCAATAATAATAGGCCCTACTTCATAGTTCTCTTACGTGGGATAGCGCTACGCGGAGTAGTAGCTCCACGCTTAGGTGGGGCGGATTCTGCGGCGGGCTTAAAGGAGTCTGGCTGGACTTTTAAAAATCCCCTGGCTAAAAAAGATTGAATTTCAGGTAGTTCAATCTGTTCATCGGTTAGAACGACGGTATCAGATTCTATACCGCCTTCTCGCGGCCGGTCCTTGGGGCTCCACTTAGCCCTAAGGGCCGGTACATTAATTGATAGGCAACGATCTTCGCAAATATTTTGCACCTTAGGCATTTTTCTTTCCTTTATTGAGTAATGCTTGTTTTTGTTCGGTCGTCCAAAGATTATCACTCTTCTTCAGATTTTCTTGTACAGTATAACACGTAAAGAGTTAGTTGTCAAGTCTATACAAATAAAAAAGCCACCCTTTCGAGTGGCTTCTTAAAACTGCTATAGTTAGGCTGGTTTAGAGAACAACCCGAGTCATTGAAGCTGTATTTCCAATTCCAATCCCCGGAGCTGAATATGACCAGAAATTAATGATATCCGCTTCCTGCTTGATGAACAAGGTCGCGTCCTGTAAAAGGAAGAAATTTCCGAGGTAATTTTCTGGGCCAAATACCCATAGCTCGTTCGAGGGAAGAATATCGGTCTTGATGGTAGTCACGACTGGGATACCAAAGAGCTTCTCTTCGCTCTCGATACCGTTGTCGTAATGGCGAGATGCCACGTCATTACCAACCGCAGTAGCGGGGAGATTGAGCGCCTCGTAGTAAAGTTCCTTGGTCATAAGGATCTTACCAATCGGAATCTTACGGCTGATTAGGTTCTGGAACGCGGCCGAAAGATTTGCAGCATTAAGACCGCCGGACGGAGTTAGAACCTGCGATGCGTTAGCATTCGCAATGGCTAGGACGGTATCGTAAAACGCGATATCTTCCTGGTCGCTCATATCCTTAACAGAGTTGTCCGATAGAATCTTACGGATATCGTTCTGGTAGGTCATGAGTTCGAACTTTGACTTGTTGAACCGCTGGCTCTCAACCTTACCGAAAAATACTTGGTAACGAGGTCCATGGAACCAAGTCCGCGGACCGGTTCCCTTAAAGGGAACGTAGGTCGCGACAGAGTCCGGCTCAATTTCGACAATTTTCTTGGGCAGGTCGGTGTTCACGTCGCGGTCGATCTCATCGTCGGCAAGCATAACCGGGGTGAGAATCTCACGAGCAAACGACTCCTGACGCATCTTGGCGCGGATGAAAGCCGAACCCTCAGCGGCAGCTTCCTTAGTCCGCCCGTCTTCGAGCTTGCGCACGAAGTTGCTGTTGAGCAACTGGGCTGAGACTTGCGTAGTTTCTGTTCTATACATATTATGCCTCCGGAAAAGTCCTTAAAGGGTTCGCGTCTAATTACTATTAGCGGCTGATGAGATCCACTGTTAGAGTACCAGCGCCGTATACAGTCGAAGCAGCAGAGACGTTGTTGAATACAACCACACCAACAGTCTGGAAGTCTGCGGAAGCGCCAGTCTTAAGAGTTAGGTAACCCTTAGTACCAGTAGGATCGCTAGCATCAGAGTTCGCGCCGTCAGAAACGGTTAGAAGTGCGCCAGGAACCAGGCTACCGTTATTCACGAATAGAGTAGTCTGAATCTGAACACGGTTGGCCTTGATGAGAGTCACGTTGCCGGTGGCAAGCGCGTCGAACTCATTAGAGGTATTACCCTCAACCACCAGCCAGAACGGGGTAGGACCAGTGTCCACGCCTTCGTTAGGAACGGTGCCGGCTAGCGCAGCAACAGGAGAGCCGCTTGAGTTAGTGACATAAACAAGCATGCCTTCCTGAAGAGTAGTGCTAGAAGCAGGCGGGATGTCGAGTTCGTCAACTGACTCTGACGGCCAACCACGAACAACATCGAATGAAGAAGCAAGTAATGACATAGTTGTATCTCCTCTTTAACTAATAAGCCAGTTTTCAAAATTCTTATCCGCAGCCGCAGAGGCTTCTTTTACTGAGCGCGGGGTTAAAGTTGAACCATCTTGACGATCACCAGCATCGCCTAGTTTATCGGCCGGAGCGTTAGCGCCAGCAATTTTTGTCAGAAGCGCGAGAACATCTTTGCTCTCAGCGAGCTTCTCTGCCATCTCTGCGGAGACTTCTTCACCAGCTAGAGCTGACAGGCTGGTTTGAATCTCGGTAGCTAACTTAATCTTAGCGTTCTTCTCGACCGAAGACTTCTCAGTCTCAACGGCCTCGATATAAGCAGCTGCCTTCTCAAGTACTTCGGCAGTCAATGTTAGAAGATCATTCATTTAGGCAATCCACCGACGAAGAGTTTCGATACCGAGTGCAGCTGATGCAATCTTTTCTGCGGCCGTCTTACGTGAGGCAACAGCAATCTCAGCTTCCTTACGGAGGGTGGCTGCTAAGGTCTTTAGAGTCTCTGAGATCATTTACTTAATGCTTTCTTTGACTTCATCAACTGTTACGTCAGACTGTGCTGCTTTCAGTGCTTCTGCTACTTTGATTAACGACTGAGCTAATACTGATGTAATTGTAGGTTCGCTTCTTTTCTCTATCAATTCGATATCTTTGCTAACTGCATCTCCCGCAGTCTTTATAAGGTCTTCAATAACACTATCTAGCTTTGACTTAATCATTAGTTAATTCTTTATGCCTGCGCCCAAATGGCCTCAACAACAGCCCTTGCGTCGTTGTAGCCGCGATCAAAACAATCCGAAGCGGTCTTCTCGATCTCCTTCATCGTATCGTTGTAACCAGCGGCAGCAGACTTGAGGAATTCTGGGTCCTGTGCGAGATTCTCAACGGCGTTATTATGGCCAAATTCAATGGCCTGCTTAACGAGTTCGGGGTATGCAGCAGCCAGCTTCTCAATCGAATCGACTTCGACAGCAGCGGTCTTGGTGCTTTCCTGGAACTGTGATAGGCGAGCAACGAAACCATCTGCTACGCAACTTCCATATAATTCAGCTTCCTTTCGGAGAGCCGCATCTTTAGCATCAGCTAGATCAGAAGCAATCTTATTTAGTTCTGAAACGGCCGGCTTCGCCCCAGCGGTCTTCGCAGATGCGGACTTAGTAGCTTCTTTTGCGCGTTCGAGAGCACCCATTAAGTCGGCTCTGGCGGCCTCTGACTTAGTGGCCTCAGAAGCGGTCTTAGTTACGCCAGCATCCTCAACGGATTGTAAATCTGAAAGAATTGATTCAAGAGTTAAACCGGCCATATAGTATTGCTCCTTCAAAATGAGCTACTGTAAATATAGTAGATACTAACTGCGCTTCACAACCTCAGATAGGGCTAAAATGCCATCACCAATGAATTCAGCGAACTTCATAATATCTAGTTCTGGTACTTCGACACTATCGTACGAACCAGCCTTAATTAAAGTCTCTGGAACAGCGGCCGAACCGGTCATAGCAGCATGTCCAGCAGCGAGTAGAAGTAGCCCGGAAATAAAGGCTAAAGCTGGGTGCGCAAACGCAAGCTCGGCTATAGATCGTTTTCTCTCTGGAGTATCTAGATCGCCAAAATTTGTAGCGTGTGCGTGCGCTTGCCCTAGTAAAGTAAGCATCGCTGCTGTAGCAATTCCTGCTATCGGTGCTGAAGATACTTTACGCATTTCAGAGTTAATCGGAACAGTTAATTCTTCACCACTCCCACCAGTCGGTTGGTACTCAGGAACGTGTTGTAAGTTCCAAGCGGCTGTTCCGCCTAAGGCGCCTAGCGCCGGAAATGCGAGCGCTGCGGTCGGATGCCCCATAGCACGAGTAATGCCGTAACCCAGAGCGCTTAGCCCACCAATGCCTGCGGCCGTTATGAGTTGGCGTTTAACATTGGAATTATTCGCCATATCAGTAGCACCGCGTGTAGTTTGATATGGCTGCCCAGTCTGTGGATCTGTAGTTTCTACTTGATCCCACCGACCAGGTTCATTAGGTCTAAAAAGCTCTGGCATAGCATTCATATAAAGATAACGCTTTAGATTAGAACGCTTTTCCATCCACGGTTCTAGCTGGTCTGCTAACTTTTGGTTAAAGTGTTCTTCAGATAGTTTCGTCCAAGGAAGTTGATCAAGCGCAGCCGTAAGAACGGGGTCTTCGGCAGCAAGTTTAATCAAAGCGAACGAAACTATATCAGCAGCAACTTTTACTTCTTCCGGAATTTTCATGCCGGGATTTAATTTCTTACCAACGATAGAAGTCATCTCTCCAGCAGTCGGGTCGAGACCCATTCGCGACATAGTAGACAGGATTTCTTCGGTGGAGAATTCATCGGTAGCTTTGTCTAAAGTCTTCTCGTCAAACTCAGGACGGTTCTTTAGGATATCTGGAAGTGAGTGTTGAATAAACCCGCGATTAACCATTTCTTCCGCTTTTGGCATATTACTGGTTTCAATCGGCTCGCCTTTTACTTGCTTGACCATGTCCGAGATTTTGCGGATAGCGGCCATCTTATTATCTAGGGCAGCAACTTTTTCACCGAGTTCTGCGGAAGTAATCTCGGCTTTTATAGCTGTAGATTCGTGAGCTACTTTTTTCATCATGAAGGCAATCTTATCCGCAGGGCGCATAACGAAACTTATATCAAATAGCCGCGGCGACGGGTTCCAACAAAAACATCTTCGCCCGTCAGGAAGAATCTCATTCATCGAGTACTTTAAGTGGTCACAATAATCTGCTCTAGTCTTAGCGGCGTTTCCACAAACGTCACAGAAATCCCTGTCAATTTTACATCCCATCGACACGGCGGGGAATTTTCCAGCATCAATGTCAGCAATAATGTTAGCTGCTTTTACGTTATCTACTCGTAACAAAAGTTCTACTCGGTGCATGTCCCAGTTATAAATGGCCTTCATCACATCGCCACACGATTTGGTGGGGTCTTTATTAGCATGGTGCTGGTATACCTTAGCTAACTTCTCAAATGAACCGACGTGTTCCGGTAGTGTCTCCCCGGCCTTGACACGCCCAAGTACAGGCTTCTCCGCGAAGGCATCGCCATTGCGGTTAGGGCCATAATATTCCCCCGCGGACATCGCTAATACGAGAATTATGGCGGAACCCTCAATAGGCTTTACATTCTTAATAAAGTCGGTTGCTTCAGACGCAAGTTTAACGCCTTCGGCCCTAGCACCAGGACGAATAATTTGTACGCATGGTTCGTTGGTCTTTGGGAATAAACCTTCGAACTGAAAAATCTTTGAAAAGTCCTTGGACAAGATTAAATGCTTTCTAGCGCGACCAACCCCTTAGCAATCCTAGCCTTTTCCGATCGCACAATATAGGCATCAGAGGCGATCTTTGCTACAGCATTGGCGATAGTAACTTCATCTTTGCCGACCAGTGAAGCAGCAATTTTGTGAAGCTGACCAGAACGGAAATATACTGCTGACTTGGGGTCTAATATAGAAGCCATTTTGTGCTCCTTAGAAGGAATTTCTTTATCTGTCGCCTTACCATTTACGAGACGATGGAGTAGCCGTCCAGCACCGTATCCTAAAGCACCGCCTGCCACTCCTGCTATAGCTCCGCGCCCTAGAACTCCACCCGCACCTATTTGTCCTGTAAAAGCGGGTTTTAGACTAGATAGCCCCGAGGCCATAAGCCCCAACCCAATCCCAGCTAATTCTCCGCGGCGCCCCGCGTGCTGTGCGCGTTCATTTTCGGTCTCCGCTGCTTTTAAAAATGACGCCATTTTATTCTCCTCAGCGATCTTGCCAATGTTACCTAATCTACTTCTAATACTAGAAAAACCTCTACCTAGTCCACGAGCAATTTGTCCAGGCGCATTCGCGATACCCTGACTGATGTCTTTACCAACCTGTCCAACTGGCGTACTCCTATAGTCTAATACTTTACGTCCGATATTGTTTGCTTCTGTCGGTATACTCGCTGCGAAATTTTTGTATTTCGCAGAAGTAGGCGCAATATGTTCCGCGATAGTCTTAAGTGGTCCTAGATGATTTACAGCCGGCGCGATCCAATCTTTTCCGATTTCTTTATCGGCGGCTAAGTTATGCATACTCTTAAGTCCTCCGGGTCCTAACTGTGCACCAAGAGCATGCATTTTCTTCATATTCTCGGCTACTTCATAATCTCCCGCTAAACTTGCTACATTATGAAACATCGGAGATGCACCAGGCAACCCTTTAGCACCAGTACGAAGTGCGGAGCCGGTGAACTCACGAGTAACAGCCTGACCGAATCTAGTAGGACTAATATACTTTTTTATTCCATTAACAATACTTCCCTTTCCTAATGCACCAATACCCAGTAATGCTTCAGGACTGTAGTTACTAAGATGACTCGCTTGATGAGCTATATGCCCCGCCCATTGTGCCAGCATGGCAGGGTCTAAAGCTTCTTTATCAAGAGCAGCTATTTTTTTATTCGCCATCGGGATTCTCTTTTAGATGACTAAAGATATTTTTGATATCCTTCACCCTTTGAAGATTTTTATCTATAGTTTCGGACGACGGTATAAACGGTGCCACAACATTGCCGACATCCTTAGCCGCACCGGCGACATCCCTTACAGCCTGGACGCCTTTACTGACAGCCTCGCCACCGCGCCCAACGCTTTCAACGCCGTTCTGTACTGCTGTAGCTACTCCCTTTGCGCCCCTAACACCTTTGCTTAAAAGACCCTCTGGTTCAATGAACTGGTGACCTAACGCAGCACCACCAACACCACCCACGACCGCTCCGCCTAGAGCGCCCTTTACAGCGTTATGTAATCTGGCATGGGGGACTGTCATATCCTCATTCGGGTTAGTGCTCAAAGAACCTGCAACACCACCTAGAGTCCCACCAGCTGCTGCACCAAGTAAACCACCGCGTACAGCGGGAATCCTACCAAGTTGTGTAATCTTAGAAAGTGCCTCATCAGCGAAACCTGCTTGCTTTTTACTTCCACCACCATGCCCAGCAACGCTCTGCTCAGCTTTGGCTAAGTTAGCAAGTGTGCTAAAGTCCGGACCGGCGCCCATCGTAAGAGCCTCACGAAGATAACTACGAGTTGCATTTAGATCGGTTGATAGTGTCGGTGCGAACCGCTTGAAACTAATGTAGGCCTCCATAACGCGGGTTGGATTAGCACGTGAAATAATCGGGTCATCGGCCATCAGATGCTTCAAAATCGTGGTTGCACTGGGCTGTGTAAGATGCTCGATTAAAGACTTAATCCCAAGACCAAGCCCAGCAATGCTAGCACCAGCGACAGCTCCACCTACAGCCTTCCCGGCGCCGGACATAAAGTTTTGTCCAAATGAACCAGCCCCGCCAAAACCACCAGCAATCTTGGTAGTTGCACTCTGGACTGCTAATTTTCGCAGTTCACTATTCTTAGAAAAATCACCCATCTCTGAACTCCTTCCAAGTGCTTCCTGGTTATTCCATTTAGCTGCGTTTTGATCTCGCATTGCTGATCTATCAAACTCTAAGGCGGCTATAGGAATTGTAGTTCCCACAGCCAGATATGGTAGGGCAGGACTTTTGAGTAGCGCCTTTATACCCTTTTTCAGGATGAACCTCGGCGTTGTTACTTGACTAGCCAAACTACTCCCGACATTACCGATAGCATTAGCCGCCGGCGCCAGATTTTGACGTAGTAAATGTAATAACGCCGCATTCATTAAATAAGTCCGTTCTCCCGCAACTTTTTATTTAGCTTACCATTAGCCACTGCTAACTTGATACAGGTGTTGTAAGCCTCAAGTGCCTGATTTGCAAGTTTAAATATTGGATTACTTGTATCTACAACTTCTGCCTGCTTTACCAACCCAACCGGCTTAGCAAGTCGCGCTCGCGTAGACACGTCAACTAGTAAACACTCAGCAGTCTTACCAAGCACAGAATGAATATCAGCTATAAGTGCTGGCGCTTCAGCAGCGTCAAATTTACGAACCTCTGTCGCCATCTTTTCGACAAAAAGCTTATAGACTTCTTTCGCCTCTAGAAGTTTGCCTTCCATCTCTGAAGCAATCTTACGTACAGCAAGACGGTTCTTAGAGTCAGCAAATGTTAGAGTAGCGTACTCGTCGTACTTTGGAACTTCGGTCCAAGATGCGGTCTTGTCAAAGCTAGCATTCTTTTCTGGTAGCGGAGTGCCGAAGTCAAGAGTCGAGTCGTCCGGATTACTTACTGCTGGCGGCTCACCGTAAAACTCTTGAAGAATCGCATCCGGGTCGGCAACGGGAAACTCAACTATCTTGTCGGCCGACTGCTTCTCGAATAACTCTAGGTGCGTACGAACGTTAGTGATTCGTGTTAGCTGACGAATTTGGTCTGGGTTAAGATGAAGTTCATGCGCCACCTTAATAACACCTTTGGCTAATTCGGTGCCGTTCTTCAGGAAGTCTCCTGAAATAGAATCAGCCAATTTTTCAAACTGTGACTCGGATAGGATCATACATTCTCCTTAATGAACAAGTTCATCTAAATTAACGGCGACCTGCTCCGTCGTGGTCTGGTCGATAGCCTTTAGAACCAACTCGAACTCGTCTTTAACAGCTTCGGTGGCTGGCTTAACGCTGACATACGCGACCATGGCTTTGATAGCAGCATCCATCCAATGACGCGCTTCTTTGGTGGATTCTGAATCCAGTGGATTAAGTCTTGCGGCTCGCGACAAAAAACTAGCATTGGCAATCATCTCGTTTAGTGAAGTCGTAATATCGATAGTAATAGGACCACGGCTAAAACGGTACTTCATGTAATTTAAACCCAATGTTAATGCACAACATTTTAAGTCGTGCCCCCAAGAAGTAGGGGTCTTCGGGTAAGTTTGGGCGTATGCCTCTACGTCTAACTCATCTTTGAATACCGACGTGTCGAAGAATAGATTGTGGTAAACCTTAGTAACTTCTTTTGGAATTTTTAGAGTATTCCAGATATCGTCTTCTGTAGCTTTAGCAAGCACAAACGCTTCTAAAACTTCACGCTTAAAGTTATCACTGAAAATGTTATAGGCATAAGTCACCGTCTCATCCGCAGTGACTCCGTTAGTCAATAACTCAACTAGACTCTTTTCGGAATCATTAGCAGGAAGTTCGCCTGACTTAAGTTCGTGGAACCTGTGATTAAGTGATATTGTGGGCATGAATACGCTCTATGTGTGCTAAAAATTCTTCACCAGACATCTCACGTTTAGCGTAATTACAGGTGTGGCAGCACGTTTGGCTCTCGCCCCCACAAATACGACACCCTGCTATCCAAGTAGTTCTTCCTAATTTAGTTTTATTCCCAACTCTTATTACTACTCGGTTGCCGAATATTTGACCTGTATAATTTTTATACATTAATTAGTACTCGCTAATTCTGGTGATTGCTGCGTCGTGTCAAAGGCTCCACGCTCTATTCGTAGTAAGAGTTCACCGAAGCCCTTGAACGTAGCCCTGATACGATCCTCAAAATCACTATAGGCCTGGTCGCCTAGAGCAGGCTTCAAGTCAGCAGACTCCACCCAGAACGAAAGTAGGATTCGGCCGAGATGGTCTAGACCTTGTTCAAGTGTCGGCATGTAATTAGACACTAGATCGTGTAGTTTACTATGGTCAACGACAGAAGCAATGGCCGCTGTATCGAATGCCTGCGCGTCGTTAGTTCCTGCGGCTGATTGCATGGCTGCTGGATCCACCCCGCTATGCGAGTCCTGTGTGTCTTCTAGAGATTGAATTGCCTGTGACTGTTCCTTGGGGATACCTTGCGATAATTCCTGCATTCTTTGGGTAATCGATTGCATCGCCGCCATCTGTGTTTCAAGCGCCTTCTGTTTATTGGATAGCTCAGCAATGTTCATCTCCATCGACTTCTGAACAGTGTCTTGAACTTCCTGAATGGCCTGTTGCATCAGCTGTCCAGGATCTGGCTGAGCTGGTTGTTGAGAAGGATCTTGTGATGGGTCCATCGCACCATTAGCCTGCATCTGTGCCATAGCTTGCGCATGCGGGTCTTGCTGCTCTTGTCCGGCGTCTGCCTCAGCCTTTGGCTTACTATCTCCCGCTAATTTTGGCTGAATGTTCTCAGCGCCAATACCGAGTAGATTGCCCATTTTAACCTGATCGAGCATACGCCCCAATAGCGGCTTTCCCGGATTATTCCCAGGAAGATAACCAAGAATTCCACGAGTGACTGGTTTCGCCGTATTAATATCACCGCCAGCGGCTGTTAAACTAGCAATCTTCTTCATCTCTTGCCCGAGTGCTTCAAAGGCGTCGGCAGGAATAAGCATGAACTCAACTGAACCGTTATCTTCTGCGGCCTTAACTAGCTCAACACAGGTCGGAACGCGCAAATCGAGTTCTTTAGCCATACCGACAATAGTCTCAACGCGATCACCGACAAAAGAACCGTTAACGTAGAACGAGCCGTCTGATGCTTCTTTGATAGTAACAGGATGTGCACCAATACCCCTAAAGTGATCCAAGAACATAGAAGTTATGTCTTTTGGGTTACGTAAGAACCTACTGGGCTCTGTTTCTCGCTTAACTCGATAGGCAGAGAAATCAGCCGGGACATAGGCAATATTAGAACCTTCTGGAACCGTAATCTTCATCACCGGTGACTTAGGATCTGTTACGACAGTAAGACCTTGGCCCCACTCGTCGCAGCTAATCCTACGAGTACCCATAGAGTCGGTAGCAGTGCTAGTAACCTTAACTGGTAAGGTGGCCTCAAACCGCTGTCCACGCTTACGGAGGAATAGAACTTCGTTGCCCCCTTGTGGACTGTCGCCCTTCTCACCAAACATTTTAGCTAGATCGGTCCCCATCACTTCTTGTGAAGTTGCGGGACTGCCGACCAACGGATGCTCCGTTGTGAAGAATTTACGGTCGCCAGTAATACAGAGATACTGTTGTTCTGGAAGATTATCGCTAGGATGAAAACTACGGTCACCTTGCCAGGTAGGATTTTCGTTCTTAGGTTCTAGTCCGTCGTCGCCAAAACGATTACGACCACCTGCCCGAGCATTACCAGGACGAGTATCATAACGGAAACCATTAGTACCACCCATCCCATGACCGTCTGATTTAAGATTAATTGGATTTACTACAACGAGAACAGTCTCAGACTTTCCATCAGATGTAAAGACCTTATAGAATCCGTTTAACTTAGCTTCAGTTAGACGAAGTTGCTCTTCAGTATTAACGGCTTGATTAGTCTTTTTACGTCCGTCTTTGGAGTAGAAACCTTCCATCGCAAGGCCGCGCATTACCGCCGGGGTCTCGTCACCGAAGATCTCTTTGAAGTTGGCCTTGTCCGACTTACCGTCGACGATATACAAGGCGCCAGTAGATGTCATATGACCACCGTAGTCGGCGGTCTTTTCAGTTCTCGGAGTAAGACCGTGCTTGATAGTCTCATAGCCGTAAATATTCGAAGCGGTCTTTAGAAGATCTGGATGGGCTAGGAATGTGTTACGTAGAAGCGCGCGTTCATGATTACCACACTCTTCTAGAAATTTAGGAAGACGAAGATTATCAGCAGATGCAAAGCTATATCTGCCTGTAGTGGGCGGAACCACAAGATTTCTGATATCTTGGTCGGTGGTCAAACTCTGGGGAGTTTTGACACCAACTCCTAGTTGAGGAACTTTATTGTTAGAAACCTCATCTATCCACCCGTCACTAAGGGGTAAAAACATATCCAAGGCCTTAACGTACATCAGTTCCATCGGCTTAAGCGAATTCTCGGCCAAAACTGCCGGAACGTAAATAATCTGGTTATTAACCTTTAGTACGAAAGAACCAACGGCAATCCCCTTATCGATATCTGCGTTTAAAACTTTGAATGTAATGACATCTTGTGCGAGTTGTGGATGCTTATTAAGTAACATCTGTTGGGCTGACTGTGAGAAGGTCTGCTCGAATGCAGCGTCCTCATCACCACCGCCCTGACCTTGCTGGGGTTGAGCCTGTGGTTGTCCTTGCTGTCCTTGACCCGGTTGGGGAAAGGAACCGGCACTCTGGTCTGTTTGTGGCGCACCGAATGGCATAATTAGACCTCTAATGTTGATATTCAATTATAGTATCTGAGACTAATACTACTGCTCTTTGTAATGTGGGTTGTCAGAGAACGCAATCTTACATCCTCTGGACATATTTTCGGACCCCCACTCTGGGCGGTGATTTGTATAATGACAGACTTCTCGCTGCTGTGCGGGGTCATCCAGGTTATCAAACGCGGCAAATGGTTTAATATGATCGTCATGCCACGCTGTTCCTTGGTTTTCCCAGGTCATTCCCGGTTTAAATAACGATTCTATATAGGTATGGAAAAACTCAGCAGTGCAGCCTAGAAGTTCAAGAGTTTTAGCTGATTTTGTGTGGCCTTTTAGGGCTTCCAGTGTACGCGTGCGTAAATTGCGTATTAATTTAAACAGTGGGTCAGTATCTAGTTTAAATCTAATTCTTGCGCAGGATTTACGTATCAATTCTTCGCGGTTTGTATTATAATATTCGGCCTTATTAGAGGATACCTTATCTGAGTTTGCTGCTTGCCACGCCTTACTGCTAGCTATTGCTTTTTCTGGATTCGCTGCGTACGACGCCTTATGTCTATCGCGGTCACATGTAAGACATATAGTGTTCAAACCATCTTTAGACGCACGCTGCTTGCTAAAATTTATATATGGAACTAGGTGTTTCGGTTGATTCCCGAAACCCCTACATTCTTTCTCCCACGAATTTGAAACAAAATTAAAAACTCTTAACGCTGGTTTACCTGTCATATCAGTTATAGTATAACAATCTCGCGGCTATTTGTCAACAAAAAAGCCATCTCAAAGAGATGGCCCATTTGCTAGTGCACCTGCTTGGGAATTTTATCGGCGTGATAATGCGGCGAGGCCCCTAAGAATGTCTGAGGCGGAACGGCGGTCATCAACTGAGGCTTTCTTATCGAGCATCCTGCCCGCTAATTTTGGCTGAATGTTCTCAGCGCCAATACCGAGTTGCTGACCAAGTACATTTTTCCAGTTTTCACCATGCTGCGCTTGTAATGCTTTTATATTAGCGTTATTGGGATCAAACGTCATCCCGATTAGATTGCCCATTTTAACCTTATCGGCTTTGTTGTCTTTATTTTCGGACCTAGACTCTTCTTTCTTACACTCACAAGGCTCTTTGGAACATTCCTTACAGGCATCAGCGGCTTCTTTCTTAGCCTCAGACTTGCCCTTGGCCTCATCGTCTCTCTTTTCTTTATGTTCTTCCTTTACAGAAGGGAGATGTCCATGATGTGCCTCTTCATCCTTGGCGAGTTCCTTTAGCTTATCGGACTCTTCGGCTAGCTTTTGAACAAATACTTCTTGCTCTTCCGGCTCAAATCCCATAAGAGTCTTAATCGCAGCAACTTTTTCATAATCATCTAGGCCAGACGGTAGTTTAGAAAGAAACTCGGTAGCAGTAATTTCGAACAGATTCACGTACGCAGCACTCTTAACAGCATTTGACTTCGGAGCCTCTGCGCCGTCATGCTTCCTTTCCTGACCTACAGCGCCCGGATGAGTATGAAGCTCGGTCTTACCCACACCAGTTAGATGCTCTTTCACGGAACGATTCTGAAGATCTAATTTTGCCTCAGCATTAGGAGACTGGCCGGGCTTATTTTCGTGTCTGGAATCATCCTTGCTAATAGTCGAACCAGGAACCGAAGAAGCCATCTTCTTAACGATATCAGTTAGAGAGGCCATCTTGTCCGGCTCTTTACCGGCATGAAGATCTTCCTCACCGACACGACCCTTCTCCTTCGGCATATCAGACTTGCCGACGCCGGCAACGCCCTTAGCAGCGTACGGTTCAGGACGGGTCTTTAGATCCATCTTGGCCTCAGCATTAGCTGATTGTGACTCATGATTTTCTTGTTCGGGCTTATCGCCTGTAATAGTAGAACCAGTCTCAGCCGCAGTCTTTGCCGGAGGAGGACCACCTGCGCCTGCGCCTGCGCCACCTGCGCCACCTGCGCCGCCAGGAATAAGACCCTTCTCAGCAGCAAGGGCTAGCAAAGCCTCAAGCAACTCCTGAGTTGCAGCAGGATCCATAGCTCCAGCCTGCGGTTCCGGATTTAGGCGTGGGCCTACCTCATCGGCGAGGCCGGCAGCCTCACCCTCAGCGCACTTGATAAGACCAGCGTCTAGAAGTAACTGGGTGCAACCGCGTGCGTAAGCTTGCTTGAATAAACTCATTTGGTGCTCTCCTTAAAAATAGGACAATACTACGAAATCTTGAGCTGAAGTAATTATATGTTCCTCTGTAGCAGTAGTCAACCTTACTTTCCTAACATTCTCTGGACTACAGTTCCATGCTGCGCAGCAGGTTTTCCGGGCAAAGGCGGCGGTATCATACCAGGCACAGTTGGACCCGAATTAAACGACGGCTTCAGATTCGCCTTAGGAATCGGTGGTACACCTTTAGACCCCAAAAGATTACGTGCCTCGACGTTACCCATAGTAGCTAGTCTGTTGGCTCCGACCGAGAACGGTGCTATAGGCTTACCGGTACTCATAATTTCTTTTCCGGTAACAGCTAGCGGTTTAAGTTGATTTCTGATACCGCTGACGATCTCGCTACCAGGACGGCCTTTTAGAGCTTTCATAGCCGATAAGAATTCTTGTGCATTCAAAGCTAACTTGTCAAAAGCAATTTTCTTTAATCCTGGGACCTTTGTCATCTCTCGCATCTCTGGTGCTTTAGCTATAGACGTAACAGGACCAGAATGAGGGATAGGCATAAGAACTGGTGCTGCGTTCGCAGGCGTCTTCATGCCGGCGATCTTTGGCATCGTAGCCGCTGAAGGCCCCATGTTCGCTGCGGGGATTGTTGGTTTAGCTGCCATTTGTCCCATACCAGGGATGGGCGGTAACTTGGGCATCAGAGTCGACGCTGGTTTAGGCTGAGAGGCCTTAAGCGGGTTGAATCCAATATTTGCGTACTTAGGCATCATCAGAATAAATATAGTTTAATACTGCCCGTCTTCGCCTTCGCCAAATTCTGTACCAATCGCAAGCGGCCCCATAGGATTAAGCGAGTGACCGTTTCCTATTGTTCCTTCCTCGGCGCCATGAATGATAGACTCGCGAAGGAATCTATGCCCTAATTTGCCAAGCCAATCTGGAAATAGTAACGGCCCTTGAGCTGCGGGCTTCATAATATAGCTAACTTGTGGCGGGTTAACAGCAACCTTAACGTGGTCAAAACCATTGCGTGACAATAATTTTATAACACTAGGAGTAATGGTTGTCCCGGCAGTAAAATGTAAATAGTCTTCGCCTAGAACCTTACCGTCTGCATCCTTGATAGCAGTAGAACGGGCGCCCTCACGTAGTCTATCGCGAAGATGGTTGATATCAATAATGTCGCCCGGCGTGTTCGCTCCAGACGGGTCGTGTTCAATCACACCGAACCGAATAGCCGACCGAGCAGCAAGTTCAAGATGCCGTGGGTCAATAGAAATACCGTTCGCCTTATACGCATGTATGAGATTATCGGCGAGGTTCTTACGGCCTGCACCAATACCCTTATACTTCACGATTTCGTTAGGCTTTAAAATACCTTCAGATAGCGCATCACCAGGTTCCATAACGTCATGTTTCTTAACAGTGACTTCTCGGTCTGGTGGTACGTAGTGTCCTTCAGCCTCCACGAATACGTATTTACCACCCTGCGGCGCCGATTCGATATTTGTAATCTTGCCATGAAGTTTAGATAAGATAGCCCCGAAGGCGAACGACTCTGGTACCTCAAACAACTGTCGAATGCTCTTAACCCCCGACGGCGTAGACTTACTGGATAATAGTTTAACAGAGTGCTTTGAGGATAGCTGCGTCTGTACGATCGGTTCAGTAATAGCCTGAGCGGACTGTACTCCTAGATTCGTACCCACTTGAGGCGGTTGAGAGCGTTCGTCTAGTCCCCAACACTTCTGGCATATGCCTGGTGCAGTACAAGTTATGGGTGAACGCACGACAATAGGTTTATCTAGCTTCTTAAGGTGCATCGCTATATCGTGTGTAATTAGCGACCCTGCCTTATACTTGCCGGCGTCATGCGCTAGGTAGCGATCTACAATCCATGAGTCGTGTGGGTCTTGTACAATACCGTTATTAGTTCCGCAATCGATATGGGAAACTACTTGGTTGTTCATACTGGCAGTTATTAGCTTATTGAGCTCACCGGGTAGTGACACAGCCAATTTCCCTTGTATAGCGTTTTGGCGAGATTCGTTCATAGCGGCAAACGAGTCAGCTGGGCTAATACCCTCAGAGTACGACTTACTGATTAGCCATGGAATTGGGTTGCCAGAAGCGTCTGTAGCTAAAACAGGCGTAGAATTTATCTTCATTAATTGCGCAAACGACCCGCGGCCACCAGACCTCGCCATAAGCTGCATATCATTTTTATGGTTTTGTGTAACTTCTAACATTTTTTCTTGGGCTTCTCCCAAGATTTTTCTTTTTTCAGACGCGGTTTCGGCCTTATCAAATCTGTGAATAAACGGAGCAAGCGCTCGCTCTTTCCCTGACGCCGGAGATATATCGTCCAAACCAACGGATATACCAGAGTCTGTAGCTACAGCATCGCCAAACCGCTTGAGTTTAGTTACGCATTCCACATACGCTGAAGGGTCATTCTTAGCAATATCTAATAGAACGCGCCTAAGCTCTTTCGCATCCACCGGGCCATCATGGAATTTGTAGCCCCTAGGTAAGCACGACTGGACAAGAGCTTGTCCGAGTGTATTAGCCATGATTAAACGTTTCCGAGATGTCCCAACATCATGGGGTCGTAATTTAGATCGCTTTGGCGAGAAAGTGCGTCCATGCCCGAGGGGTCTGTTGGCTTTCCCCACATGCTCTGCTCACGATCCTTAGAATCTTCTTTCGTCTTATTATCAGGACCAGCATGAATATCCATTTTATGCTGCTTAAACAAACTCGCTAGCGCCGAAGCTGAATCCTTACTCTGCGCGGGCCTGTTGCTAAAGGCGCGGATATCCACGCCTGCAGCGGTCTTAGCAGCCATCGATCCAATGACGTAAGCGAGCTTATTCATTTATTATGGTTCTCGGATAGGAGCAGCAGCAGGATGAAGCGGAAACTTAATCGCCGCTGTAGACTGCGGGCTATCAATATGCTGCACGACTGAAAGTACGCCGAGTACCTTCTGAAGAGCGGCAATAAAACCACTCGCCTTAGGGTAGTTAGACAGGCCAGTTACAATACTAGAAACACAAACAACCGCGATCGGTAGCCAAATAGCTAGATTCGTGGTCAGGTCATTAATCAACACAGTTGGATTCATATACTTCCTTTCTGCTGTAGTATAACGTACTACGCAGCAGATGTCAAGTTATTTTAGTCCGGCAGCCCTTAAGGCTAATTCTTTACCAAAGACGAAAGCGGCTTCTTTCTTAGTTTCTTCGGGAAGATAATTATAAGATTTTGAACCTTTATTGTGGCTTACATACTCTTTAGCCTGGGCCTTGGTAGGACCATCTTTTTGAGACAGTCCGCCATGTGCCGCAGCCTGCATAAACCTAAATTGGGCTTTTGATTTGGCTGGCATTGGGGTGGCACCTCTAATAGAGTAATTATAGACCAGTTTGTGGTATAAGATAATGATACTAAAACCACCCTAACGGAGGCTAGTATGAAATACTTGGTCATCGTCCTGCTGCTTGTTGCTTGCGGTTTCTGCACGTTGCACGGGGGCGCCGGGTATCTCGCTGTTCCGGTAATCCTCTTCATCTACTACACAATAATGGCCACTGTCGCCTTTGTCGCCGGGTATCTCGCTGTTCCGGTAAGCCTCTTCATCTACCACACGTTGGCGAGGATTATATGCTCGACAAGAAAAGTTAAACCCTAAAACCCTGAGCTGTGACACAGGGTTTATGAGAGCCCGGTGTATACCGGGCTTTCTTTTAATTCTAATAAAGCTGGTATAAGAGTTTACTATGCTAACAGTCAGATGTTCAAATAATAGATACGCGCCAGACGCCTGGTACAGTATATATGACAGATCTACTTCTATGTTTGTTTTACAAAAATTCGTTGAGTTTAATGATGGGAAGGAGTCTGAAGAGTATTGCAAAGCTATAACTGAGATGTGGCAGATGTTATACCCTACTTACAATAACCTACGGAAGGACATCTTTATTTTAATATGAAAACAATTTATATAGTGGATACGTCCGATTTCGGCGTATATTACAACCTATGGGAACGAGACCACCAGGGCGTCCACAACTTTGCATCACACCAAGATATCAACAGTGTCACAGTTAAATTTTTGAATACAAATTCTGCGCACAAATACCGCACATTAATTATGGAAGTACTTACTCGAATTTACGCAAATTTTGACGTCGCTGGAGTTATACTTTTAAAATGAAAACATTGTTTTGTACTAATACTAGCCTCTATGTGTTTTGGAATTTATACACCAGACCAGATATACCACCATACGCTAACGGTCATTCGGATAACTATGAAGGCTGGATTAGGTTTGAAAGTGACATAGACGCGGAAAGATATTCAACCATATCAAATATCATGTTTCGTGAGATTTATACTGAGTTATGTACAGACAAACGGCTACTGGTATTTAAATGAAAATTACGATGGAGTTAATGTGAACGTCAAACAAGTCATAGTAATACGAAAAGATCTAAAAATGAGACGCGGTAAGGAAATCGCACAGGGCGCGCACGCAGCTACAGCGTGGATGGTCGGGCCAATGCGTTCAAACCACGAAGAGGCTGTGTGTTCATCACCCGGCGATCCACCAAGCGGTGTATACCGCACAGATGAAGAGATTCACTGGTTGGTAGCGAGCCAAGCCAAAATCTGTTGCCAAGTAAGTTCAGAAGCTGAGTTGCTTGCCTTAGACGTCGCAGCGAAGGCGAAGGGCCTGAAATCATTTTTGATTCTAGATGAAGGCCGTACAGAATTCGGCGGTGTACCGACGTATACGTGCTTGGCTATTGGCCCAGACGAGTCTGAGAAGATTGACGAAGTTACTGGAAAATTGGAGTTGTACTAAAATGAAATACGCTGTCGCCGCGCCAATGGATCAAACCATCGTGTATATACAGATTTCTTTCCCAGACTGTAATTCATATGCAGATACTACGTCACATAAATTCGCAAAGTTATTTGATACGTATGAAGACGCGTATATCGCAACAGTTGTATACGACCACACACTACACCATAAATTCCGCGATCTCTGGTCGTCATATATTGAAGAGGTCCCAGACGAAGTTGAATTTCGTAGTAGAGAGGACACGTGGTAAATGGAGCTTCTAATCTCAGCCATCCAAACCAGACTGCAGTCTGGTCATAATCAGACGTGCGTAATTCTGACGTCTGAGGGCAAGACACCATGTAATTGTGGACACAAAGCCCTCGCCGACGCGTTGTTTAAGTTTAGAGAAGGAAAGGATAATACGAAATGAGTACCTTACCGACAGACTTCTTTACACCTCCAGCAAACTTGATTCATGACTGGAGTATGCAAGTAGGCGTGCCAACAACACCCGAGCAAGAACAAGAGTTTAGCAATCTATTACGACTAACGATTTGGCGCAAAATTGGAATGACGTGTAGTAGAGCCGGCGCCGGATGTGATAAGTTATTTCCAGTCAGTCAAATTCGTGAAGAAATGATTGGCCGGTTTGATAATATAGCGGATCAACATATTAAGATAGTTGATGCATTTATTGACTGGCTGAAGACCGTCGGGGAATACAAGGCCGCCTGGGGCACAATTAAGTATAACTCGTGCGCGAATGATATTGAGTTTATTCCACGAGAGAAGGGTAACACCAATGGTTAAACATCGAAAAGTAGGTGACTGGGTGTGGCTTAAGTCATATGCTGGTTTCATAGCATCAAACGCACCAATGTACGCACAGATCCAAAATGACGGCGGCAACGGTTGGTGCTTCAAGGAAAACTGTGATCCTACTTGCTACGAGTGGGCCACATTACATACTGATAAAGGCGAAATGCTTTGTCATGTGAACGAGCGTGACATGTTTGATACTGAGGCCGAGGCTATAGCCGCGGAAGGAAAGTGATATGCCATTCAAAAAGATAGCAGATCTACCGAAAATTTGTCATGATCCAGGACACAATCCGCCAGGGATGATTGTATTACCAGACGGCGTTTATGAGTATAGCTGCCCGAGTTGCGGTCGAGTCACAACGTTTACAGTCGCATCGCCAACTCTAAACGGTGGATGTTATGTTAGATCATGGAAGTGTGATGTTTCTGATGTTCAACGGTGGACGGAGTAATATGAACAGCGATAATTTCTTCTCTATGGTTATTGGTCTTCTATGCGCATCGGTGCTATGGCTTCTGGTTTTAATGGACCACGGACGGAATAAGACAGTAGTATTTCGTTGCGGTGACGCACAGTCTCCTATCGATGTATCGTCAAACGAATCACCAGACGGTATGGCTATACAATGTCCCAGTCATTCACACGTTACGGGTATTATATTAGACGCGCATGAAAGTATGATTGGTGACCGGTCCCGAGTTGTTTGTGAGTGTGATAAGTGAAGAAAATTGATGTCGGCTTTTGGGTCGTTATTACAGGATTCCTAATCTTATTTCTATCGCTACCGTTTATCGGGTATGAAATAGGACTAACATACAATAAACCAGAGGAAGAAGCCCCAAATTATGAGAAGTGGTACGGTGAATGTAATACTCTTTTGACTTATTGTGTCTATACATTAGGTACAGAGAGACAGATGAAAGAGCATTTGCAAGAAACTTGTACGTGTGACGAAGATGGCGGTGAATAGATGTCTATACCACATTCAGAAGACGAAGCAATTATGCTCGAAGAAATCGAGTCTGCGAACTCCAAGAAAGAAATGTTAGCGGAGCTAAAGGCCGCTTACGACGAAGCTACCAGGTGGGTTGGCTGCGGTGACAATTCCTGTATGTTCGTTAAGCCTACAGGCATGGCGACTAATGGCGGTTGTAGGTGTCTAGGTCGTGACGGCTGCGCCCCAGGTATCCCTCGGTCGCTGGCCAAGTTGTATAAAGCAGCTAAGAAGTTGATCGAGGATAATAAGTGAAAAAGCAAACCAGTAAAACTAAGCAACTCAAAAACAAATTAGTTAAACTTCAACAGCAACTTAAGGTAGCAGCCACCAAGTCTAAAAGATGGGCCCAGAAACTTGGGCCTTCTTTTTTAGCCTACTTCGACAGGATCTCCAAGCTGTGTTGTACCTCTGGCATACGAAGCTTTAGCGTCCTCTAAGTTCTTAAACTTTGTGGTTCGTTTACCCGATTCGTGTTCGCACGTCGCTTTATAAACGCCAATTACAGCCTCATGCGAGGGCTGGACCATTAGTCCTTTTGTGCGGTTATGGAGAATAAGATTACTCGTCGTCATACGTTTGGCCTCTTCGACGGCTGCGGGTGTTACGGGAACATGTAGAGAAACTGCGTCACCATCATAATCCATCGACATACCAGCATCGGCCCAACCGCTAGGGACCCTAACCGTCTTACCAGAAATGGGTATAGCCCAGTTTCCGATTATATTATATTTATGCAAAGATGGTGCGCGGTTGAATAGTACTGGCCGCTCCTTTGTTTCCGCTATCAGCGCGTTTCTAGCCGCGGGGTGTTGGTCTTCAATCATTTTTTTAGCTTCAAGAGCCGTACGCCCACCTCGAATAAGTCGGCGGCTTATAAAGGGTTCCATCATGCCCCACAACATTTGTTCCGGAACCCCGAGTTCGTCCATACCCAGTTGATTGTCAGGGGCTACTGTAGCTCGCCCGCTTAGATCTAGATTCTTCTTAATTATTTTTGACTGAAAGAAGCCATACTTTGGCGAGCCCTGTCCGGCGATTAAACTCAAAAAACCCTTAACACCGCGAGACGCGTTCTGCGGACTTACGGGTTCTCGTAAACCAAATAGAGCCGCTACACTATGGTCTAAATGTTCACGGGCATTTTCTTTATCTTTATCGGTTAAATCTTTCGACGCAACTAAAGCGTCATTGGCCAAGAACACATCTCTATAAAGACTATTAGCGTCTGAAATCTGCATACGTCCGCCATGTCCGGGTAGTATCGGCCTCATGATAGGCGGAATAACTGGAATTTTACGCATGATATACGCCTTGTCAGGAGTAAGATTATTTTCCTTCAAGGCATTAATGTATTTCAGTTGCTTTACAGCATCATCGAATTTTGTACCCTTAAGACCGGGAAGTTGAAGTTTTAGTGATCTGGACCGGGAACTTAAATCGATATCACTTAATAGCTTTTCGACATGCTTAGCGCCGTGTTCTTTCAGCATTGCGTCCATGCCGCCGGAAGTAAGTCCAAGAAATCGGCGGGCTGAATCATGAAATACAGGATTTAGTATGGGCTCTGATAATTGTATGTGTGACCACTTGGTGCCGCTTAGACCACCAGTTGTGTTAGGGTCAAAGAAACCACCTTCTTCTGGTTTTAAATCTTTTGCACGAACGAAATCTTGCGTAGTAATTTTACCTGAGGATAATTCATTAACGTCATTATCCGTCATAGGTGATAGTAATAGATTATCATCTGTTTTATTTACCTTAATTCCAGCGCCCTGTAACATCGCGATAAACTTATTATACGCAAACGAAGACTTCAGTTGTGGTAGTGGGAGTCCAAGACGATAGCGCTGCCAAAAGTCGTCATTCTTTTGGCTCCTGAGGACGGCGTTTTCCTTTAATATATTTCTGGCGTTATGGGCCAATAAACAACTTACCTCCATACGCCCCAACCCCTTAGAACCCTCTTCACCACCACGAAGCGGTTGCTCATTAACATCATATCCTGGTCCAATACCGTGCGCGCTATAGTTACTCTTTGTTGTTTTAAAAAGTTTGAACATATACATGGGACCTACATTGATGCCAGGAATCTTCTTATCTGTAACAGGATCGTATATAGTTTCTTTATCTGATAATCCCTGTTCACGCAAAAGTCTCTTGGCGTACTCGACGTTATCTTTGCCGGAGAAACTCTCGACAGCGATAGGCTTACCTTTAGCTTGAGCAGCTTTGGCTACGGCCATCTCTATAACCTGTGCTGGATTAATACGCGAGATGACGCCTGCTGATGTCAAAAGAACATCTATAGGATTACCTTTAGCATCACGTGGCATACGATCGTCTGGTATAATAGCAGAGATAACACCTTTGTTCCCGAATCTCCCGGAAAGCTTATCACCGAGCAACATCGGCTCTTCAGTCGAGACTGTAATCATTGTTCGCTTTGGGTCTTTTTTAACATCGATGATTTTGGCTGGAAATTCTCCGTCCCACGTTAAAGACGCATCTCGATACGGCTTTAGCAAGGACTTACTAAGCTTACCCAACATGGCTTCTTGCGGCGATGGTTCTTTCTTACTCAAACTAACAAGCAGGGGGTCACCTGGTTGAATAATTTTACCCTTTTTAATCACACCATCGTCGTCTAACGAATCGTAATTATCGGCCGTATACTTATTACCAAAGTAAGCCTTATGGCTATTCTTGCCAGCGCGCGTATTCGCGTCTGCTTCAAAGACGTGTTTGTACATACCCAACGAGGTTAGTTTTTTAGCCGCACCCTCTGATATAACGATACCGTCATTTGAGTTCAGTCCGTTGTAGGCCATGAACGCAACGTTCATATTTTTACCTAATGCTAACTTACCGTCTTTAGTAAAGTTAGATTCACCAAGTTGTTGGTTCTCCTCAACGTGGTCGCCCTCTTTAACTATAAGATCGTGGTGTAAATAGGTCTTAGACGCGAGCGGGAAATCTGTATAATACGGGACTTTAACCAATTCTTCTTTTTTACCCTCAGCGCCATGTTTGACGTGTGACGGAGCTATATAGATAAAGTCTTTATCGATCTTAGTGATCTTACCTTTGACCGGAGAGTTTGGTGTAGCTTGTTCGCCAAGCTCACCTTCCATCGTCCGACCTTTACGCCATGAAGCAACTTGCACCAAAGGCTGCTCGCGCTCTTTCAGCGGCAATGCCTGAGACACCATTTTGCTACCCATGATAAGACGGTTACCTTGCGACGATTCCGGAAAAGGTACAAGATTAGTCGCTGTGCTGTAAAGGAAATTAGAATGTGGAATTATAAATTCTACTTCTGAGACGGGCTTTGAATAAATAACGCCTTTATGTAGCACATCCACTTTACCACTCTTGGGAAAGTCTTTCTTTGGGAACGCAACCGCGTGCTTATATAACTCAGCAGCCGAGATGTGTTCGAGCTTGCCGGTTTTCCGATTGAGGACCACAGTATACAAATTACCAGCATCATCTCTGAAAGCACTAATGGTAGCACGAATATCTACACCAACTTTTCCGGATTCTGGGGTACGTATAGGGTCAAGAATACCAAACTGCGTAGGATGTAACTCACGGACTTCGTCTGGCACAGCAGATTCAGATGCGATGCCACCTTCACCCATTAGAGTTACGCGATTAGCCGTGTCGGATATCTCCATGGGGTTGATCTGAGTTGGGATACTTGACACATCAGACGTAGTAATGAAACTACGAATGTGATCTGTGAACATAGACGGAGGTACTACTTTAGAGATAACCGGGTCATGACCGGCGTGGTCTAATTTAAACGCGATCTTTCTTTTTAGTTCTTTAGCAGCGAATCCAAGATTTTCGCGTAAAAAATCTGTCCCACTATGGTAAGTCTTAAACGCGATAGAATTTCTATCGTCGATTTCTTCTGCGTTTTTAAAGATATTTAGAAGTTTGTGCGATGCCTTAAGCATGACTTCGGGCGTTACTTTATCAGCAGGAATACCCAAAGTAGTCTGATTAACCTCTGGATCCATCACGGTTCTACTGTAATACTCTTTTATAGCTGCTATCTTACCGGCGTGGTCTAGCGGCTCTTGCGCGAAATCTGGAATTAGTTTTTCGTAAAGTTTGGTAATTACGCCTTCAGTCTTCTTGCCGTGTTTTTCGTTATTCTTATCTGCCAGAGCAGCGCCCCATGCTTTAGCGATGTCTGCGTGCGGTACGCCTAAGGACGTTAATATGGGGTACAGCGGAATCTTAGATGTTTGAAACTCAACATTAAATACGCCTGATTCAGGTTCCATGCCAATACGGAAGTTACGACCTTTTGCAAGATTGAAACTCGACTCTAATTCTTCATTCCCGCGTCTACGTGAATAAACACCGGACTTAAGACGCAGCTGATTAGCGACTGAATATTCGTTACCCCCTACTACGTAAGTTTGTCTTTCAGTCATCCACGGAGCGTTTAATACTGTAACCTGTTTTGAGCGCTCTAAGACTTTACCGTCCTTATCCTTTAGAATTAGATTAGCTTTAATGGGCTCATAAAGTGAACCGCCAGACAAAAGAGCATCCTTCTGTTCGGATGTACTAAAGTCCTTTTCATGTACAGTAGGATTTTCTAGGTGAATGCTAAACTTGGAACCAGCAATAGGAAAAGCTGCCTGGATACCCTCCAGGAGTTTTGTTCTTAATTGCTTGCGGTGTTCTTCGGCCGGAAGAGATAGGGCTTCGAGAATCATGACTAATTATAGCCTTGGTCGGATAAGGGTGGAATGTGGTATAAGAGATATGGTATACTGCAATATAACCATTCACCAAGGAGAATGCAATGTATTTTACTCTCGTAGCCTGTGTTGCTGTTGGCTGTCTTCCTGTAATCTGTGAGGGCATCAAGTGGTATTGGAAAACCGGTTTTGCCTATATCTTCGACGGATTCGGCGATTAAGCAATTAATCACCGTTTTATGGTATAAGATATAGACATCTAAACCCCCATTTTCAGCCGGAGACCCCAAACATGGAAAAGCTCAAGAAGGCAGTCAACCGAACGGTTCGCGCGGCCCTGTTCACAATAGCGTTTTACACAATCTCATTCGGAGTAGCGTACGCTGTAACTGCGGCGTATGACAAACTATTCACCCCCAAATCCAAGGATAAGGAGAGCCGAAAATGATGAAGCTCGCAGATGCAATAGTCAAGACAGCCGTTGACACGTTGTGTCTGATCGTCGCTGGCGCTTTCGTAATTGCACTCCTTGATTCTGAGGAAACAGAAGAAGATTCTTCTCCAGCCAAGCCGGAGGTTCATTAACATGCAATACCAGGGTTGGAATGACTACTGGGTCATTCAGAGAAATCGCAAGTTCACGCAGTGGCTAAGCATTCTTCTTGCGGTCATTGCGCTGGTCATGTGCGCGTTTGTAGCAAAGCGCGCACGCGCAGCAGAACCAGATGCCGCCGTAATGTTGCGACCTTGGCAATTCTGCCGTCGTCGCGTCGACAAGTATTCTCACAGGCGAAAGTGGTGCTGGAACACCGACATCTGCTATAAATCACGCCAGATCTGCAACCGCTCTTTGACCGAGCAACTGCAATTTGAGCGTAGTACGGGTGCCAAAACCAGGTGAACCCTCAACCAGGAGTACACTTGAAAAGATCAATACATAGCAGAGCAGAAGTGGATGAAATCATCGTTAGAACGTGTCGCATGGAATCACAGGTAGAACTGTTGGTGATCCAAATTGAGGAAGCCAAAATAGAACTACCATTCTTGCCGCCGATGCTACAGGCGAGAACCCTCCAAAATATCATTCAATGGCAGAGTGCTATTTCGGATGTAGAGCGAACCATTGCTCGGGCAAAAAAGGCGCTAGTAATGATAATAGCGTCGAACAAGGACGTAGCGCGCGCATGAGTAGAAGCAGTCGAAAGAAAGAAGATGCGAAGGTTCTTTGTTGGTACGTTCGGAGGCACCTCGGACGGAAGCACGATACCGACCTGTATATAAGAGCGGTATTTGCCATCCACGAGTTCAGGGCTAAGTACCCTGAAGTTCGTGTTGAGGAGATAGCTAAGTATGGCGACAAAGCTGGCAGTTAACGTACACGACGACAGCTGTATTTCCTGCAAGAAGCCCGTCGATCCCTCGAAGCAACGACAGGCTTTCATCCACGATCACTGCGAGCCAATTCAATTTTGGCCAAAGTGGCGGCGAGAGCAGGTTTTCGTAGACCGCGAGAAGGTTCTCGCCAATCGGGCGAAGAAGCTCGCTTCAGCAGAGGCATCTCGGTAGATGTGGGTGAGGACGCTGTGGGTCTTTGCGTCCCATCCTGTTTCAAAGAAGTTACTTCTCGTGCTCGGAACTGCGACGAAAAAGGCGCTCGGGTTCTGAACACACTGGTAGCAAACCCCAATCGGGAAGGCATTTATGGGCAGAAAGCTTTTGAGGTTTCTCGACGAGTTGAACGCAAAATCAGCGGACCGTCTCCCCGAACACACGATAGCAAGATTCATCCGGGAAGCAGTTGGGACTGATTCACCCGTCGATAATGCAGAGCTTGATGCACAGCTGGATCAGCTGATTGGGCTTGCAAAGCAGGCCCGAAATCAGCTGAAATCTAAGCACAAGGAAAACGCAGAATATGAGAATTAGTCAGTTGGTCCGTTTGGGCCGAAAGAAAGTCCACAAGAAGAGCAAGTCGCCTGCATTGATGGGCAGCCCACAACTCAGCGGGACTGTTCTCCAAAGCAAGGTCATGAAGCCAAAGAAGCCGAATAGCGCAAATCGTCACATCGCGCGCATCCGACTGAGTAATGGCCGTGAAGTCACCGCTTACTGCGGTGGAGAGAACTCCAACGTGCAAGAGCACGCTCACGTTCTCGTTCGCGGTGGCCGAGTCCCGGATTTGCCGGGTGTGAAGTATCACATCGTACGCGGCGCTTTGGATTATTCCGGCGCCAATTGCATGAGCAAGTGCACCGCTGAACCCGGCAACGCTGGTGACAAGAAGATGCGTAACCAGGGCCGGTCGAAGTACGGTGTGAAGGCTCATTAACAGATTGACAAACAAGCGGACCGTAGGCTTAGAAGTAGCCATCGGTCCGCTTGTTTGTCATGTTGTCTTGTGGACACACTAACCAAGGAATAGCAATATGTCAACCAAAGTAATCGAAGCCGAGATAGTACAACCGTCGTAAAGCCGGAGTTGATCGACAACCGCGTGACGCGAGGCAAGCTCGGAGCGTTCAAGAACAGCCTCAAGGGTGGCGCCGCGCAGTTGGCACTTCCTCCCGCGAAGAAGAACAAGAAGACTAAGTAACACCTTGTGGGCACACCAGAAACAAACTAGACCACTTGGGGATGAGTCGGCTAATCCATAGCGTCTATCTCGCATCTGGTCATTTAAAGTGCTGGTCACTGCCCCACGTTTTATGCCCCGTCGTAACACCAACCAAGGAGAACACAATGTCGCTAGACACAGAGCCACTCGTATTCGATGTGCTTGGCCCGGATGGCGAGCCAGTTCAATTCGAAAGAGCACATAGCATTCCGCTGCGCGTCACTGAGAATGAATTGACGTGGCTGTTTGCTGTCGTGAAGAAGCACGATCCAAAAGGGCAAATGGAGAGCATCCATGAGCAGCTCTTGGCTCAACTCACAAGGTGGTCGAGCCTGTAATTAAGGTCGGGCCTGTGGCGAAACTGGTAGACGCACTGGACTCAAAATCCGGCGCCCTTCGATAAGGCATCTCGGTTCGAGTCCGAGCGGGCCCATAAGGAGATAACATGCAACAAGTTTTCATCGTAATTGGTTCTACCGGCGAGTATGACGACCATACTGAATGGACGGTAGCGGCGTACGCGACGGAGATCGAAGCAACTTGGCATGCGCGCAAAGCTGAGATGTGGGCGGATGCTAATGCGGAACAGTTTAGGGAACATAGTTGCTCTTGTAGTCCACTAGTAAATCCGTACGACGAGGATATGCAAATGGATTACAGCGGCACTAGCTATTCTGTTCAGGGGCCGCTCGCTATTCTAACGCGGAAACAAACTGAGGACCGCGTTAAGGGAATAACATGAAAATCATCTGCGACAGGAACACGAAATGACAACGGTAGAAATAACAAAAACGACATCGAAGTCGCTCTGAGCAGGGCCACCGAAGGAAACGTTACAATTTATGTCGACGATCTTGTTCGACTAGGAGACTAAAATGAAATGGTTCTCAGAAGTAAAACCACTCGGGGACATTCGTCTCCCGGCTTTCATGGGTATCAGAATTCAGATGATGCCCGTGATTCTGGGCTACATGGATAGCATTCCGTACGAGCTTCGGCACTTTCGAGAGACCATTCTCAGAATATTCTGCTTGATGGATCAGAAGCACATCGGACAGACTGGCTACTTGACCATCGATGAGAAGTTCGTCAGATTCGGTCAATTCCACCGGCGGTCGGGTTTGCACGTCGATGCTGGTGGGTGGGGTGGCAGTGGACCAAGGCATCCCGCCGCGAGCGCAGACAATGGCATGATCGTGACGCAGAGCCACGAGCACACTGTTGCCTACCACCAAGCATTCGAAGGTGAGATTGGTGAAGAGGGTGATTGCAAGTGTTTGCGTCGACAGGCAATAGCACCGAATCCTCTCAAGGCTTTCAAAGCCTACTGGCTCAGTGGGCTGACAGTCCACGGACACATCTCGCCAATGCTTCAAGACACAGCACGGCAATTCGTGCGACTGAGTTTGCCGTCTGACGCGCCGTGGTTTGACGGCTACACCGAAAACCCTTTGGGCGTCAAACCTACAGGTCCGGTGCTACCAAGACGCAAGTTCATGGATTTGTGATTTCGGGTCAAAATCTGGTATAAGATATTGATCCGCGAATCATCGCTTCGCGATGCATGAGGCGGTAGATCAATCCTGGTCTGGATAGTTCCAGGACCTTGGGTCTATCGCCTCACGTTAACTCTGGGCCTGTAAGCGTGTGTGCCAGCACAGTATGAGAACATCCGGTCGTTACAGCCGGTTAGGGACCAGTGACCCCCGGACATTGGTCCGGGGATAGGCCTGATGTAACCTCCGTCGCTGGCTTGGCGACGAACCTGAAATGCGTGCTCATTTGTGGGCCGCTGATTGTAAGGGACAAGTCAAACCACTTGGCTGCGGGTCGCCACCGCGGTGTTTCGAGAATTATAAGTGGGCCAGGGTTTCTCGTTACCTGGCACTTTTCAAACTGCCCGGCCGAAACGAGACCGGTTTAAAGTGTTCGCGAACTTCAGATCAGTTGGGACTGAACTAGTTCCCAGGTCAAGTCGCGATCTAAAAATCTCCTACAAAAAGCCCGATCCTGCAAGACCGGGTAATAAAAAGGAGTAGCCTTGCAGGGCGTTTAACGGGATGACGTAAATCGGGCGCGCGAGGCTGATACCTTGCGATGCTGACAGAATACGAAAACTCTCGTCAGGTTTGTGCTCTGGACCCATGGGTGGACGCCGGGGCACAAACCTGCTGTGTTCTTCGCAGCACAAACCCGTAGCAAGAAAGAGGCAATCACATGAGAACCGTTGAGTACTACTCCAAACTGAACGCGATCTGTGCTGAGTACTGCCCCAAGCTGGACGCGTGCGACGCTGAGTCCTGCTCCAAACTGAACGCGCTCAAAGCCGAGTTCAAGTCCAAGCTGGACGCGCTCGACGCTGAGTCCCACCTCAACCAGCCCGCCGTCAGCACAAACCCGTAGCAAGAAAGAGGCAATCACATGAGAACCGTTGACAAATTCAATTCCAATGAGTACTGCTCCAAGCTGGACGCGATCAATGCTGAGCGCGACTCCAAGCTGGACGCGATCAATGCTGAGTACTTCTCCAAGCTGGACGCGATCAATGCTGAGCGCGACTCCAAGCTGGACGCGATCAGTGCTGAGCGCGACTCCAAGCTGGACGCGCTCGACGCTGAGTACCACCTCAACGAGCCCGCCGTCAGCACAAACCCGTAGCAAGAAAGAGGCAATCACATGAAAACCTTTGTTGACGAAATCAAGTCCAAGATGAACGCGTTCAGTGCTGAGTACTTCTCCAAGCTGGACGCGCGCGACGCTGAGTACAAGTCCAGGCTGGACGCGATCAGTGCTGAGTACAAGTCCAAGGCTGAGTTCAAGTCCAAGCGGAACGCGATCAATGCTGCGTACGACTCCAAGCGGAACGCGATCAACGCTGGGTACTTCTCCAAGCTGAACGCGTTCAGAGCCGAGTGCAGGTCCAAGCTGAACGCGCTCAGTGCTGAGTACGACTCCAAGCTGAACGCGATCAACGCTGGGTACTTCTCCAAGCTGAACGCGTTCAGAGCCGAGTGCAGGTCCAAGCTGAACGCGCTCAGTGCTGAGTACTTCCCCAAGCTGGAAGCGCTCATTGCTGAGTACCACCTCAACTAGCCCGCCGTCAGCACAAACCCGTAGCAAGAAAGAGGCAATCACATGAGAACCGTTGACAAATTCAATTCCAAGCTGTACGCGCTCGGTGCTGAGTACGACTCCAAGCTGTACGCGATCAACGCTGAGTACAGATCCAAGCTGAACGCGATCAATGCTGAGTACTTATCCAAGCTGAAAGCGCTCGACGCTGAGTCCCACCTCAACTAGCCCGCCGTCAGCACAAACCCGTAGCAAGAAAGAGGCAATCACATGAGAACCGTTGACAAATTCAATTCCAAACTGAACGCGATCAGTGCTGAGTCCAGGATAAACGCGATCAGTGCTGAGTACGACTCCGAGCTGAACGCGATCAATGCTGAGTACTGCTCCAAGATGAACGCGCTCAGTGCTGAGTACTGCTCCGAGCTGGACGCGTGCGACGCTGGTCACTGCTCCAAACTGAACGCGCTCAAAGCCGAGCTCAAGTCCGAGCTGGACGCGCTCGACGCTGAGTCCCACCTCAACCAGCCCGCCGTCAGCACAAACCCGTAGCTCAAACCGGAGGTGTGCAAGTGATAATCAAGCCGAATCAGTTGACTCCCATCCCAGAGGGCATCAAGATCAAGAAGATTTCGGCAGGCGAAACCAGCGGAGTCTTCTTTGTGATCAGCCACATCACAAGGTTCATGTCGCGGGAAAACAAGAATTCGCGGCGTAAGCCAGACCAGTATCAGCCCAGAAATCTCTCGGGCTTCGATCCGGTCGAGAGCGAATAATCTTCTAGACTTTCTCCCGGGCTAAGGTCATGCCTGGTAATGGCCCTAATTAGTCAATGCGGGCTAGAAAGCGGGAATCCCATGAAGTGGACCTAGCGATCCGACAATCTAATGCATAGATTAGCACTAGAATAACTCTGAGAAAACTGTGAGCCCACAAGAAGATATCTTCTTGTATATACGTTTATAACCCCCCAATCTGACAGAAATTGTCGGAACGGCAATGGGAATAAACGTGTATACGTGAGGATATCTTCTTGTGGGCAATTAAGATTTGTCGGTTTTTAGGTTGACTTCCTATAACATCTGAATTATACTAGACATGATTAGCGGAACTATAATTTAGTACTAGGAAGACAAACTAATGCCTTTATATACCGACGCAGTTCAAGGGAGCTTATTTCCCTCTAGTAACAGTCAACCCAATCCTTTATTTACTTATCTCCAGGGGTTTATTCCCAGAAAACTCAAGGACCTATTTAGGTGGTTGGAATATCTATCCTATAACTCAACGCATATCTATGCCGGACTATATAAGCTCGCGGATTATTCGGTTACAGACGTTCAATACTTAACCGATTCCACCCAGGAAAAAACTCGGCATAAAGATTTACTTGAGAAGACGTTACACATTAAATCGTTACTTAAAGCAGCGTCACGCGACCGCCTTATATACGGAAATAGTTTCATATCTCTATACATGCCGTTTATCCGCAATATGGTGTGCACTGGTTGTAAGATTAAGCGCAATATAGATACTGTCGACTATAAGTTTAAGTGGAAGAATCTTACGTTTAACTGGCTTTGCAAGGAATGCGGCCAATCAAACATGACTGGCGTCGACGATTTTGAGGATATCAAAGTCCCCAACCATAAGCGTATTAACGTTATCCGGTGGGACCCCAAGCTGATAGACATCGATTATAATCCCCTAACCGGTGAAAGCACAATCTACTACACGATTCCAAAAGAAGTTAAGGAGAAGATTCGTGCTGGTAATAAGCATCTTCTAAATTCGATGCCTGTTGGATTTTTAAAGGCCGTCAAAGAAGATCGTCTATTTAAGTTCGACAGAGGTCAAGTCTTCCATATGAAGATCGATGCACCAGCCGGTATCGATTCTCAGTGGGGCTTCTCACCGTTACTAGCAACTATTCCTAGCTTCCTGTATGTGGCCGTATTACGTAAGGCCAACGAAGCCATCGCATTAGATTTCGCTGTACCTCTTCGTATTCTTCACCCGGCACAATCGTCTTCTAACGCTGATCCGGTGTCGACTATTAACTTAGGTAACTGGACTGAGAAGACACGCGAAAATATTCGTAAGTGGCGTCGAGACCCCTTGCACATCATGTTTGCGCCTGTGCCATTAGGAATAACTCAGATGGGTGGGACTGCAAAATTGCTCTTAACTGCAACTGAGATTCGTGACGTAGAGGATAACATTATTACTGCTCTAGGTATTCCTCGTGAATTTATTTACGGCGGGATGACTATGACCGGGTCTAGCGTAACACTACGCATGTTAGAGAACCAACTTCTAACTCAGACCAAAGATCTAGAAGACTTAATGGGTTGGATTGACGACAAGTGTGCGACATTCTTAGGGTGGGGTAAGATACATACTGAGCTACTGCCGTTTAAACTTGTGGACGATGTTGCGCAAAAAAATGTTCTAGTTCAAATTAATCAAGTTAAACCGATTATTTCTGATACTACAATCGCAGAAGTCTTCGGCTACGATCTTAAGAAAGAGCGAAAGCTTAGAATGCAAGAAGCATTGGACGAGGCGCGCTTCCAGATGGAAATGCAGAAGAGCGTTTCTGATATACAAAATAACCTTGGCCAGCAAGCACGGACACAAGCGGGATCCGCACCGCCATATAATCCTCAGCAGATTGTACAACAGGCTGATCAACTCGTACAACAGTTATCGGGACTCGATCACGGTTCCCGCAAATCTGAACTAGATAAACTAAAAAAAGAAGACTTCGTTCTATACGCGGTAACAGCGAAACGTCTTGAGGACTATAACAATACTCAAACTCAGGCAGCCAAAAGTCAACAAACAGGTGGCGGACAACCGGCACCGCAACCGTCGGGCGGAGCAAAGTAGCATTTGAAAGTATTACGTACCACCAACAAGAGAGTAAATCATGCCTCGAAGACCAAAAACAGATCCTAATACAGACTTCGCTAATTTAGTTAACGAGATTAGTAATGCTAATACTGAAATAGATTTGGCACCAGCGCACCCTACACAGAATCAATCGGCGTCATCTGACTTGCTAGACGACCATTTTACATACACGTGTAAGGTCGAGCGATTTGAAATTGGTACCGATAATAGTAAATACGAACAATTAATGACGGATGGCGTAAACGGTAAGATTAATATTATTCGTGAGCGGTTTGTTGATACTAAGGAAGGCAAAACGTTTTGTGTCCTCGTGTATCTTGTTCCGAAGCCGAAGCTCCTGAAGCCTGCTCCTCCGCCGCTATAAGATAAATATCAAATCATGACAGCAACCCTGGAATTAAAATTCGCAGGTGCACTACCTCTATTGTCTCTGCCAGCAAGCACGCCTGGTGCCGACAGAATCTTTGGGGCACAATTATCTAAAGATAAAACGAAATTTCTGTACCCAGGTTTTTTCCCACAGCATGAAATAGTTATTAGCGATATAAAAACCAGCGAATTGAACGTAATCATTCCTGAAAACGTGGCTAATCATATTACACAGGAGAGTAGTCATAAGGATCTAATTTTAGACCCAAACTTCCAATTTATCACTAAACCATTTGACCATCAAATTGAATCGCTAAAGTACTGCATTAGCCGGTTGCGTAGCGCACTTTTATTAGACTGTGGTTTGGGAAAATCTAAAGTCGCAATAGACATGTTGCGCTACCAAAAGTTTATCGGTAAGCCATGCAAGACTATTGTTGTGTGCCCGAAAACTGTGTTGTTTAGTTGGGAAAACGAGATAGCTAAACATAGCGGAAATGAACTAACAACTACTGTTATAGATGGTACGCCTAAGAAAAAATTAGAGTTACTTAACAAGGATACCGACGTCTATCTTATTACATATAGCGCTCTAGCCAAAAAAGAATTTCTTAAAACTGTAATCGATATTATTCCCTATGATACAGTTATATTGGACGAGAGTCACAACCTACAAAGTCCGTCTTCGCAGAAGACTAAAGCGTGTTTAGCCCTATGCCAAAAAGCAGCCAGACGCGTTATTATGAGCGGGACCGTAACTTTTGGGTCGCCCATTCATCTATATGGTCAATTAAAATTCCTTGGTAATTTTCTAATACCGGAAGGCGATTCGTGGAAGTTTTGTAATCGATTCGTTAACTACGGACAAAAGTTTAATCATAAGGTTATTGTCGGATATAAGAATACTGACGTACTGGAGAAGCGCCTTTCCAGTGTTAGTGTGAAATACACGAAGGAGGTTTGCTTAGATTTACCTGAACGGTACATAATCGATGAGCCGTATCAGGTATCAGAAGAACAAAAACAAGAATATAATGCATTCATAGAAGCGCCCATGCAAGAAGTTGCCTCGCGTTTAAACGTAAGTAATGACGCGGCGGCGGCAGTACGACTAATAAAGTTAACACAAATTCTATCTGGCTTTCGAATAGAAAGCAATAAAGACCATAAAATTTGTGATAATTGCGAGTTCGTAAATGGGTGTGTTGAGAATAAAATTCTACCGTATACCAACGATTGTCAAAAAATAAAAATATCTCCCCCAGACACAATTCATAAATATCCAAATCCCAAACTAGATCGAGCCGAGAACTTATTAACTAGTATTCTCTCTGAGCCGACTTCAAAAGTGGTGGTATGGTACCATTACAAACTGGAGCTGGAGTCTATAGAAATGATGTTGCACGCCTTGGGCGTGCAGGAGATTATAATAAATGGCAGTAAAGATTCAAGAAGTATTAGAACTGATATTGAGCGGTTTGAAACGGATCCAGGAGTTAGGGCCTGCGTTTGCCAAGTTGGTTGCTCTAGCGGTTTCACTATTTGTAGAGCTAACTACGTTATCTACTACGGTGTAGATTTCTCGCTGGCTAACTACCTCCAGAGTATCGACAGGAATTACCGCATCGGTCAAGACCGTAAAGTAATTTGCTATAGATTGTACGCACCAGGATCGGTAGAAGAATTGATCTTCAAAGCTCTAGATAGCAAAGAAGAAATCAAGAACGCCCTTATGGGCAAAACCGAAGTCTCTGAGATGCTACGATATATAGTTAGACCGAAGCCGCTATAATGAGACGGAGGGTTGTATCAACCCTGTCTCACACTTGACTTTAAGCAGTACAACGGTTATACTAAAACACGAAAGGACGTTAACATGGCAAAAACAGAATTCAAGGCAGGGGACAAAGTCCACCACAAGACTGGTTCGCCACAGATGGTAATCGCCTCTATAAATAACGCGGGCGCAATTAGGTGCACGTGGTTCATCGGGTGGTATAGACAGGATGAAACATTTACAGCAGCCGAATTGGAACTATCTGACCCTCGGGCTATAAATGTTGATACGTTGCTTGTTATGGAACAATTGGACTAATTCATGCGTATTATATTATCTCCAGAAGACGTTAATCTCTACTTGTCTGAGATGCTTAACCAGGCGGGCATGACGATTGATGGTACGATCGAATGGACTTGGGATGAAGATGTTGGTCCAAGCGCGGTTGTAACTCTCGGAGCACCAAAGCCAGTGCCTGCTGCGGTGCCGCAACCATTTGTAGAACCACCGAAACCGCGCGTTGATAAGGTTACAGTTAAGTTACCAAGTCGGCCTGTAGAAGAACTAGAAGAACTAACACTCGCCAATGTTGGCAACTTACCAGAAAGTAATACAGAAATGCCGAAGACAAAGAAGAAAACTCGTGGTCCAGGAAAGAAAACGCTTACTAAGCCGAGTTCACAACTTAATGTAACGCCTCGTGTTAGAGCGTACCAAGAAGAGGTAGCGAAGAATGCTAAATTGCTGATTCACCCGCTTACGGGGGATGTGGTTAACGGGTCGGCTGCGTCGAGTACGGAATATCCTGCTAAGGAATAAATGAGCGATAAACTGAAGGTATTTGGTAATGCTATAGAGCTTGCCGATACGCCAAAACCGACAACCAGAATCGCTTGGTTGGACGACATCGGCGGCGGTAATCCTTATCAAGATGGTGTAGAAAAATTAATTAGCGAAGGCAAGATTAAACGTAGCGAGTTTACTTTGCCGTTGCCGTATCTATCTGTGAGCCAAGTAGAACAATATTTGAAGTGCCCAAAACAGTATGAATTTAGATATGTGAATGGAATCAAGTCTCCTCCCGGTATCGCGATGGTCCAGGGCAGTACAGTTCATAAAGGACTTGAGGCCGGCTATAAGTACATGAAGAAAAATAAGATCGTTCCGCCGCTGGAAATGATTCTAGATGAATACTCTGGCGAGTTTACGAAGAATCTAACCGGCGATATTGTGTTAGGAGAGGGCGAGACCGAAGCTGCAACTAGGGCCCAGGGTGAAGCCTTAATCAAGAAGTGGCACGAAACTAAGGCACCCCTAATAAAGCCCGTTGCTATAGAATCTAAATTCATTGCCGAATTTGGTGGCGTGCCTGTAGTAGGTGCCTTAGACCTAATCGACCGTGTTGACATTCCATTGTCCGAATCGCAGCGTTGGGAAAACAAGACGGATGACAGCACGAATCCGATGCTTGATATGATCGTCGATAATAAGGTCGTGGCTAAGACGTATTCGCAGGCCGACGTAAACAATTCATTGCAAATGAGTTTGTATGCTTATGCTACTGGTATACCACGCCAACGATATGATTTATATGTTAAATCTAAAGTACCCAAACTCGAAGAAATGCTTACCGGCCGTGATGAAAAAGCTATTAAGTGGGCAGCTAAGATCTTTAATAATGTAGCACGACAAATTTCCCAGGGTAACTTTCCAGAATGTAGTCCATCGTCGTGGTGTTGTAACGCCAAGTACTGCGGTTATTTTTATTCCTGTAGAGGTAAGGAATAAAAGATATGGAAAGCCCCGCGGCTGGTTATGCAACGACCACAATAATGCCCTAGGTAAACTCGGTGATAACGTTACTGGTGTAGAAGCAGTACTAAATTATTTAGAAAGATACAAATAATGGGTCCATTACAATATTTAATAAATGCGTTGATTAGTATGTTTAGTAAGAAGCAGGTAGTTGATGAGAACCCACTAATTACTACTGCCCCACCATCTGACTCCCCAAACGGAGTACAGTTAGACGCGCTCATAACAAAACACGAGGGTATTCGTCTAAACGTGTATAAAGACCAATACGGCAATCCGACTATTGGGATAGGACACAATCTCAATGCTTCACCACTTCCGGTGGGATGGACAACGCCATTAACGGTTCAACAGGCGCAATCACTATTACAGAATGACGTCTGTGTTGTTGGTGACAAACTATCGGCCTCGTTATCGTGGTTCGAGGAGCTTGAAGACTCAGATCAAGTTCGTGCAGCTGTGTTAGTGGACATGGGCTTTAATATGGGTGTCGCAGACTTACTGACATTCAAAACGTTCTTGTCTCTGGTATCAGCAGGCGAATACGACAAAGCAGCAGATGATTTAACGAATACGTTGTGGGCGAAGCAGGTGCCTGTAAGAGCAGCCGAAGATATACAGATGATTAGAACTGGGCAGTGGCCCGAAGGAATTTAATGTCTAAAAAGATAAAGACCAAAAAAGAAAGAATTAATTGTGCTGTGTCATTAGCCGATTGTGGTGACCCAGATCAGTGGAGTGGTGATTTTTCGAGATTGCCGCCAAATAAGGTATATAACCTAAGAATCGATTACCCGTGCACACCAACGATCTTCGCTATCAAGACAGGTAAGAAGGGCCTTAGTCTGATAAATTTGATGCACAAGATAATCCTTTCATACGGTAAGATTTACGATAATGTCGATAAATACAACGTATGGGGACACGATATGGACGACTTGGTTATTGCTGAAATAGAGGTAAACCATAAAACTAAGACTATTAGTCTTGGAGTTGATTCATAATGATCGAAAAACTAGGCGTCGTAGTAAATCCAGAACCCGATAAGACGGCATCGTCTGAATCGGAAAAGACTTGTCCGAATTGTTTGATTCTATTAAGCACTGATACGAATGTTAAGTGTTGCCCAAATTGCGGGACTAACCCCTTCGAAAGCAGAGATGAATCTAATTAATCTAAATCGAGTAAGTCATCTGATGAATTAATCCCATTATATTCGAGATATTTCTTAATCTGTGCTAGTGCCCGAAGCTTTATTTGACGAACCCTCTCGCTCGATATGCCCAGCACCGCAGCTATTGATTTTAAACTTAAGGGAGGGTCAGACACCATTCCCATATATCCCATTATGACAAAACGCTCCCTTACAGGGAGCATACTAATAACGTACTCCATATAAGCCGCGCCCGACCGGTTTGTCACTGAACGCTCTATGTTTTCCTCGTTGGCTGGCGCGTGAACAAGAGCATCTATTGAGCAAACTTCCACGTGTTCGGCCAAGAGCCTCTCAACCTGTTTCACTGACATGCCGGTCGATTTCGACAGTTCAAGTGACGTAGGTTCGCGACCAAGCTCTTTGCGTGACTTCTGTAAAGTATTATTGAGCTTACGTAAAGCCTTCTTGCGACCAAGCTGTATGGTCACGACGGAGTTTTTATGTAACTCTTCGCGTATGCTTAACAGAACCCACCAAGCAGCATATGATAACAACCGTGTACCGTGGGTAGTCTCGTACCGGTCGAGGGCGATCAATAGCCCTTCGTTACCTGCTGATATCAAAAGTTGTTGTAAGTCGAAGTTCTGTCCAGCATAAGACCGCGCGACCTTAACTACGAAACGAAGTCCAGATTCTATGAGTCTCCGCTTAGCATCCAAATCGCCAGTTTTCTTATATAGCCTGAAAAGCTTCTTCTCTGTCTTAGCGTCTAAGATGATTACTTTTGACAGGTCATTAGCGTATATAGCAGCACTGTCGATTGAATTAAGCGGTTTCGGCATATGGTAGGACCTCAGGATTTCAGTTAGTTACGGCTGTTCATTGAAGTTATAATGGGTATGTAATAGTTTGTCAAGTAAATATAAATGTAAGAAGTGCGGCATTAAAAAGAAACACAACAGATTTCCTATAAAGTACGATGGAACTGGCAGAATGTCGACTTGTTATAACTGTCAAGACCAGAAAGTAATAGGTAAATTAATTGAAACTCACCTGTCCAAAGTGTCCTAAACACCACCAGAAAACATTCACCGGCGAAGCTCTAAGTTCAGAATACTGGACAATGGATAAAGATGGTGAATGTGTTAATATGGATGGCGGTGAAGTATACAAACCACCAGAAGTCTACTTCTGCGATGTATGTGGTACACAAGCTGAGAAGTCTTAATGTATATCCTAACAGTAACATACACACCCGAAGAACTACCCGACTATGAATTTGATGTTAGCCTGGATGATTTGGTCGGTATCGAACATAAATCATGTAACTTTAAAAATGGTATTCGCCAGATTTGTTGGCGGTTTGAATCTGAGAAGCAAGCGAAGTCGGCAAGCCGAAAGCTTAAAAAGTTCGATTCGCCGTTGAAGTTAAAAGTAGAAGTTTGTGAAGAAGAATAGTTGACAAGCAACACTAACGCAGTTATACTGTAACACAAGGAGCAACGTGGATAATACAAAGCAATTAACATACGAAGATATTAAGAAGGTTGAATACAAGTTATACGTACTAGGTTCGTTATTAGCCGATAAGCTTGAAGAGGCAGACGGCGAAGGTATAAGTTTAACTTGGGCGGAGACACAAGTAATAACAGATAGCATCTGGGAAAGCCATGAGCATCTAGCTTCATTCGATCCTGTCAAGGTTATCGTAGACCACGACCACATTGAACCGGTTAAGCTTAAGCCTGTAAATAACAACTAAAGTAGTTGCATTTTTCCACCGAAGCATTATACTGTAAGTGCGACCGATGTTGTCTCGCATTACTAAATAACTAAGGAATAAATTAAAATATGAGTTCAGAAATCGTAAAATTATTCAAGTCAGCAGATATCACTGTTCCATCCGATGCGATGGATAAGTACACTACACTGTTCAAGCAGATGACTGGTGAGAGTACCTCTATTGCTCTATCAGAAGTCGGTAGTACCTGGCGCCCGGCGCAGTTAAAGCTAGTGCATCCAGTCACCGATGATCAGATGAAGCCAGACTCCGCTAAGACTGGAGATTTCTATTGGACCGGTGGTCTAGTAAAGCGTCCACTACACGTTCTCGTTGCTTATGCGTATCCTACGCGCGCACGATTCCTCAAGGGTGTAGACAAGTCACCGTCTTGCCGTTCGGAGAACGTAGACATGAAGGGACGTGGTAAGTTTGATAAGTCAAAGTCCGTGTATGGTGATTCATGTGCGGCCTGTCCTTATAACGACCAGCCGTTTACTAACGGTAAGCAGACTAATTGCGTAGACCAAATGAATGTTGTTTTAGTTCCCGAGGATCTTAGTACGGTCTTCATCATGACGTTTAAGTCGTCTTCCGCGCAGATTGGACGTCGACTTATCGATATGATTCGTAGCACACCGAGTCCGTGGAGCCGGTTCTACGCTATTGATAGCGAGACCAAGAAGCGCGACACTGGTGGTGTGTACGCTGTTCCTACTGTCACACCTGTAGCCGATAAGGCAGTTCCTGCACACCTAGCTAAGTTCGCTAGTGATATTGTTTGTGCTCAGGTTCATTCGGCTCGTCTGGAAGCTAAGGATATTCAGCTCCAACGCCAAGAAGCGGTCGCATCTGTTCTTGGTAAGGTTACTGACGAAGGTTCCGTCCGAGATAGTATGTAATAATCAATAGTATAAACGAGAGCATCTCTCGTCTATACTGCACAGCTATATTATGAGCGAAGCATACTACAGCGGACTAAAAAATGTCTGATATATTAAAGAAATATGCCCCCTGGAGCTTATCAAAAGCACAGATGGCTAGTCAATGCACTCTTAATTTTAAGTTCACATATATAGATAAACTACCAAGGCATACCACCACCGGTTCAGCAGCACGGGTCGGTTCGGCGGCGCATAAGTGTCTCGAACTTTTACTTAAGGGTGAAAATATAAATCGTGCAATAAACGTTGGAGCGGTCGATAACAAATTAGTCTATAACGAAATTGAAGAATTAGCATGCATGAAAGACGGCATGCTCGATTTTATTAATCGACTAGCCAGGTGGAAGTCTACTCACCCCGTCGAGAAACAGTTCGTCGAAATGAAGTTTGGTATCAATGAAGATTTTAAGCCAACTGGGTTCTGGGATAAGGACGCCGTATTCCGTGGCGCTTTCGACCTTGGAATGAAAACACAGAAGAACGGGTTGGTTATTATCGACCATAAGTCCGGAACAGAAAAGGCCATATCGGCCTATAAAGACCAGTTAAATTGCTACGCTCTATCCGGGCAAATTCTATTTCCAGAAATTACTGGTGTTGACACAGCGGTTCATTATATTCAGTCTAAAAATATTGTCTGGGGTGACTACATCCCCTCCGAAAAAATTAAGTCTGAGCTATTTCCGTGGCTTGTTGCATTTCTTGAGCAAGCGACTTATAACGTAGATAGTGAAATAGCGAAACCAACAAAGGGTTGGTTCTGTAATTTTTGTAGTTATAAACCGATTTGTCCCGCCTGGAATGATACCAAGGTTGCAACCCCAATTGAAGCCGACGTCCCACTAGCAAAAAACGATCCCTCAAATATATGAACACGTGGTTGTCTGGTACCAAATTAACATTTTTAGCTGAGAGTCCGTCGTACGCTTCCACCAGGGGTAAGGACCCGTTGACGCCGACTGGTGATGGTATGAAGCGCCTGATTTCAAACATCGCAGCTCGTCTAGCTGTTCAATACGAGAAGCCAGGATTCGTGCTAGAGTACAATACTGCGTACGCCGTCGATAGGGTTGGCAAGCCATCTGCCAAACTAATTGAAGAGCATCGTAATGTTTGGCAACAAGAGTGGTCTGATAATACTGCTGGCGACCAAGTTATTATCGCCTTCGGTATGGCTGCGGTTAAGAGTCTTGGTATTAAGGCGCGCAAGATAAAAGATATCCGCGGAACAGTAATGAAGGCTGTTATAAATGGGCGAGAAGTTACTGTAGTACCAACTTTATCTTTTTCGCACGTATACTTGCAGCCTGGTCTTATTAATATATTCCTCCGCGACATAACTCTAGCAGCTAAAGTTGCTTATTTTGGTGAGACTGTAAAGCCAAAGACTATCGGGGAACTTAGTAAGGACTATATCTACCCCAAGTCTGTTCAAGAGGTTTCAGACCTGGTTGATATGATTCTTGCGTATAAAGACCCCGCGAAGATGGACGACGCGGATAAGTGGCCTATCTCTATCGATACGGAAACCAATACACTTAAGACGTATAAGCCAGGTGCGAAAGTAATCGTTGTTTCGACCGCGTGGGATAGTGGTAAGGCTGCTGCGATTATTCTTGACCACGACCAAGCGCCGTATGATCCCCGGGAAGCGTGGGTTCATGTTAAGCGCCTGTTAGAATCGCCTAAGCCGAAGATATTCCACAATGCCAAGTACGACCTGACTATGCTAGAATTAGTATCTGGTTGTAAAGTTAATAATGTATATTGGGATAGCCTTTGCGCTGAACATTTTTTAGACGAAGATAAAAAAGGTTTTTACGGCTTAAAGAATCTAGCACCATTTTATACCCCCGAACTTTCTGGCTACGAGGACGATCTCCATGAGCAACTGCACAAGCAAGAGATTGAGGATGATGAGGCAGAAGACGATGCGGGCGAGGATGCTGAATTCGAGGAGTATAAGGAAGAAGACGACGGTAAAGCTAAGCCTCAAGAAGACGGAGCCTTTGAGCGCGTCGATCTTAACATCCTGCTACCCTACGCTGCGGCCGACGCTGACGTTACCAGAGAACTCTGTCGAAATCAATTCCGTACAGTTCTTAGACGAAAAGAAGATACAGACGCCCACAAGGTAATGGACGATCTGTATATTCCTGGCTCGCGTACACTCGGACGCATGGAACATCGCGGCTGTAAGATTGATTTAGCATTACTATCTGAGTATGAAACTGCATTGACTAAACTTATTTCCGAAACTAAAACTGAAATCTTTAGACTCGCGGGTAAGGAATTCAATATTAACGCAGCTAAGCAAATCTCAGATACACTGCTGAATCTTAACTTCGAACTATTTAAGCAAACTAAGAAGGGCAAGATCTCAACAGACAAATCTGTATTTGTTTCGTTACAGGCGAAGTATGTTAGTAATAAAAACCAACCAGATTTTATTGCCGGCGCTATTACTGACGGCGGAAGACTTCGATTAGTCGAGGCGTTGCTACTATATAAATCAGTCACTAAGATGAAGACGTCGTTCATCAAGAATATCAGAAACTATACGGCGATCGACGGCAGACTTCATACATCGTTTAATCTCAATGGAACAGCTACGGGAAGACTATCATCTTCTAGACTAAATCTACAGAATCTACCGCTCTATATGTGTCGTATTCTGCGGCCGGATGGTTCAGTTGTGTATGCCGGTTTCAATGTTAAATCACTTATCGTACCGGATACGGACAACGAGGTATGGTTTAATCTCGATATCAAGTCGGCTGAGCTGCGAGTACTAGCGTATTACACACAGGACGCGGAACTTATCAAGAACCTTCGTCCAGATGAAAACGGTAAGTTATTAGACGTTCATACGTACTTCATGGCAAAGATTTTGAATCCTGGTGTTGCCGGTGATGAAATTCTTGAGAAATACCGAGAACTAAAGACTAGGTTAGATGGTGGGGATGATGATTTAAAATTATTTAGAGTAGCCATTAAAAAGACCGTCTTTGGGACACTCTACGGGGCTGGAGGAGCGAAGATAGCTCAGCAGTTAGGTGATGTTACACCAGAATCAATAAACCAAGCCAAGAAAACGATTGCTGATTTGTTCGCGGCGTTTCCAACGTTGAAGAACTACATCGATAGCACGCATACCGACGTTAATCGTTATGGAGAAGTTAAGACTGTGTTTGGTCGTCGGCGTAGATTCGGACTAATGGAAACTGGAAGTCAGATGCGGTCGGCAGCACAACGTGAAGCAGTTAACTTCAAGATTCAATCGACTAGCAGTGACCTTGTAGCTTCTCAGTTGGTTGAAATAGAAGCTCATGCACACGAGATTGGTGCGAAGGCATTACTTACAGTTCACGATAGTATCAGTGGAACTATACAGAAAAGCCGAGTCAAGGAACTAAAGCCATTCCTGGACAAATATATGATTGACCGAATCAAAGAAAAATTTCCTTGGTTGCCGGTTGATTTTAGTTACGATTTAGAAATAGGTAAAAATTATGGTCAGCATATTCAGTATTCTGAATATATAAAAGGATTATAGCGTGAAACTCACACAGTCTGATAAAATACGATTCGAGGAAAAATACACACCTGAGCCAAACTCTGGTTGCTGGTTATGGGTTCACCTATTCAAGAAAAAATAAATGACTGAACTCTGGGCCATAGTAACTAGTGTACCCGGTACCTATATCATAGGCGACATCGCTTATGGTTTCGGGTATCAGTACGGGAATCAAACTATAACACTAAATGAGCCGCTAGTCATTAAAGTTAAAGGCACAAAATTAGTTATAGAAGAATACGACGCGCTAGAAGGCAACGTAACCTTTCCGTTATCTAACTCCCCGGTAGGTAAACTTAAGAAAAGCTTATACGCCCCAGTAATTCAATACCGGGAGCTTAAAGCGTCTGGTAAGAGCTTTGAGGAAATGGCGAAGGATATAAGTGAAGATTAATCTGGTGTAATTTTTTAGTATACATCGAATTTACCGAGTTGCGTCATCGCAGCCAGTTGGGCAAACGTTAAACTATATAAACTATCATCCGGCAATAGTGGAGATCGTTTCCATAATTTACGATTTGAATTCTCGCTAATCTCTTCAAAATCAGCGAGCACATCATCAAACATAACTTTACACTGTTGTTCTTTCGGGAATATCCAATCGCCGCGTTTTACAGATAGCATAAACGTGTCGACCACAGTAGTTTTGTCTGCTATATAACGGTCTTGCTGATTCCACCTCAGAGGTTTTGCTTGACTCCCCAACTGTACCTGAAAAATAGTATTAGCTGGTAAATTTTCTTTAAGGAGGCTATTCGGGACAGCGCCACCGCCGGCATCGCAAAAACATATAGACGGGCCATAACGTCGAAGTATATCAGTCACCTGACGCACTTCCTCACTCGGTGAGATACCTGACGCGAAGATCTTATGATGAATAACTCGGTATCGACCGTCATGCGTAATTCCTACTACAGTACAGGCGGTACGAGACATGGCGTTTGGACCAGTAGAGCCGCCAGACCAGTCGATGCCTGCGACAATACCTTGGTACTTCTTTTTTTCGATCATCTGAAAGCCGGCATTAATATCTAGCGTTGGGTCACAAAGTGCCTTAAGATCTTCCAAACCAACTAGACGTGTGCCTAATGAATCTGATACACCGAGCACTTCGTTCAAGAAAGAACTGGGAGAATACAGTTCCATTTTCTCCAAGATACGTGCCCAGCGCGACGGACTTTCGCTATTAAGCGGAAGAATTAATTGGCTAATGTGATAACCTTTTATTCGAGCGGTCGGTTTAAGATCGACCCACTTACCACTTCGTGCGTGAAGCGTATGACCGCAACTAGCGCAGATAATCCCCTTAAGACCAATCGAACGCACTGAATCAATAAAATTTGATTTATTACAACCGTCGCACTTCATCACCCACTCGGATGAAGTTGACTGATCAAACAACCATTGTATACCGTTATCGTTAGTTTTAGGTGTACCAGTATATAATATATAACCGTAAGGGCTGTTAGCTGAACACTCCTTAATAATCGGGAGTAGAGAGATAACATCTAGATCCTGGACCTCGTCCAAGAAGATTCGATCAGCTGAAATACCTCGGATACGATCTGCGTCTTCCTGCGCGTATGACAAAGCAATTTCCGACCCGTTGGACATAATCTTTAAGAACACGTTTGCAGTAGATCCATAACCACAAAAATTACGACGCACCAGCGGGGAGTAATTCAATGTCTTAGACAGACGCGTAGTACTAAATTTTGAAGTCTGGTTCTCCGACGGCGACACGTATAACGTCTTCCAGTGTGCTCTAGCTATACTCTCTGAGATAATGAAGTTTGAGGCCATCGTAGACTTGGAGCACTGACGACCAGATTTAACAATAATTTCTGGCGCGTTACGATCATATATGTCGTAGGCCCACGGGTAGTCGCGTAAAGATACTGGTTTCCCGTCTAAGTATAATAGACTTTCAACCAGCCTAGATTTGGTTACATTGTACCGGCTCATAGTATAATAATAGACTGATTTATATTTTAGCTAAAAATCTGGTATAAGAACTTGCTTCTAAAGCATTCATGCTTAGATGGGAGAACAAAATGGCAAAGCTAATAAACGAGAATATGTTTGAGTTGGATGACGGTCGTGTCGCTTGTTTTGTCTTTGGGCAGAAGTACGCCCTCAAAGACGGCCGAGTTGGTGAGTACACTGGGTGTTGTGGCTCCGATATCGAACTGTCTATTGGCGCTGGATCCGCTGGCGGGGTCTACATCATCACGGTTACCGCTGAGGACGTTGAGGACACAGATATCGTTACCTTTAAATCCGAGCACCGGAAGTTCAGTTATGAGAACTAAAGCACTCATGCTTAGAATGAGGAGATAAATAATGAACTTCAACGCCGGCCGTATTTTGCTAGGAACATTTAAGCAACATATTACGCGGCTTAATAGTACTACCAAAAAGTACAATGTCACTGGAAGTCGAGATGCTAACTCAATATGTATTACACCAGTTGACAACCAAGAGTATGAAGTAAAGATATCTATTTATGGTCACGTAGACACTGGTGTAATGTTTCTACGTTTGGGCTTTATACGTACGCCTAAAATTGCCTGCGCAGATACATTTTCGTTCAAAACTGATTTTAAGCAAGACGAGCTAGCTGAACTTTTAGACACCGTCGACAGAATATTCGCCGGTGAGCTTACAGGAACTAATTCACTCGACAAACTTTTAAATGAATGCTATAGTAAAAATATTACTGTAGCTTAGGATATAACATGACAAAACCAAATTCAGATTTTTATTTTGGTATCTACAAGAAGGTACTGGACCGTGTGTACTTAGTGTCATAGATAAGTCTTTCTGGGATACGAACCACACGCTTAAAAGCACCGGTATTGTCGACGATGACACCAAGGATAAAATTGATAATGATTTTCTAAAGCAGAATTGTAGCAACTCGACCTGCAGTAGTAGTACGTGGTTTCCTGGAAAACGGGTTGATACTACTTATGCTAAGTCATGTAGGGACTACCACAATAGTGAATTTAAGACTGAAGAAACCGCGTCTTCGCCGTCAGAAGTACGCAAGATTGTGGAACAGCACGGGTTTAAGTATAATCAAGATATATCAGATCTTGTGCGAGCCGCAACTGATAAAGCCATGGAGTTGCTAAATGGATAAAATTTTTGGCTTGTTCGATGGCTGGAAAGTAACAGTAACGCCTAGCAAGACCCCGTAGCGAATAGCAGTACAGAGTGCATCATTCTATAACAAGGATTCAAATATATGTCAAAGACTACAGCAGAGAGCCCAGATACTAATAAGCAGGCGGATGTTGAGCAGTTCAAGTTGATGAAGATGCAGTGGGGCGATCCGGCGTTCGTGAAGGCACACATTAAGGCGTGCATGGATACGAATGAGGTCGCCGGAGTCATTGGTAAGGCCGGTATCGGTAAGACCGATATCGTTCAGCAGCTCGTGAAGGAATTGTCCGAGAGTACGGGCAAGACGTGGGGATGTCGTGTTATCCAACTCCAGCATTTGGAGAAGGAGGACATCGCGGGATTTCCGTTCCCAGATCCTGATAACAGTCACAGCGTGGTGATGCGTCTTCTGAAGCGGTTGCCTCGCGAAGGTGATTGTGAGGAGTGTGGCATTATCTTCTTCGATGAGTTCAATCGAGCAGATAAGTCAGTCACGAATGCTGTCTTCCCCGTCATGGAGGAGCGTCGTATCGGTGACTGGTACGTTCCAAAGGGTTGGCACGTTGTTCTCGCTGGTAACGTCTCTGATGACGCCTACGCGGTGAATGAGGCGGAGAAGGATCCCGCTATTCGTCGCCGTGTGTGCTGGGTCGGTGCTGTGTGCAATAGCCGTCAGTGGTTGGAGTATGCGCGGTCTGTCGGTATGCACCAGTCTGTGATCGAGTTCATCGCTGCAAATCCCCCGGCTCTGTACGATGACACCGCGCATCGCAATGGTGCGATTGGTGCTTCTCCTGCGTCTTGGGAGAAGGTTTCCAAGTCGATGCACGCTGCCGGAAAGAATGGAAAGGCTGTCCTCAGCAAGATCGCCGGAAACATTGGTCTTCCGCGGGCGCTCGATTTCGTTAAGTTCGCCGAAGAGATCAGCAATAAGCCACCTCCACCGCTTGAAATTCTCTTGAATTTCACTACGGATGAGAATCTACAGCGTCGAGTCAAGATGCTGGAGCCGGGTGAGACTGCAAACCTCAGTTCGTCCGTCTTGCACGCTCTCAACGAGTTGAGTGCAGACGCCGATCAGAAGGTCGTTGAGACCAATCTGGCCGAGTATCTGAATACTCTCACGAGCGACGGGTTCGCCAACTTCATCGAGTTGGTGGTTCAGTCGGTGGCAACTAACATGTCACCGATTGCGGCGAGCGTGTTGGAGAGCATGTCGCAGGACAAGAAGTATAAGGCTCGCGCCAAGAAGGTCCAGAAGTCGATTGCCTCGTTGAACGGCAAGTCGGTGGTATTGACTGATGGCGATAAGACGGTGACAGTCTAGATTAGACTGTTACAAGCAGTTGTGTAGGACGTAAGACAGTCCAGCAAGTGGTTCTCCACAGAGGCTAATTTGCCTAGTTGGATGTCTAACGGGGTCTCAGAGAAGGTGGTAGTAGTGAGGTCGTTCTTGTTCGTCTCCGACCAAGCTGCTACCACCTCTTCTGTTGACAGCCCTGTTCCATTGCGATTCAAATATTTAAGTTCTTCGGCAGCAAAAGTTAATACATCTGGACATACAAGCATACCATATTCATGTAGACATCCAGCCGTGTATACGCGCGGTTCTCTGTCTAACGTGGTACCAAAAGCGCCGGTATTTTCTAAGACAAAATCGGCCTCGATACACGCCCAGGCTAAATATGCTGGAGTTACCGGGCGTAAGATTTCTGTGTCAGGAATTTCTCCGGCAAATGCGGCAACCGTTGTAGCGAAGACATTAGCGTCCATTAAGAATACTGGCATATCAATGAGAAGCATCGCGGATAGGAGTTTATTCCTATTTTCATGGGATAAGTCTATATCATGCTCATCAGCTAGTGTATGCCAGATAGTATCTGGGTCAAAAGTAGTTATTAATGGGCCTAAAACATTCGTGGCTGCAAGCAAGACTAAACTGGCATTAGTGTCGGGGTTAGCCAATAAAACCTTACTACGGGTCTGCCAGGCCCCCGTACCAGTCTTATAGTTAATAGTCCTATCCTCATAATGACCCGCGATCTCAGATTGATTACGTTTGCAGGCCGATGCTGCAGCATCAAATGCTGCCTTGGCTTTTATAATTGCTTTATTTAGGGCTGGGCTATTCTTAGTGCGCCCAATAGGATCTAAGGCATACGGTTCTTCGATTGTCATATCTTTATCGTCTATACCCGAGATTATCGACTAAGATATTTTGAAGATCACGAGGCATGCCAGGTAACTCTCGGCCTAACGCGTCCGGGTCCAAATCGCCGTCTGGTGCCACGGAATTCTGAAAATCTTCTCCGAAAATATCGCCGTACAGTTCAGGTGGTGAACCAAGTAATCTAGACATACCCACGTCTCGACCACCCACATTAACTTGCTCTTCCGCCAATTTTGAAGTATTAAAAATAGTTAATACCGCATCCGGAATTGAGTGGCCATAAAACCTTTCAACTTCTGACTTTTCGTCTAGTTCTGAGATACTCTGAGCCAGCTTAACAAGGGACTTGCGATCGTGACTTTCAGTAATTTTAACGCTAGCTAGTTTATCTGCCATATCGCGATAGGCTATTGAATTAGCCTCGTTGTTGGCAATCATAGACCTTACCTCAAGCCAGTCTCTCACGGCTGTGAGATCTGAACGGACGCATCCTGACAACTTCTCCACAGCAACATTTACTGGCACATTCAACTGTGCAGCCTTCGTCATTAGTCGAACGGCCGCCTGAACTCGTTGCGCGACTGGCATCGTAGTGGCTTCCGCGATAGCCTCAGAAGCTAGCTTAACGGTTTCAGCGTCCTTAACAGCCCAACGCTTTTCATCTGGCAGCAAATAAAATTTATCATCTATAGCAGCAGCAGTTTTAATAGTTGGGATTGCAATACCGTAAATATCGCAGGCTTCCTTTACGGCAAGCTTAATAGAATCCGGAACAGACGGGTCAGTCGCATACAAATATGACAGGGCGGCGTGCGCTGATTCATGAATAGGAAACTTACGACCATTCTGGTCGGCGAATGCGGAATCAGGTAAATTATCATATTCATCTGGTCCGACAGAAGCTGTCTTAATAAGTTCGCTAGCATCGGGATAAGACTTAAGTAAAGATGCTAACCGACGAAAACTGGGGTCTGAAAACTGATCTGTTAGATTAGGCATTTAAGGCTCCTTACAACGATATACAATAATAGGATGTAGGTATCACAGGTATTATGGCCCCGTTTCGAACAGAAGTCAACTAATAACAAAGGTATTTTAATGGCAGACGAAAAGACAGATATTGTTGTAGCACCGCCACAAGAAGAGACTAAGATCGACCATGGGGATATGCCAACCATCCATGATATTCTTGGATATCTCATTATGACCCGCGGAAACGAGTCTTTCTACGCAAATATGCTCAGCCGATTGAAGATTCGCGAAGAGCGACAAATCCCTTCGATCATGGGTGTTTCGTGGGAGGGTAATGGATACTGCCTTCTGTATAATCCAGACTATCAGGCTACCGAAGTTATGACTATGCAGCCGGGTGAGCGCCTGACTTATCTGAAGAGTGTAGTCGCGCACGAAGCCATGCATATTCTGCTGAACCACATTCCTCGTATGGCTCGGATGGCATCGATTTTGCCGACAGCCAAGTCACGTACATTGTTTGCGCCAACCGTTCCTGATCGTAGTGGAAAACCGACGTATACGATTCAGAACATTGCAACGGACGCAGCGGTCAATGAAAATCTTGCTCCGTCTTTCCCGAACATTGGAAATAGTAAACAGGGCTGGGTTCTTCCTGGAACTATTGGTGCGCCTGAGAAGTGCACCGCTGAACAATATGCCGAACTTCTTTTGTCTAAGACTCCGTCGATGACTACGCAGCAGCTTGCGCAGATGATTCAGGACGCTCTGGAACGAAAGAAAAATAAGGCCAACGGGCAGGGTAAGGGGCAGCAGGGTAAGGGTGATAAGCAAGGGCCGCCACAGAACGGTAAGGGCCAGCAGGGTGGAAATGGTCAGGGCGGCTTCGACGTATCTCACGAAGGAGCGCACGACGATTGGGCGTCAAAGCTCGATGAAATGACTCCTGAAGAGCTAGAGAATATGGCCCAGACTCTCGAACAAGAGTCGCAGCGTCTTGTTAACGAGGTTGCTCGTACGTGCGGCAATATTCCTGGGGAGATTCAGGAAATCTTGTCGCGGCTCGAAAAGGCCGGAGAAGTTCCGTGGCACCGGCTGCTCAAAAATCAGATCGTCAATAAGATCCAGTCCAAGAAGAAGCGCAGTCTACAACGTAGTAACCGCCGCAGTGGCAGTGGCGGAGGTTGTCTATACCCCGGGCGAGTTCCTGAGTTTAACTTCAGGATCAAGTGGGGCGTAGATGAATCTGGCTCAATGTCCGATACTGCTTTGGCAGCCGGTCTTGTCGAAATGCAGAATTTGATTCGACAATTTCCTGGTGTTGAAGTCGAGGTCGTTGAGTTTGACTGTAAGATTGATCGTATTTATACGGTCAATAAGAAGTCTGAAATTAAGTATGACGCGATGGGTAGAGGTGGAACTAGCTTCGACCCGTTCTTTGAGTATGTTGCCGAAAAAGGCGGTGCCGATTTCGTTGTCATATTCACTGATGGTTTTGCACCTGCGCCACAAACTCGCCCAAAAGTCCCGCTGATTTGGTGTCTCACAGCCAATGGGGAATGTCCCTGCCCAGAGTACGGGAAGCAAATTCGTATCAGCGAGGGTTAATAAAACCAGATGAAAGCTGGCGGTGGTAATAATACTGCCGCCAGCTTTTCGTCTACAACTAGCGAGGTACATTTCATCGTGAGTGGAGAAATCCACAATCATAGTAGCATTACTGTAACAACGAATATCCCTAAGCCGATGTATAATCGATTTCGCGTCTTAGTATTCAAGGCAAAAGTAGAAGGCTGGAAGTCTGTTTATGGGCTACCAGCAGAAGCAGTTTCTGATACTCAAAAGTATGAGTATGTTCATAAGAAGCTCTGCTTTTATCAAAAGCTCAACCCAGAATCTAGAAAGATTGCCAGGATGCTGGCTAAGGTTGAAGCGACTAAGCCCAACGAGGGCTAAAAAGCTAAAAAGCCCGGAGACCTTAAATGGTCTCTGGGCTTGGAAGCTTTCAGGATTAATTTTTTTAGATTAACTTAGGGTAGTACCAACATTGGTTACTAGACCCCAAACCAGTCCGCTGGACTTACTAATTGCCTCTAGAACAACAAACTGTCCGACAGCAGTGAAATCGATATGAGTATGTGCGTTATCGAACTCTGCGGCGACAGTAACAGTCCGAGTTCCAGAGCCAACTGTATTTGCGCTAATAATCATCTTCTGACCGATAAACGTGGGAATCGCCAGAGTATTAGTTTCTGGTCCTGCGGAACCGATTGTGAGAGCAACGTTAGCAGAACGAGTTACACCGATTGCTGCGCCAGTCCCTGGGTCTGCGAGTGTTAGCGGGATATAGTGCTTAAGAGCGTCAATGCCAGCCTGAACTGTGGACGGGCTGCCGACCGAGGCAACGAAGGTGGTGTCGTTATATGTGGTGCCTGCAGCAGAAGCAGAGGTAGCGGTCTGAGTAAAAGTTAGATTGGTAGTACCAACCACAATCGGATTCTTTGTGGTTAGAAGCCACTGAGTTCCAGCATACGTAGTGCCTTCCATAACAGTTACAGTCTCACCTGCAGATACTGAACTCTCACCGTTAGGACCGACAAGTCGTGTCCAGGTTCCGGTCGAGGCGACGTAAAGACCATTGGCTGGAGCGGAAGCCTGATCTGTTAGAAGAACGATATCACCAGCCGCGATAGCACCAGTATCGACGGCGGAAAGCCCGTTGGTAGCAAGATTGATTGCGGCGGCGGCTACATACCTGGCTACGTAAGCGGTACCTGAGCTGGTAAAGTAGTCGATCGTGCCGGCAGCGGCTAGAGCATCTAGACCGCCCTGCATATTAGCGAAAGTCGCCTCTGTGAGTGGTGTAGAAACAGTAGTACTAGCGGGAACAGTAATTACTGTCGCTGTCTGGTCATACCCGGTCGGGTCCGATACGACAACTTCCGATGTCGCTAGGTTCTTAATAAATAAGGTAGTAGTGGACATAAGGCGTGCTCCTCCAAAAGACTTTGTACATTAAATTTAGGATAGGCTGGTTTCTTAGCCAACTACCTTTTAACTAAGGCTAGCTGCTGGATTACCAGGATCAAAATCTGGGCAAACTGCTACTACAGCCGCTAACGCCGAGTTAGCCATATTTTGAGCTGCTATAAGATTCTGGGCTGTTATAGCGGCATTAGCAGCGGCCGAGTTAAAACTATTGGTCGTAGACTGTACAGCAGACTGGGCTGCCTGGATAGCCGTTGTTACGGCCGTGGTAGCTGGAATGAACGGCGTAGCCGGAAAAGCAGCGTCTAATACTTTATAGAGATTTACAATCGTTGTCGACCCGCCTGCGGGCTGAAAAATCTGCAATGCATTAGAAAGATCAGTCTGTGCCGGAGACGTAGGAAAATTCGGTAAATCCTGTATGACACTATACATAAACGTTGCTAATTGACTAAATAAATCAGTACCTACGCGCGTAGATACCGTAACAGGAAATCCGGCCGGTGGCGTGCCCAGGTCGGCTAACGCAGCTGTTATCTGTGTCTCTAGTTCTTCCTGGTTATCTAGGAGTGCGGTCGCTGCTGCGGACAATGGTGCAACGACATTCGTATTTATATTCGTTACTACACTAAGTAAATTCTGTGCATTAGTTAAATTAGATTGACTTTGTGCCAAGGTAGCCGCCGCAGTCGTAGCAGACGTCTGTGCTGTAACTACACTATTCTGAGCAGTTTGCCAAGTAGTAATAAGACCAGATAAGATCGACGGGTCAGATGTTGGATAGTAAACTGTAGAGGGTGTAAGAGTCTGAAACGAAGTAGAGAATGCCTCATAAGCGTTGACTAACGCATCAATATTATTGTTTAAGCTAGTCTGTCCAGCCGTAGCAGTATTTACGTCGTTAAACGTAATAGTCATCTGTGGCGTACGATAATACGTTTGTCCTGCCGCTATAGCGTTCCAGCGGCTTAGACCGTATCCGCCACTAGTAATGGCACCGTAATCTGATAGCGTTGCGACTCGTGTAAACGTATCTGTTGTTGGGTCAGCATTAGCACCGATCTGATACAGAAAAAATCCGTTATCCGGAAGTGTTCCGGCGTTAGTAACGACCGCCACTATTTGAAGCAGTGTTCCATTTACGCCGGCTATAGCCGTTCTAGTTTGTGATACTGTAGCAGAGCTTGACATGATTAACCTGAATACGTGTTTGTTAGGGTGCCGGGGAATGTACCGGCAGCTTCGGTATATAAGTCTACAAGGCTTGCTACCCGCTGCTGCATGGCTGTGATATTATTTTCTGCGTCTTGAAGATTAGAGAATACTTGGGTTACTGTGGATAGGCGATAATAACCTTGCCCTGGTGTTGGGGATGTTGGAAAATTATTTACATCGAATAAAGTTGAAACATGCCAGAACTTATTCGTGGTGTAATCAAACGTAAAGATCTGGGGCGGCATAGAACTATCTGGTGACGTAGCTGTACTAACTGTTTGATAGCCGCCAGCAATTATCGTATTTACTTGGACTAAAGTAATTTCAGCCATGATTAACTTCCAGAGAGATTATAGCCAGTGACGCCTAGAAGACTGCCGCCGCCCACGAGCAAAGATTGTGATTCCTGATTGAGTAGCGAACTAACTAGAGACTGGACAGATATAGAGTGTGCTAAAGCCGAATTAGCGGAACTGTAGTAGCTACAGAAATTCGAGTCTAAGAATATAGTACTGTTGCCATAGTCGCTGCGGGTGATAACAGCGTCAGTAATCGTATTAACGCCACCATTCCAGGTTAACTTTGAACCAGTAGCATCCGGGCTTGACCAAACACTAATATCGGTTGGAAATGGGGAAGACGAAGTTATGAACGGAATTGAGCTAGATAGGGTTGTTGAGGCTGAAGCGGTGCCTTGAGCAGATAAGTTCATTCCTGATACTGAAGTTGGGGGTGGAATATTTAGAATACAAGATGGAAAAAAGCTCGCCCCAACACGGCCGCCAACAGGCCCAAATTGCGGTATGATTTGGGTAGCCGGGCTATAGGATAATACATTGAATGTATCCTGATACGAAATTATACCGGTCGTCCGTGGCGCTAGTGTTCCCTGATACGCGTAGGGCAGATCTGATGGAGTCCCGATCGAATACGTTACTGTTTGTCCGGTTTCAGTTGGACCGAGAGGAAAGTAGTTTGGGGGTGCTAGATTAATAGCATTGGCAAGCGATAGCGAATTTGTCGCGATAGGAATTAGTAGTGGACTACCAGAATTGTATGTTCCGTAGCCACCAGTAATTTTAATAAACGCGTTAGTGGGTATAACGAGACTATTTAATGCACCAGCCTGATCAGTAAATTTTGTGGCGTTTAATATTGAATTCCATGTCGCTGGGTATGTATTAAACTTTATGGATGCTGGTGTTAAACTTGCGGCATACAAATATTGCCACGCTGAAGACGCCATTGCGTTTAGAGGATTAGGATTTAGAACATTTAAGTCGTTAGGAGAAGCTATTCGGAGTAGAACTTCTATTGGTCCGTCTACACTTCCAGTCCTTAGAATAACGAAGCTATTGGCTAAAATAGACGGCGAAGCTATAGGAAGCCAGTCGACAGCAAGTGTCGCTGAATTACTAGTATTCTCTCTGTCCTGAATTAAGGTGGCCGTTGCCATTCGTTTTCCTTATACTAATAATAGCTGTGTGCCCTATCCCTCAAAAATCAGTTTATCTTGGTGTAGACCAGAGTCTTAGGTCTACTGGTGTATTCTGGCTAGGAGAAGGTATAACTGGTTGGTCTAAGATTGAGACAAAGAAGTTGCGTGGTATAGAACGGTTAAAATACATCAAAGATGTACTACTTAAAATTATAACAAATGACTTGGATGGCTATATAGTTCAACGAGTTTGTATCGAAGGTTACGCCTATGGCATCCGAGGTGGCCGGGTTTTTGAGTTAGGAGAATTGGGGGGCGTACTGAAAATCGCCTTGACAGAGGTATGTTGTAACTCTATAACAGCGGTACCACCTACTTCGCTAAAGAAGTTTACTGGTTTTGGTGGCGCTGAAAAGGAAGATGTCGTAAAATTTATCAATAAGGAATTAGGTTTGAGCTTTACTATAAAAGATAACGATATTTGCGATGCTGCTGTTTTATCAATGATTGCAAGAGAATTAGACGAGACGACTACGAAGTTACGCCATCAGTTAGAAGTCCTTAAGACTATCAAAGATTCAGCCGAGGGATAACCGTTACATGACTAAGTTTAGATTTTGCTCCGTTCACGGATGCAGAGTGATACATTACGCCAAAGACTTGTGTTATAAAGCAAAATATCTAAGGACCGGTCTATAAATGCAAAACATAATGAGCGCGGCTCAGGAATTTGTATTCACTAGAACATACGCCAGGTGGATTGAAGATAAGAAGCGCCGAGAAACATGGTCTGAAGCGGTAGACAGATATTTCAGTTTTATGCAGAAGCACTTTTATGATAAGGTGCCAACAAAAGTTTGGACTAAAACAAAAGAATTAGTCCTGTCGATGGACGTCATGCCCAGCATGCGCGCTTTAGCCGCTGCTGGACCAGCCCTAGAAAAAAATAATCTTGTTGGCTACAACTGCACAGCCATGGCCTTTAAAGATTTACAGTCTCCGGTCGAGCTTTTTTTTATATTAATGTGTGGCTGCGGTGCGGGATTTAGTGTTGAGGAAGAATTTATTTCACAGATGCCGTCTGTAGCAAAATTCACTGGTTATCATCGGGGGACGCACGTCGTAGGCGATAGTCGTGAAGACTGGTGTTTAGCGCTTAAGGCCGGTTTAGAAGTATGGTTTGCCGGTGAGGATATTGATTTCGATGTCTCACAAGTAAGGCCTAAAGGCTCTCGATTGATTACCATGGGTGGGAGGGCTAGCGGTCCTGAACCACTACAAAAACTACTGTCATTTGTACGAGATATTGTATTAAAGGCGCAGGGGCGAAAATTAACAAGCATTGAATGGCTAGACGTAGGAAACATGATTGGGCAGGCTGTTGTGGTCGGTGGAGTAAGACGTTCTAGTGAGATCTCCTTCTCTGACTTAAATGACGAAGCTATGCGTCATGCTAAAGATTTCCCTATTCCTCCACACCGCTATATGAGCAATAACAGCGCCGTGTATAAAACAAAACCGGATATGATTACTTTTATTCGTGAGTGGGGAGCACTAGCTTCTAGTGGAAGTGGCGAACGTGGAATATGTAATATAGAGGCCGCTAAAAAAGCTAGCCCGCGCCGCAATCCGTCAGATGCGCTAAGATTTAACCCTTGTCAGCCCGCCGGCGCCTCGTTGCTAACTCCAGCCGGGATACGAACTATGGGGGAAATGCAAATTGGCGATACGGTGTGGTCCGGTAAACGATGGACGAAAATAACTAATAAGGTTGCTACCGGTGTCAAACCCGTTTTTTCCTATCGCACGAAAGCTGGCGTTTTTGTGGGTACAGAAAACCACAGAGTGGTATCTGCTGGCATTAAAATAATGGCACAAGACGCAGAATCGATTGATATTGCTTGTGGCGAGCTATATAAAAAAATACTGCCGATCTGCCCAGCAGATGTGATGGACGGATTAGTTGTGGGCGACGGAACAGTACACAGAGCCTCAAACAATCTAGTGCTTCTACTAGTAGGTGCTAAAGACTTGTCGTGGCTTACAAGTGAGGTAAAAGATTTATTTAAAACTGCCAGGCCCGGCGTGGGGGCGTATGAATACGAAATTAACACGACAATTACCGACACAGAACTGCCTAGAACTTATGACCAGCGTGTGCCTCCGCGATTTATTTATGGCAACTTAAATAAAGTATGTGGCTTTCTACGCGGGTTATACTCTGCTAACGGATCTATATGCGGCGGCAGAGTTACTCTGAAAGCGTCAAGTCTACAAATAATAACTGACGTGCAATGTATGTTATCTGCGCTTGGCATTACTTCGTACTATACAACTAACAAACCGCATAACGTAGAATTCGACAATGGCGTATATACGTGTAAACAAAGCTATGATCTAAATATCACAACTGACCGACGAAAATTTAATGATCTTATAGGATTTATACAACCAGATAAACAAACTCGGCTAGACGACTGTTGTGAAATAATTCCGTCTGGCAAACGGAAAGAAACATACGACATCGTTGATATCGTTGCTCTAGGAGAGGAACCGGTATTTGATATTACTGTTGATGACGACGAACATACATATTGGACTGGAGGTCTACTAGTTTCAAACTGCTCGGAGATTATTCTGCGAGCGGATAAAACGCAGGCGTGTAATCTATCCGAAGTAGTTGTTCGTGCTAGCGATAAAATGGATGATCTTACCGAAAAAGTTAAAGCCGCAACTTGGTTAGGTGCCATGCAGTCGTGTCTAACAAACTTCCCTTTCATGCGCCCAAGTTTTAAAGAGATGTGTGAAGAAGAAAGATTATTGGGTGTTAGTCTAACTGGGCAAATGGATAACCCAAAAATGATGACAGCTGAGCGACTAGAAGATTTACGTAATCTAGCTATAAAAACGTGTAGAAAAGCTAGTAAGGCACTTGATATAAACATGTCCGTCGCTATAACCACAACTAAACCAAGCGGGACCGTATCACAACTAGTAAATTCTGCGTCCGGTGCTCATCCACGTTACGCGAAGTATTACATTAGACGCTATCGTATCAGTGGTACGGATCCATTGTTTAAAATGATGCAGGCTCAAGGTATTAAGTTTTCCCCCGAGAACGGCGAGCGGCCGGAAGATCTTGAGCAGCGACGTAAAGATCTCATTTCTAAGGGACGAACTGTTGAAGAAGTGCGTGCATTAATCCCGGAATGGAATGCTGAATCTGTAATGACCTGGGTGGTCTCGTTTCCAGAAGCGGCGCCTAAAAACGCTATAACTAGAGAGCAAGTTACAGCAATAGACCAACTTGAGTGGTATCTTAAATTAAAGCAAAATTGGGTAGAACATAATTCTAGTATTACTGTTTATGTTCGTGATAATGAGTGGCTAAAAGTTGGCGCTTGGGTATATGACCATTTTGATGATATCGTAGGTGTTTCATTTCTTCCGTACGATGGTGGAAACTATTCACAAACGCCGTATGAGGAAATAGCCAAGGAACAATACGATAAAATGATCTCAGAGATGCCGAAGATAGATTACGCCAAATTGGCCGATTTTGAGGTAGAAGATAGTACTACGGGAATCGGCGCCATCGCTTCCTGTACTGGTACATCATGTGAGCTGAAATAAATGCTCCTCCAACCAGTCCTAGCCCAGGACTTAGTCACATATTTTCAGACTCAGGAACAAACTGCTTTACAAGCAGCGCAAGCCTTCGCGAATGCGTATGTTAATAACTACGCAAACGCGATGACCTATATCGTTCCTGGGACACTAAATAGTCTAACTAGTATCATCACACAAATCATAGCAGCCGTACCACCATCACCGATACCCGGAACTTGGGCGTTAGCCGTTGACGCCGCGCTAGTAGCATTTTGGCCGGCAGTATCAGGTATAACTGTTCCGTCAGGAGTAATAACTCCTACAGCACCTGGAACAGGTGCGACACTGATACTCGGATCATTAACACCTGGGGCATTAGCGGGACTCCCGCCCACAGGACTAGCCCAACTTTTAGCAACTGCGTTAGACACATATACAAGAACATTCGTAATTTCATTTGACATTGGTGGTACTTCTCCATTAACATAGGTAGACAATGCGATTTAAGCCTACGTATCTGAACAAAACATATCTTGAAACAGCGCCACTATACCAATTCGTTGAAGAGTGCCAGGCAGTCGGTAAGACAGCTTACATAGTTAGAAAGTTTAACTGTATCGATAATAGCCAGTTGGGTAAATTCTCTACAGAACTAAAAGAGAAGTTTGGTGGCAAGACCATCATCGTTGAGTACACTGATGATGATCATGCTGGCGAGCATATTGAGATCGAAGACGGTTATGTCCATCTTGAGCCAAATTCACGCGAGACTGGTGACCCGAGCTGGATGGCTAGCACCGATAAAATTAAAGTAGAATGGTTCAGGAACCGGCTAAATGAGATTTCAGCCGAACCCGTAGAGGATAAGTCAAAGTTGTTTTGCCTCGTGAGCAATGGTCAAGGCTTGTATCTACAGGACTTTAAACTGGACTCTCAGGCGCTAGTTCTGGACAACTATCATGAAAGTGTTTCTCCACAAGTTGATCATCTTTGTTCAGAAATAATTTCTAAGACTCCGTGCGGGAAGTTGACGATTATCAGCGGAGAACCAGGAACCGGGAAGACATTTCTTATTAAGGGAATTATTTCAAAGATCCCTGAGTGCGTCTTCGTATTTCTACCGGCTAGTAGCATCGAGAGCATCGCGTCACCACAAATAATTCCGGTGTTCTTCAACTCTGTCCTAAAGGACAAGACTACTGTTCTGATTCTTGAGGACGCGGATTCATGTTTAGAGAGACGAGACGGAAGTAACACATCACTGGTTAGTACTCTTCTTAACGCTACTGATGGTTTGCTTGGTGATATTCTTAATCTACGTATCATCGCGACAACGAACGTTCACAAGGCAGATATTGACCCGGCGGTTACTCGTGCTGGCCGTCTATGCCAGTTCATGAATGTCGGTAAGTTGTCGCCGGAACGCTGTGTTAAAGTGTTCAAGCGGCTGCAACCAGGTAAGCCGGTGCCTGCGTTTAACTCCCCGAAGGTGTTAGCGGAAATATATCGTGAAATTAAAGGCGCTCCGTCACTGGATCTGCCAGAAGAGGAAACACTAGGATTCAAATGAGCTACGAAAAGGAAATTAAGTTGTTAGACCATGGGTACGTAAAGTACGTATGCCATATGGGGTCAGATACAGCTATCGTGGAGGCAGCCCGTATGTCGACGGGCTCCTCCTCGAAGGGCGATGAGGCAGATAGGAAATTACTAGATTTTCTGTTTCGGCATGAGCACACATCCCCCTTTGAAATGGCGGAACTTGTGTTGGAAGTTCAAATGCCAATTTTTGTGTTCCGTGAATGGGATCGACATAGAACACAGGAACTTATAGAAACTGAAATACTGGCTATCTCGACTACGGATAACGCATCTCGCATGTTCGTTAGTAAAAACGAATTCTCTGGCCGCTACTCAGAAATGCCTGCCATCAGCTATCTACCAACAGCAGATCGACTTGGTAAACAAGGCAAGATTAACAAGCAAGGCACAGAGGGTGACTTGGACGACGTAGTTAAGAAGTCCATACTCGATGATCTTAGATTAGATCAGGAAGATGTTAGATCACATTACGAAATGCATCTAGAATACGGTTTGAGCCGAGAAGTCGCGAGAATTAATCTTGGATTATCGCAATACACCAAGATGCGAATCAAGGCTAACGTTCTCAACTGGTGTCGCTTTCTAGATAAACGACTACGCAACAACGCTCAATATGAAATTCGAGTTTACGCGCAGGCTGTTGCACAGATTGTTCAAGAACTATTTCCGTGGACTTGGGCTTCATTTGAAGAACACGCGTACAACGCTGTAAAGTTTAGTGCGTCTGAAATGAAACTTCTTAAGACGTTGTTAAATAGCGTGAATGAAGAAAAGATCGCGCCAGCAATAAATCATCTAAACTGGCCTAAGTCACGGGTCGAAGAATTTCTACAGAAGTTGGCACTAAATTCAGAGGATCTATAAAATGTTAATAGGGGTTGGATATAAAGCGCGCGTGGGTAAGGATGTAACCGGAGATTATCTTGTCCGGCAATACGGTTATCAGAAAATTGCCTTTGCAGACCCGCTGAAATCAGCGGCTCACTGCATATTTGGTTTCTCAGACGCGCAATTAAATGGCGCGTATAAAGAAGTAGTTGACCCATTCTGGGGTATCTCGCCACGCGAAGTGCTTCAGAAGTTGGGGACCGACGGGTGTCGTTCTCTTTTTGGAGATGATATTTGGGTCAAGGCACTTGTACGCCGCCTTGACCCAAACGTTAATACAGTTGTGGTTGACATACGTTTCCCCAACGAAGGAAAAGCCATCAAGCAAAATGGTGGGATCTTAATCAATGTCGTTAGAGATAATGGTATACCAGGAACCACCCATTCCCACATTAGCGAATCTGCTATGGATAGTTTTACGGATTGGGATGGCGTATTGCGGAACAATGGCAGCTTCGCCGATCTGTATAAACAGATTGACGACCTGGTAATGACGTTTTAGATAATCGTATTTGGTGCTAGGTACAGGGGGCCACCGGTAGCTAAGTTTGAGGGGGGCAATATAGGCCAAACATAATTAGTCAAATAAGTTATATTATTATCGTCGTAAAAACCTGGAGAGGCAGTCATGTTACCGGTGATACTAATATTTTCGTCTCCTGATAACGCTAAGGAACTATCGCTACTAAATAGTATTGATACAACAGGCGTACCGGTCGCATACGGGGTGGTTATCGCCCCGGTAGAGGCATCAATTATTGCCTGACTATAGTGTGTTGTACCACTCCCAGAATATATGGTTATTGCCGGGCCTGCATTAATTACGTTATTAGCCACTAATATATTCTCGCGACTATTAAAGAAACTAACTAAGCCGGTGCAAGTTGCGTCTATATAATTACCACTAAAATTACAAGAACTCGTTCCTGTAAATGCAGCCACTGTTAGTAATTTATCAGCGGGAATATAGATATAAGAATATCCGACGCTATTCATAAATGAATTATTAACAACAGACACACCAGATATATAACACGCTGCCGATGACACAGTCCCGATAAATAATGGCGCGCTTGGTGGTGACGGATAGGTTAGAACCACAGCTTCCGATCCTGTATTAAAAAAAGAATTTCCGGATATCATTATATTACAAATATTGTTAACTTCATTTGACCACATCCCTAGGATTCCGCCGTTCTGAAAAAGAGAGAACTGATTTCCTGAAATAGTCGCGGTAATATTATTTGCTCCTGTAACTAAATTACCGCCGAGATACACGCCGGTATGATCAACGCATGGGTAAGTAGTAATAGTATAACCGCCCAAAGTACCAATAAAATTATTACTAGAAATTGTGATTGTGCCGTCCGAGGCTGATGGTGTGTCGACGAAAACGCCGGCCATTACACCGTAACCAGAACCTTGGCTACCGCCTACTAACGACCACACTGGCGCTTCTACTTGAAATACGTTACCGGTGATGGATACATCACCAAGACCATGCCAGTAAACACCACAGGACATAATGGCGTACGGATTAGACCCAAGGGTCCATGAACCAGATAAGTTTATTTTTTGACTATTGTATACTGTATTACCAGTGAATGTCGTAAGTCCGCTGCTATTTAGGTAGCAAAGAGGTGAAGGAGCTGTACCTATAGAGCCGGTAGGGCTGCCATTAGTTTGAGTAGCAACACTAGAAATAGTATTACCTGTAAAAGTTCCGCCGCCAAGTACTTCGAGTAGATAGCAGTTGGCTTCAATCCAAGTTACACCGCTAGGCGCGCCCCATGAAATATTACTATTAGACACATTGGCTGGACACTCTAAAACCACCAGTGAGGGATTTCTAGCACCAGTCGCGCCGTTGGCCGTGTTACTAAGTGTACAGTTTGTAATAGCTATAGATTCACAGGTCGCGACTACTGCTGCAGCCTGACGATTTAACTGAATATTGCAATTAGATATAGTTGCAACCGAGTTATCTGAGAGTAACTGAAATATCGGAGTAATAAATGTTTCAGGTTGCGCGTCGACAAGTTGTACGTTATTTATAAATACTATGGGGGATGTTGCTGAGGTTGAGATAACTGCCCCGCCTACACCATCCTCTAAATAGCAGTTAGTAAAATAGAGCGAGTTAGAACCGGCTGCGGTATACGCGCTAAGGCAATAGGCTCCGATGTTCGCAAAATGACACTTATCTACAATAGCAGACGCCACCAGGGCTGTACCGACTAATATTGCGCCATTGGCAGTGGATGAAGGTGAACTACACACATTCTCAAATGAACAACCGTCGAACACAGTTGCAAAATCACACGCGTCAGAAGAATGGTCCAAACTGGTACCCATCGTAGCTTTGATTGCTACTGCGGCGTCTGTGCTATTCATAAACGTACAATGTACGAACTCTGTTCGGCAATTACTTTCGTATTCTGAAACCGCTACAGGCGTTGTAAATGTTCCACCGGCAGCGTAGCCATCGAAAGTACAGTATACGAGCCTGCTACTTTGAACTTGTAGCCAGTGAGTATCTGTGGCTGGCGAAGCGGCTACGAATTGAGATGCTGACGACCCAACGCTATCAACACAGAAAGATACGTTTTCAACAATACAATTTCCCAGCGATAGTGTTATATAGTTCGCATTACTGATCGCAATCTCAACCAGATTTTCTGTCGTAGAACTCTGTTTTCCTACGATATGTATATTACTAAGTACTTTACTAGTAGCTCCACTAGTTGAACCGAATGCTGCGGCACCATTATATACCCATAACTCTTGAACCTGATTAGGGGACAGTGCTGCTATACCGGCCTTATTTATAGATTCCAAGAACGCAAAAGCATCATCCAGCTTTGAAAAATTCATCTCGGTGCCAGTACCGTCGCCGACCTTAATCGGTTGTCCGGTACCCATGGACCAGCCATTAGCACAAACAGACCCAGATGTTCCTGTTTGGCCTGGGCCATAATAATTTGTGCCGTTCCAATATCCAATATACACATCTTGATTTGGATTAAACGACGCAGCCTCTCGAAGAAACATTGTGCCGTCATGAAACACAATCGTTCCTGCTGGTGTAGAACTTGGTGTGAGTGTCAACGGTGATGGTGTGACTACGCTATAATATGTTCCCTGAATAAATGCGCTAAGTGGTGTAGTGCAGGTCAACGTTGGACTTGTATACTGCACTGCGCCCTGTGTAAAGTAGTTACCTATATTCTGAACTGCCTCGAACGTTGTCAGCGCGTTTTCGCAAACACCATTATAGACATCAGTTAAAGTTGCCTGAAGAGCGCCGGGAGGGATGTTTCCGAGTACGGGTGGTGATGTCGGATCAGTAAGTTGCGCGACACCAATCGTAGCTGCAATTAATCCATTAATATCTGCAGCAAGATCCTGTATCTGTTCGTAGGTAGTTCCTGCTGGAACTGTTAGCGTCTGTCCGGTTAGATACGCGTTATTCGTAGCTGTGGTAAACAAGGCGTCATACCCACCAATCGGGCTGGTTGCTGACCCTGAAACCGGATTAGGTAGAACTTCACCACTTGCTAAAATAAGTTCGCCGTTTAAAGCAACTTTAGCAATCGGTATTGCGTACTCAATAAGATTTGTAAACTGCGAAGTATTAACGATGCTAGCGGCAGTAACAGTCGTTCCGCTTGTAGGCAAAGACGTCTGAAAAGGATATACGCTGACGCTATAAACATTCGAACCAAGTATCGAAGCGTTAGCAATAAACGAGACGGCTTGGGGCACAACTTGGGTGCGACGGTAATCCCAATTACCGAACATGATAGCCAAACCATCACCGACTTTTAAGGGATTAGTCGAACCGTTAAAAGGAGAACTGCCGATGATAGAAAGACTACTAGCAAGAATATCGTGTCTTTCGGCGTCGAAACCGCCAGATAGTGTAAACGTTAGAGACGTGGTGACCGACGGATTTGGAAATACGAGATCAGTACCGGTGAACGACCCAGATGGATCTGGGTCGTTTCCAGATGTAACAGTAACAAGACCAGTTGACTGGCCGACGAGTGGCGCTGCTGACAGTGCAGCTGCTACGGTATCCCACGTAGTAGCTGGTCCGGCTGTAACATTAATTATATTTTGAAGAAGTGACGAGCCGCCGATATCTACTGGTACGCCAACAATATACCCACCGCTTAAAGATGGTGCCGATGCACTAGAACCGGCGACAGAAGAATAAGTTAAGACTAGTTGTATTGTATTACTGCCATGCATTTCTAGCCAGTTAGCCGCTAATGCAATGCCATTAGATTGTGAATACCCGGCGTTATAACACACTACGCCGGCTAACGTATTTACGGCCGGAGAGTTTATGGGCTCTATATGTAGGGTTGAAGTCGGATTACCGTCCTGGCCTTGGTCGATCCAAACGGCACCTGAACCATTAATACCGGTATTTGGGGAACCGCTAACATAAGGACCATCCCAATAAATAGAAGCTGCTACACCAGATGCACCGTCTAAGCAATAAGACAATCCGAGGTTATCAGTTATAATTGCCTCATGGTCATTTAAGAATTTACGAATTACTTCTGTGCGGTTACGAAGATTTTCTGTATCCCGATTAAGAGCTGCCGCATTGATCGGGTCCACGCCGTCTTGCATCGGTTGAATAGACGCCGGAAGATCCTGGCCGGTGTCTGTCACACCGACTATTACAGGGATTATTTCATAATTTACTGGCATCAAAACCTCGTTACAGTAAGTATAGCAGCCGCTTTATTTTTAGCCAAAATTAAGTCGGGAATAGGTCACTGAAGCAAAATGTATAACTCGGTTTTCCGGCCAGGATGACATCTTGGAACTGTGCATTAGTGAATGCTAGCCCAGCTGTAACTGTTGCGGAATCTACAACGATTTCAAATGAGTTCCATTTGATATATCGATTAAATACCTGATAGGCGTAGTTATGATGTAACGGTGGCCTATTGGCCAGATTTGGTATAAAGCCGTCCTCATCAGCCCCGCAGATTAACCCTGGGTCGCCGCACACTGGAACGTCATAGACGTCAGGTAGTACGTAACCACTGTATAGTTCGTTGAAATAGTTAACATCTCCCGTGCCTGTTGAGTCTACTGGTAGTCCACAGATTAACGGGTAAAGATTTGGTGTAACCTGTGAACGGCCGGCCCAGAATGCCGCGAAGTTCGCGACGTCTGTTGGGCTATTAACCACGTTACCGGGTAATGGTGGAGGCGGTGCCAGTGTCAATAAATTAGGTGGAATATTTTGATCATACCACCACGTTGGGTCATTAACATAATCGTTGACGGTGAACGCCGAACTGAATGGTTCAAATGCTTGTAAAGGGAATGGTGAAGGTGGAATAGCCGTAATAGCAGACTGTATATCAGCGCGCAGCGGCATAGCTGAGTTAAACGGCCCATATACGTCTAAGTTAGTCGTGAGTATCCCTGTAACAGAGTCGTATGACAGTGCTACCTCGCTATCTGAGGTCGCTACAGGAAAACCATTCATAACATTAAGCGCAGCTTCCATACGCGTTACAGCTGGGCCTAACATGAAGTATTGAAACACGCCCTGGATTAAAAGCTTATAGGTTTCAGACGAGGGTTGAAAAATTCCAATCAGAGAGCCAAAATTATTAGCTAACCAAAACTCATCGATTTGGGCGTCTGGTGCCCACATACTTATTTGGGCGACTGTGGGCGCGCTTTGAAGAGACCACTGAACACCAACTGTCGGTTGTAGAAGTACGTTCTGTCCGGATACGAACGATAAAGTACAGTCGTTCTCGTCTGTGACTGTCGCTATAGCATACGTGCCGGATACGTTATTGACTGTAGAAGTCAACTGAAGCTGATGTGTCGTGTCATATGGCGTCAATTCAATGCTGTCTGAATGAAAGACATTTGACGCGGTAGAGGGCAAATTACCAACGATACCATCGCCACCAGTTTGATATACAACTGGAACTATGTTTACTTCGTTATATGGAACGCCAGCGACTACTGAACCATTGTTAGCAGTAAACGGGTCGGAAAAGAATTGTATGTATGTAGTCTGCTCGGTTCCAGAGGGATCTACTTCCTGTAGTAATACATAATCTAATCCGTATTCCCAGATGACGTTTGGACCAAATATTTGATTATATAGGTATTTAATGTCTACGATATTATCAGGAAGTGCGATGTTATATGTCGCTGCGCCGGGACCAGTGCCCCACGGTGAACTTCCGCCCCACGGATAACCACCACCCCATACTGGGGTTCCTGTGTACGTAACTTCAACTTGCGCCTGGTTAAACACTAAGTTTTGCCAGAGTTCCGTATGAAAAACAGGGCAATTATTTATAGATGAGGTAAGAACAGTTTCAAGCATATTAAGATATACTTGTCCTAATAGCTGCTCAGTTCCCTGAAAATAGCCATTTAACGTCGCCTGATCGGCGAATAATCTCTGCCAAAAAGTCGAGAGACCGGTCAATAGGTTTTGGGAGTTGTTACTTACAATAGCCATTAGACCGCCTGAAACTGAATATCGTCAACGTTAAGGAGCGGCTGAACTGTGCGGCCAGAAATACCGAGTAGTGATGGATTAGAAATATAGAACGGGCTTGTAGAAGCCAGTTGAATATGATTCGTATCTATTAGCACGTAATCTGTTGTTTGATACGGTATTACGTTTCCGTTTGGGGCCCATAGGTCATAATTTACAGTGTAAAGTAAATTTGGAGTACCAGGGACATACGGGTAACACGATAGTAACATAGGGAAATTTGCTAGCACGAATGAAATTATATTCGACACGTGGAGAGTTTCACTTGCAGGAAACGTATTAACATAATTAACTATTGCCGTCGCGCACGCCTGCTCACTAAAGGCGCCCGCGTTAGCCGGGGGACTTGGATTCAAGGTGTAGCCCAATGTGAAATTTAGGTAGGCTGCGAATAGTCCCTTGGCTAAGATAGACGCTGCGGGATTCCTATTAAATTGATTCGTACAATACTCGTCTATGTCGCCGAAGTCAGCTATGGTGTCATACACAACCGTGATAGGATTTCCGTCTTGCGAATCATCGTTAGCTACATAAAGCAACACTAGTTGTTCGGCTGATGACGCCCACGCGGGAGTGCCGCAATATAAAGCATAATCATTTAGTCCAAGACTAAATGTGGGGGGGGCACCGTTTTGCTGGGTGTACGAAACAAGACCGTTAGTATTAGCGAATGAACTAGTTGGGTCATAAACGTTTACAGACGAAACCTGATAAATTGGGGTCTGCGGCATTCCTACTGCGCCGGAGATAAACATTATATCCGTGCACTCGCCGTTTTCGTTAGACGAAAGGTTATTAATCTTGTCATAATAGTTTGGTGCTACTGCTCCAATGCTATACGGCAACCCAGATGTGATTTGCGGGAATGGTGAGAGCGGTGATATTTGAAGATAGGGGCCGTTTACGGACTGAACCAGATAAGAATACGTGGTGCTCTCGAATACGATGTTTAGGACGTCACCAAATACAATATTGCCGCCAATGGACGTTGAATTGAAAGTATTTCCGTTTGGTGTACCGTCTGAATTAAAGAAAGTACTATCGGTAAATATCGTAATATCGGGAGACGGATTGGTGAAGAAACCGCCGACTGTTCCAGTAAACGTTTGGTTGGGGGCTATAGTTCCGCCGACATATACGTCAACATTATCGCCGGCGTGTATCAAGCCGATGGAGGACGCATCAGGTACTACGTCCCGTTGCATTTCTGGGTCGCCGTACGCTACCACGACCACTTCGCTAATCTGCGGGAAGTTGGTAGTTAGAGTTGTACTAATCGCACGATTTGAAGTCAGATCGCGGAGAGTTATAGCCGTTGGCGCTGCGGCTAGTAACTGTGAAGACGTTTCCGTGTCTAAGCCGCCCGTGAAGGTAGTAGTACTGACGATTTGTGTAATATACGGATTAAATGGAGTATAACTAAGAAATGTCGTTGGTTGAATATTGTACTGTACACCAACGCCAGTACTGATTACGGGGATGCTGCATTGATACTGTTGAATTACGCCCAGTGGGTTTACAATAGGAGTAAGTTGCGTAGACGGAATAAGAAGATTAGTGGTTGAGTTAAGTGTGAAAGATGTAGTAGCATTAGCATTAAACAACGCCGTAGGCGGAACTAACACGTCAGTGAGCTGACTCAGATAACAAACTACGAAACCGGTTGAGTTCTGTCCTGCCGTAGGTTGAACGAACAAGTTAGACATTAGAGCATTGACCGCGTTATCCTGGTCAGCTCCTGCCGGCATCGCTGCTACATTGGCGACACTTAATCCTTGCTGAATTGTCGTGATCTGATAATTAAAGTACGCTACGACGTATGAAATGGCGTTCACAGTTAGATCGTACAGTGCACTGCCCACGGAGAAGTCGCCTTGTGGCAACGCGCTAGAGAGATACTGCTGCAAGAATGTATTAGCTGCGGAAAGATCGTCTGCGCTAATTGTGATAGTCTCCGCCGGAGTTGTTATGGTTTCTGGGTTTGTAGTAGCCATATTATGTTATCTCGATCCCGGGCGGTAGAGCATTCAATGTTGTTGGCGGTAGGAAGTCAAGCGGCAAACCTAAGACCATTATTTGACCAGAGACAGACACAAGTTTGATATAAACGTCAAATCCACTGTTGTCAGTATTAAGTATTAAACTCGTGATATTCGCTCCGCCTAGCGCTTCATTAGGATCTGTCACCACGCCAGTTTGATAACCAATTATAGTGGCTGTAGTCTGGCTGACGCATGTTGTTAAGAAGTCTGCTAAGTCTGTGGAATTCGTGATGTTTGAAGAGAATAGCGCAGGAAACTGACTACCGTAGTTTTGGTCATTTAAATCAGTACCAGTCTGGGTCAATAAGCACTTAGTCCATTTTAGCAGAGTTTTATAGAATCCTGTTGTTAGAGCAGACTTCTGTGTTGTGGTTCCCTGAACATTGCCGAATGTAAAATTAAATGTACCGGCGGGTGGATTAGAACCTGGGACGGGAGTTACCTCAAGCAATAGATCATAAGTAGTAGCCATGGTTATAATGCCTTGCCGTCGTTCCAGATACCCTTTATGAAGTCGAATAATAATCCGACGACATTCGTCTGTGCTGGTATTTGGCTATCCGCTGTGGCCGTAGAATTTGTAATAGTATTAGAGCCATCTGCGTTATTCGTAGCGGTTGCATTCTGCGTCTGTGTTACTGCTGCTGAACTAAAATCACCGCGGTCGGCCGTACAAAGAAAGTTAGATCGGCTTTGAGCTTTTGCCAAATCATAGGCATGTAAAACTACAGCCTTATAGCCCTTGGTGCTGGCGTTAGCGACAGCACCAAGAATATTATTGACGGCCTGGTTAGTGGGTTGTGCCAATACATCTTGCGGTGGTAGGAAAACAGAATTAAAAGCTGCCGGGCTATTAGCGGGGTTCTGGATTTGTGAGAATAAATCTGCAAATGGGAATCCGCCAAGTGTAGGGTCCGCCGGAACTTTCGGATGGTCCCAGGTTGTCCACGGTAAAACTCTCGTGGGCGTCTGGGGAATATTCAATCCGCCTTCTGCGCTGCCGCACTGGTTTATGACTTGCGCTAAAGCCGCGTTCATAGCAGCAGTGACTGGATCGCCATATCGACCCTCTAATACGATATGAACACAACTGGCGTCTAGCACACTCACGTTACTCTGTGATGGGGGGAACGTCTCGTATAGAGGACCGTCGCTTAATGCCGTAGTAGTTAAAAGTTTATGCCGACGGTTATTACTACCAGACAGAGTGTCGGCGAGATTGGCAAACTGTGTCAAGAAACTAATTTGATAGTTAGAAGACCCTACTGCAATATTTTGTGACGCGATGTAGGCTCGTGTCTGATGTAAAAATTTGCTTAGTTTTTTTGGTCCGCCCTGCACGTTGGTGTCGTACAACATGGCAAATGCCCGTTGCGACGTAAGACTACAGGTTTTTGCAAACGGTACGGCGGTATCAAAATAGAGCTGTCTTGCTAGTGTTCGCTGCACTTTTTGAAACGGGGCATACTGACCCGCTGCCGAAAACTGCAACCGATAACCAGATAGATTAGTGGCTCGACTAGTTATCACGGACTTATTTAATAGCGTTGGAGCGAGAGAACCAAAAATAGAATTAAATTCTACACTGCTGGATTGATTCATTGCAACGCAAAGATTATACAAAGAACCTTTAATCTGGTTAAATTGAATAATACCGAATGCGATTCCATTATTATTATCGTTCGGATTAAACGCTGAGTACAGATTATCCCCGCCCTCGAACGATACTGTTAGTTCTATGATACCGTCGATCAAACCATCTGGTGTTAAGTCCATTGGGTTTGGTGGTGACTGCGGACCGAGTTGTAGGTAGTGAGCAGTATTAGCCAGGTCAACCATCTGAATGATGCTACCGTTATAGCCGATAGCGATGTGTGGAATAATTGGGTTTTGTGGTGTGTCTAAAAACGATTGAATGACCGGTAGCAATGCCGCTTGCGAGATTGATGCGTTTGCTGTGCCAGCCCTGTTTAAAATAAAGTAAGTAGGCTGATACGACCCGCGTCCAGCGTCGTATTTAGCGCCTGGTGCGGCAGGGAAAAACTGTGCCGAAGTTAATACCTCACCAACAGTAATTTGAGACCCGACTGCCGGGGAAAGATTCTGGTAAGCTGATATATTGCTGGCAGATAGTTGGCCCTGCTGAGCGATAAAGTTTTGAAAGCTCTGCGCAAAGCTGGCGCTAGCAGTCAAAGACTGGGACACTATAGCTGGAGGAGTTGCCGGTATCACTTCTTATCGCCCGCCTTTTGCATCTCTTGAATTCTAGTGACTAACTTCTTCTTGGCGTAATTTAACTGTCCTACATTCATCTCTAATTTTTTAGCTAATTGCTTGGCGTTTAACTTCTCTGCGCCACCGTATCCGGTTAGGTGCTCAAATAGTTTCTGGTCTGCAGGAGCTAAGCCGTGATAGATATAGACGATGTTTGAGTCGTCTTCAGCGTTACCCGAAACCGGCAAGGTAGTCAAGCTCTCGATATTCTCAGCGTGGCGAAAAGGTTGAAGCTTCTTGATTGAGGCTTGAGACCATGATAGATGATCAGCTAACTCGTCTATAGTTGGCTCCCGTCCGTGGTGGGCTTCGAGTTCTTTGGTCGCGCTGTTTAATGTATTGATTCGTAAAAGTGCGAGTTCCGGTATTCGCGCGAGGTTCTGACTTTCATAGACGATACGTGAAAGTTTTTGAAGACGGTTAGTAACGTGTGTACCTAAGGATGCGCCGAACTTAGGGTCATAAGAATGGAGTGCCTCGACAGCTAGGCGCCGAGCTTCTATAGTAAGCGGCACTGACGAAATGGCTCCGCTCCATCTACCGACTTCTTTTCCTATCAGAGGCGTTAAATTATCCAGCAGCGGAGACAAGTTTTTGGACGTAGGAGTCTTCTTCCACGTTTTCCACAATTCTACGTCTTTATCTCTATTTATTGGCATATAGTAATTTTAACCACCCACAGGAACTTTACCAAGAACCTTATTTCTATAGTTCATGATAGCTGTGCCCCAGTCCTGGCTTAAATCCGCGTCCACCGGTTGCGAAATATTACCAGACGTTGCAGGATACTCGACAGGTGGCGTAGCCGAAGCAACCGAATAATTCAGAATTTGGTTATAGTATACTGCGCCTAAACCGCTTGAGCTGGTAGCTGCGACAGGGTCTATACGCACACCCTTAGGACCAATAAAGTCAATGTACTGATCTAGTGTGCATATGGGACGAGAACCAGCTATAAGAGCAGACGTAGAGTGCGCTGCTAGTTGCGCGTACAAAGGTTTTAATTGAAAATCTGGCTGGCCGTCTTGAGACGTTGCATTAGATTCTACTGCAGCCGCCTGTGTCTGACCTGGCAGCGGGGCTGTGACATCAAAATAAATATCATCCGGCGTTTGAGGACTATCAGGGTTGTACACACCTAACGCATCACGCCAACTAAATACAGAAACCCGGTTAGCAGGAAGTTGCGCCTGAAAGAATAACTCACTGTAATACTGTGAGGCATTTCCTATGTTTTGGAATGTCTCGCGTATAATCGGGATTGGGGACGCAGGGCTAGCGTCGAGTGTGCCAGCTTGAAAACCCTGTAAAGTATTAACTTGTGTCTGAAGAGGCGTGACAACCGATTGGGCGTTATTGGCGGCGGTTTGTGCGGCATTTAGGTCGGCGCTATCTGTAGCTAATTGTTCTTGCGCCGCGGATACTGCTTGCTGGTCTGCGGTTATAACGTCCTCTGATGCGTTAGCCGCCTGGTCTGCGCGTAACTGAGCTTGTGCTGCAGCAACCGCCGCTTGATCGGCTGTTATAGTGGCAGATGATGACTGCTGAACGCCGGTGAGCGTAGCATTTGCTTCGTCTAAAGCCTGTTGTGCGACCGTTAGATTCGCCTGAGTTAATTGGTAATTAGCGGTATTAATCGCTACGTTGTCTGCGGCTATAACTGACTCGGCGGCATTTACTTTAGTGTCTGCTGCTAACTTTTCTTGCGCGTCTGTTAACTTTTGCTCCGCGGTTTCAACGTCTACCTGCTGTGCATTAAAGTTATACCCGGCCGAAAAATTCGTAAACAAACCAATGTCGTTAGCATAGGCATCAAAGAAATCACTAAACGTTTGCGCGTATGTATACCCGATTTGAGTTGAAAATTCGCTGGGCGATAAAGTATGTGTTACAGTAGTGAAATAGGCAAAGACGTGGTTACCAACTTCTAGATTATCAAAGACCACACCGGGATGACCGGCGCATACGTACGGGTCAAATATGGTTACGACCGCACCAGACTTGGCTTGAGCTTGCATTCGTAGAAGTTCAGAGTCAGCATAAAGCTGATATATGATATTGTTATTAGCTGGAGTATTAGACTGGGATGTTGCCTGTGCTAAATACATAAACCAAGAAGGCGTAGCTTCTCTAGCTACCACTGGACCTAAGAAATACTCCGTTGGCCATATTAGAAAGTTCTTACCAGAACGAATCATGTTTGGCTGATTTATTAAAGCCGCAATTTCTTGTTGTGCGCGCGCAGGAGCGGCGACTGTTGTCGCGTTTAATGCACTGAATCCTGCAGAACCAGACGCATCTGAAAGAATTAACGAAGATATCATTTCATCATTTATGTACGCACGCGTAGGCTGTTGTTGATAATTTTCACCGTAAGCGAACGACTTAATCATAGACGGGTACAAAACGTTACAGGATGGCGGTACACAAAACTGTAACGCCGGCTTAGTAACATAATTCATTAGTCGCACTGGATTGGTGGGTGAAGCGGGACCAGAGCCCGGTGTACCGGCTGTGGTGCTACCGCCGTTTGCAAACTGTGGCGGTCCTTGTACGACGCCGGATAAACTAGTTGTAACAATAGCTGGAGCAGGATTTAGACCAATCTCGTAATAAACCTTTTGGAATATGTTATGAAGAAGTTCCCACATATTACTCGAATTCGCTATGCGATCCCCTTGTTGTGCTAGAGCGGGCATAAATTGCTTTAAAGCTTCATCTGACTGTACAACTTGCATCAACGGAAATAAACTTCCGGGGTATTGACTAAGTTCGGCCTCTAATACGGGCGAGGGCGCGATTCTATTTAAAAAATTATTCTTACGAATCCATCGACTAAAAAAATTTACCGTTACAGATGATTTGTATTGTTCGTAGCAAGACACCCCACAAAGGGCATTCAATAAATTCGATATAAAGTCAAAAGGTCTGGTTATGAATTTTCCGCTTGAATTATCTAGGCCCTGATAAAATAATGCCGCCGGAAAAGTAAACTCCGAGATAGGCATCGGGACTAGCGATGCTGGCGGCTCTATTGATCCTTGAAGAAGATCTCCGTAGTTTGTCATTAGATACGGAAATAACTGAGTAAATATGGAAAAATAATCCACAGCCTGAAACACCATGCTTCGGCCGTTAGACGTATTCTGATACTGCCAGCCGACTATCTCGCCTTCAGCGAGCAACCTGAAATCAGGCGGTTTTCCTGTGGCCTGCGTATAAGCGTTATCTAAGTAAAAAACTTGTACTGGAACCCGGTCCGCCTTTCCTAAACGTATAAGCTCTCTATCAGGAGCGACTTCAATATTTATAGTTGGAAATTGCCATACACCCGAACTAACTGTCACGCTAAGCGTCGGGCAGAATTGGCCAGCCACATAGACGATATAGCTGCCTCTTTGTGGTTGATTTGAGGAAAACTGTAGAGTTGCCATATATGTATGTTAATTTAACTACCGCGTAAAGTCAAGACTGAAGATAAACAAATCGCCGTAGCTATACTACAAACTCTATATACTGGCGACTCCTGTTGAGAAACGTTAGAACTTAGAAGATTAAGATGCGGGGTTGGAATACCTCTAGACGCCAGTTCAGCTGACATTCTTGGATACATGGGGTACAACCCGCTTAACGCGGCGTCTACCACAGTAGTACGTTTGCGCTGACATAATATTCCGGTGTCAGGGAATAACCCAGGATATAAATCGTTTAGGATTCCGGATAAACCCGTAGTCGCCATATAGAACAAAACTGTTCTAGCTATACTAACATTCCAGTTTGAATTAGTACAGTTATTAACGAATGTATTTCGAAATATTTCAGTGTAAGGGTAGTCAGGTTCTGGCGTAAGAATCTGTGTCTCTATAGCCGACAGAGTAGGTGGGGACATCGATGTTTGTAATGACTCAAAACATACAAGTGTTTCAGGTGTGGGAGGCGGAATCTCAAAGCCTAGCGGGTAGGCTAGGGGCGCGTTAAGTGAATTCCATCCGTATATTGGCATAGTTAATTACCTGAAGTGTAGTCTTGCGCGGATGGGTCAGATTCTGGTACTGGTGTATAAGTCCAGTCGTCCATTTGTTGCCCAGTGGTTTCGTCCGCGGGTGGTTCGTTATTATCCTGAGCCGCGTTAGGAGCAAGTCTGGGGGGAACACCCATAGCAGCAGATAGGGTCATAGGAACAAGTTGCGGTGGCTGTATAACTGACACACCAGTAAGCCCTGCCGTAAAACCAGTATTAAGCTGCGTAGGTTGCCAGGTTGGTTGAAGTGTTACATCAACCTGAGTTACAATCATCTGGAAGCTAAAATTGTAAGCCATCTGCATCTCTGCGCGCATTGACTTGCCAACGTTAATCATTGTGCCGGTGACAACCTTGTTATCGTATCGGAGTCTAAGAGTCTGTTGGATATCGGCCATCTTAGACGCACGCAAAACATTATCATATAGAATATCAAACGCGGCAGCCCAGTCATCCTGTTTCGTATTAAATAGCCAACCAGAAAAACTCCAGATTGGAGCGTGTTGCCCGAAAACGTAGGTAACGAAGTCGTCTGATAATACTTCAGATATTTGGTATCGTTCGTCGCGGCGCTCCTCTACTTCTGACAATAGAAAATCTACATAACCAGTTCCGCCGGTTGCTGACCCCAATCCATTATCAGTGCCCATCAAAGCCAGTAACATGGGCTGGGCGTCCGGACTCTTAATAGCCCCAAATAACTGTGGATATAGTTGTGACGGATCTCCCTGAACGTTTATAAACAACCGTGCCTGTGAAGCAATACTGGCGTCACCATTGGAATTATTATACTTTAACTGTGATGCTGGGAACTCAGCATACACACCCTGTTCATTAGATGTGACAGTAAGAACTTGTGTTAGAGGCGTAGCTGAAGCTGTGAGACCGGTGGCTCCGCCTAAAATAGTATTCTGTGGGTTTACTGAATCAGCCATTGGTGGTCGGCGTGTCCTGTGTAATTAGAGGGATAATTCCTTCATTATTAACTACTACTTCAGCGATAGCTTGAATAGGTAAAACACTAACGGCCGGCGTTAATCCACGGCGTGCATTTGCGATTAGAAGTTGAGATATAAAATTTAGAACGTCGACTGGCGAAGGTTTTATAATTATATTCATATTACCATCCGTTATCTGGGTTACTTACGGAATCAAGTGCCGGGCCTAGACCTAAATCGCCTAAAGCCTTAGAAATCAAAATAGCACTATGACCAAACGAGGATACACTATCAGAAAATTCCGCCGAGGATTTCGCGAAAGCTTCCATGTTCGCAGCGGTGCTGGCGCTTCCTTCTGCTCCGGTTCTCGCGACAGCTGCGTTTAGATCTATAACCTTAGTGGGGTCTAATCCCTTTTGGGCTGCTGCCATTGAATAAACTTTTTGGTCAGATTTTCCGACGGCAGCGTGACCCAAACTCTGTCGTAGACCAGCTACGCTGGTCACACCAAACGCGTTCTGTATGCCCTTTTCCTGTGCTGTCTGATTAATGCTTTCGCCGGCTAATGTCGCCGCTATTACATTAGATCGCTTGTCAGCAGAGGTTGCTCCTCTAAAATGTTCTCTAAGACTACGCATTTCCCCATTACTACTACTTCTAACATCGGTCATTAACGCTTCAAACGCGGATCGCTGTTTATTCGTCTTTAAGGTTTTACTGAACTTTCGGAGACTTTGTGCGTCACCAAACATAGCTTCTGCAACCCACTTCTCGGCCTCGTTCTTACCAGTCGCCCCGCCCTCGAATGCTCTATTCGCGAGACCCTGTAGTTGTACAGATTCGGTTGTAGCCGCTTTATTACTCCAAATACCAGACGAATACTTATTCATCTCATTGTAGTTTGCTGACCGCGCTGCGTCGTGCACGGCGTCTATAGATGTAGCGTTTTCTATAGCCGTAAGTTCGCCGGCTGCGCCTCTTTCTCGTGCAACATGCCGCGCTATAAGTTCTGGACTTGTATTATCCTTTGCTGCCTGAAATCCGGCAGAGTGAAGCATTTTAATAGTATTTGGATCAGAAATAAGCGCTGCACGGTATTGCACGGGAATTTTTTGTAAAGCTTCCTGCATAGCAACATCTGTTGATTTATCCTTACTACCAAAAAGGCCGCCTAATACAGTGTCGCCGCTAGTGGCTGATGTCGCCAAAGAAGTACCATAGGCATCAATAAATGCCTGAGTTATCGCCTCTGGAACGTTCTTTTTCTTGAGAGCCGCTATAGCTTTATCGTTTTGTTGATAATTCTGTGTAGCTGTGTTCTTTGACATCGTATCCAAGCGTCGAGCGTTTCTCTTTAATCTAGTCTCTCCTGCTTGTAAACCCGCTATATGTCTTGGTGTGGCAGACATAAGACCCATACCGAGGATACCTTGGATGGGACCCATACCGGGGATACTACTTTGGATGGGACCCATACCTTGGATGGGACCCATACCGAGGATACCTTGGATGGTACCCATATCGATGATACTTTGGATGGGACCGGAGCGTGCTAATAATCCAGGTAGACCGCCTTGCGCCTCTGTAATACTTAATTGCGCCGCGCCTACGCCGTTTCGTGTTAACATTCTATTATACGCACCACCCACTGTAGGGTCGTGAGACAGATTGTTATAACCAGCGTAATCAGCGAAACCGAATGAACGTTTTCCAGCATTTATTCCTATATCGCCAAAATCTTCTACATGTAAGCCCAGAGCAGCGTTACGCTCATTTTGTTCTTTTCCGGCAAGCCAGTCTCCAACTCTAGCGAAACCGGTATTCCACGCTTCTCCGACGGCACTTATACCGGTGGCTCTTGCTATACCGTGTCCTAATCTAGAGAACGCTCCTGGAGCCCGCCGCATCTTCTCAGCATTTTCAACTCTAACTCGTGCGTCTTCATTTTGTGTCTGCTGCATCAAATTCTTATAGGTTTCTGGGTTAGAATATTGATTTACGAATGCCGTAGCTTCCGTACCGGACATGCCGAACGTATGACGCATAGCGGTAGTCAAAGAGATATTATTACCCATCTCTCTTTGAACCATTTTAGCTATCTGTAATTGCATCAACGGCATCATTTCAGGACCGACTGCTTGCGCAAATTGGCTACGAAGTTCTGGCATCTGATTTGCTAGAGCCTGGATATCTGCTGGTCCGTGGATGTTGCCTGTACCGCGGGCGATGACAGAAGATAGAGTTCCGCCGGATGACATTAACTCCTTGATACGGCCGGGGTCCAAGGACAAATTACCGTTAGCTCCGTGCTGTACTAAGAACGGCATTAATTGCGCTAGACCTTGGCCACCTAAAAATCCTGCGGCGGCGTTAGTACGCGACTGGGCGACACCAGATACGCCGCCCAGTAGACCCAGTTGAAGATTTGAAATAGACCCTGTATTAACTGCTTGCTGTGCTTGCGCCAAGGATTGTGCCCCAAAACGCATTCCTTGGAAACCGCTTAGACCGGCGTTTTGAAACGCTAGTGCTCCAGGCATAGCGCCACGTTCCATAACACCTTGGAAATTTGTACCGGCCATTCTAGCAGCGGCGTCCATTCCTCGAACAGCTTCTAGCATCTCCGGTCTACTACCGCCCAGTCGGCGCATTTCTCCCATAAGAGAAATAGAGTGACGAATGTCGGGATCGCCGATTATTCTAGCAAAAGTTCCAACGATCTTGCTAATATCACGAACTGATGAAATAATCTGATCAGCGTTATGCGCCGCATCTAATAGGCCAACATCGCCGGCGTACTGAGTTATATTTACAATATCTCGACGATTAAACATACCATGAGATTGATCGGCTATTTGTCCGGCTGATCTGGCTACGCGCATGGCTCCTGGAAGAGCTAAACCCTGACCGGTGACGTCCATACCCTGGCCACCAACCATATATCTCTGTGAGGCTTGAGAAAGACGTATACCATATCCGTAGTCTCTCAACGCAGGTTGAAACATAGCAGACACAGTACCGTGCAAACCTGGGATAGCGTTCGCAGCAATTCCGCCGATAGCTGCGCCGGTCTGTGCCCCGCTAACACCACCGAAATATCCGCCGATACCTGCGCCGATAACCGTCCCTGCGATGTCTGTGAGAGTTGTAGCACCGGCGTTCATAGCCGCGATCTCTTGTGCGGCTGTATACCTGGCCTGCTGATTGCCGTAATTATAACCCATCATTTCAGGACGGCTGAACATAGACATTTCGGGCATCGCTGGAAATGGTGTATACGGCGTCATGGGGCGTTGACGATAATTACCATAACTTAGCGGTGACGGTGTTATATTACGGAACCCGCCAAGCTGGGGCGGGGTAAGATATTGAAACTGCGGCAAATTCATAGACGTTTGCCCGTTTATACCACCGGCTATGGCTGCGGTTGCGTACGGCATCTGATATGAAGCTGCCAACGCCGGGTTACTAAATGTGATAGCTGGAGGCGTAATTGGAGCTGAAGGCGTAATTGGAGCTGGAGGCGTAATTAAGGTATGGTTATAGCTGGTGTAACTACCATATATATTTGGGGCCATTGCTGGCGTCTGAGAATAGCCAACACCGCCAGACCTGGTTGTGGTGTAGGCGTCAGCACCAATTATATCATTTAAGTCGCGGTCGCTACGGTCTGCCATAGATATCTAATTTTAGCGTTCTCATTAACTTGAGCAAAAATCTGGTATAAGATAATGAAGTCCAAACGTTCGCATTGCGAACTAACCGCGAGTGAATATGAAGAGACGAAGTGTTGAGGCAGCTGTGTACACGGTTGACAGCAAGACAAACGAACCGATTTCTTTTCTCTGCACGGATAAGCGATGCTTGGAGAAGCTAGCCGGCGAAGAGGTTGTCATCGTGCGACTGAACAGCAAAATCATCAACAAGGAGCAGCCGTACTGCATGTCGTGCAGGACGCCGCTGTCCTACTGCTGATGCCTACAGATTTTATGATCGCCACCTGGGTGGGTGCATGTGTGCTGGTCATTTTCGTGATCGACGTCGTCGAAACATACAAAGGGCGCTGATGGTCGGCGCAAGTTGGGACAAATACACAAATCCCATGCTCGTGCGCTATTAGAACGAGAGACCGGTTGTCCTTGACATCGGGCAAGTACCTCTTATATTAATTGTATGACAGAACAAGAACGACTCGCGGCTATGCACTGTCCAGGACATAAGGACATGGCAATGGTCTGTGAGATTTGCGCAGCCAACGAAATGAAAATAGTAGCCGGAGAAGAGCGGGCTAAAATCATAGCCGAATTAAAGGTCGGTGGATTTGAGGACGCGGTTAAGAGTTTAGAAGCAGCGATAACTGTTTCTGGCCGCTAGCTCAATTGGTAGAGCAGACAATCTATAATTGTCTGGTTCCTGGTTCGATCCCAGGGCGGCCAATTAAAACCTTGACTTCGTAGCACGCAGGTGTTATACTAGAGATGTAGCTAGTGTTGCAAAAAGAAGTAAAACCGTAGCAAAAGGAGTAACACAGTGGCACGTGGCCAACCATCCCATATTAAGTGTCGTAGTTGTAAAGGCACGACCGGCCTTTTTCTTACCGGTCGCAGCAAAACCGTAGCAAAGTACGGTAACCGGACCAACGTCGCGTTGCTTGAAGTTAAGCACGTTGGTTGTGGGCGGGCGTTCTGGACCAACCACGAGGAAGCAAAGCTTCTCTCGCAGGTTCAACCGGAACTACCGTCGTTAAATGTAGCCAATGGTTAAGCAGCTCGACCGGAAGATATCTTCCGGTCGCTGCGTAGAAGCTTGGAATGACGTAATCTACACACTATTCTTTTTTTAGCTTTAGGAGATAACAAATGGCAGAAACGATTGCAGTGAATTATACAAACGGTAATACCCCTCTCGATTCAGAACTTACGACCGCTACATTAAATAGCGGGGCGATGACTACTACAGGCATAATAGGTAATATGATTTCAACTTCGAACATTGGCTCAAGCCTCAATTATAACGGCTGGTACGACAGCCATTGGGCTTCGTACCCCTGGTGGGTGACCAGTACGGCTTACTACACCTATGGCATGCTACGTGCGAATGTCATTGATGAAAAGGATAGTTACGTCATTGAGTTAGATGTTCCCGGTGTAAAGGGTAAACACGTCAACGCGTCTGTAACTGCGAGAACTCTTACCGTTACAGTTAATTTCGGCGACAGGGCTGGAAGTGGCGATAGGCTATCTGGTGATCAAACTCGTTTTTTTTATCTGCCAGAAAATGTTAAGCCGACATCGTGCTCAGCAACATTAGACGCCGGTGTGCTGTCATTATCATTCTCACGGAATGCTGGACCGAAAACCCATAAGATTGAAATCGAGACCAAGTAAATGTCTAATCCAACACCTCCGCAGAAGTCGCGCGTCCCCACTATAACCCCCGGTGTTAACGCCGATATAGACCGCTTCATGGGTATGATCCCGCCGGATAATCTTGCAGCACCACTGCCTCCTGTGCTAAAGCAACCGACAGTGCCACTTCCTGATGAGCCTGTGGCAGCACAAGAGTCGACTGTAAAGCCAGAAGAGATTGTGGTTAAGACACCGCATGAAGAATACCTTGAAGCACTAAAGGCCATTAATGTTACGCCAGATCAAGCGGCTAATATCGTCGATAGCCTTATTATACAAGGTTTCTACGAGGAGACGTTTCTTCTGAATAAGAAATTTCCTGTTAAGTTTCGGTCGCGCGACCAAGGCTCTAATCAGCGCATAGATCGCGCGCTAGCGGATCATAAGCCAGAGTATAACTCGTCGTATATGACGCTGGTCGTAACTCATAACATCGCGGCTTCATTAGTTCAATATGGTAAGTTTATATGTCAGCCGTACGTCTCAGACGAAGAGTTTGATAAAACTCTAAAGATGGTTCAGAAAATTCCTCAGCCGATTTTTCAACTTCTAGTAGAGCAGTTATCGAAGTTCGACCAGAAACTATTAACAGTATCTAACTCGGCAGCGGTGATTTCAAATTTTTAGCTCGACCTCTGAATCAAGCTAGGGCGTTTAAGTGGTACAGTGGTCTAACAGAATTTCCTAGCATATATGACGTCTCGTTGGTGGGGATGTTACGCAATGAACTTATTGTAAGATTGTGTTACCATGACAGAGAGCGCCAGGTTACTGAGTTAGACTACTTAGTTAATAGCATCGTGATGACCATAGGCATACCGAAAGAAGACATTCAAAAAAAACTTGCAGCAATGGGTAATTATAAACAACGATATGTCGAAAATTTGTACATGGATAAGTACAATCCAAATTATGAAAAAGCTAAAGAAAAGATCCAAACGAGTGAATCCGACATCGTCAAAAAGGTCGCTGGACTTGGTAGATCGGTCACAAAGCCTGGCACTAAATAAGGTCTTAGACAAAGTAGTCCTGTTAGAGCCGTATGACCTGGTAACTCAGATGTATAAGAGTGTTGGTATTAAAGCCGCGATCAAGACGCTTTTAGAAACACCTGAGGTCTCTGCGCTGCTAGAACTTGCTGTTGATAAATCAGTGCAACAGAAACTTGGAGCACGACTTATATATGAGTCTAAAATTTGTGCTAAGAGTCCTGTATGGACAGTGCCGTCACCATTTGAATACAGTATTAGTTCTTATATCGCCGTGTTACTTACTGTCGCGCCAGAATATAATGACATTGTAGCTCTGTGTATGCTTATATGTAAGGGGCTAGTTATGCCGCATAAAATTTATGCGGAATTAAGTAAATAAGTTTGACTTTGGTTCGTATACGTATTAGTATAAAGTCATAGGAGATAGCAAATGGCAAAGCCAAGTAATTCAGTTCAAACAGAAGTAGTTTATAAGTGTGATAAGTCTGGTCCCGGGTTTTTAACCCAGATTGTAGGCGGACCCGGAAAGCGTCTTAGTTTTAAGTGTGACCATTGTGGACTTACTATGTTTCCGGTCTTCCCTACCATGAGCGTATCCGCCCACGGTAAGACTAAGGTGACCATTGGTCATACTCTTTTATCCGCTAGGCAATTAGGCGTGTCAGAAAGTGTAAAGCCACAGCCAACCAAGGCTAAGTAGAGTGATCGCCAGCGAAGAGGCCGATAGCGGCTTTATTTTATACACGCATTCAAATGACGTAACTACAGCCCTATTCAAACTGGGTTTTAAACCTGATAACCAGTATACTCACGAGAATATAACTCTATTCCGATATACTCTGCCGAATAAAGATATTCTCAAAAATCCTGTTCTCGCCAAGTCTGTTATGGAATCAGCGATGGATCTTAAGCATATTATTAGGCGACTTGCCTTTCCTCTATACACTGTAGGCGATGACACCGGAGTTTTTCAGTGTACAGACGCTACTAGCGATTCATATTTGGGCCTCTCGCGCGATCCGGTGCTGCTCGATGAAATATTACAAAAATCGAGTAATTCTGGTATAAGTATTAGTACAATAACTATCGCTAATTATCAAGACTTATATGATACTCTAAAAGGTTTTCAAGAAAGCGGAATCAAGCACGTTGTACGATTTTTAGACGCAACCATAGTAGAGAAGTACAAGTTAGAAACCGTATTAATTGCAGTAAGTTTTATGCTTGAAGACACGCCACACGACCCGTTAAGTGTAGTTACTGCAACTCCTACAAAAGATTAAGGACCTCCATTGAGGTTTAAATTTTCGATGAGTCTTCCCTTCTGGGAAAAGACTATTGCGTACGTATCACAAAACCCAATTCCAACGTACAACTTTGAAGTTACAGGTGATACTGATTACCAGACTATCACCTGTTCAAGTATTATTAGTGGACTGCTATACACATTAAAATCTAATGAGGTGGCGCCGTCTACTTCTGGGTATACAACTACCCCTGTTGTGATGGGTATGGCTTCACTTTTAGGTGAGTGGACCGATAAAGAATTTACAGACAAGTTGGGGGAGTTATTTAACGCTATTGACTCGGTTATTAGACTATGATGATTGTTTTGTTAGAGGAGTCAGCTTACTCAGCATATGATTTTTGGATCTCGCAAGCTATAGCTCTCAGAGATGACGCTGATCTTGGGTTGTACTCAGTGCATTTCAAGGATGAGACAGACGCACATAAGTATTCAGTACTTATTAGAAAAACTCTAAATATACTATACAGTAACACCGGAGAACTAGATTCCGCAATTCTTGGTGCATGGTTTAATCTATGACTAGATTAAGGTCAGCCATATTTACAAAGATTCAAAAGTATTTAAGTAAACCAAGTAAAAATGAAACGTTCGAAATAAAAGACGGTATTCTGATGCTTAAAAATACTGACTTACCGATACAACATTTGCTCACAGAAATGGGTATTGGTTATACCATCTATGATATAGCCGACAGTGAAGGTGTCTTACCAGAAACTATTCAACAAGCTCTAAAAGATCTAGCCACCATATTTGGTGACGATACTACAAAAAATCCAGCGGAAATAGGTTCTTTTAAGGAACTATTTAAACTATTATATGAAGCTGGATTAGACAGATTAGGACCACGATGAAAATAAAAGAAACCTGTAAGCGCTGTGACAAAGCCGGACATAATACGAAAGTTAAAATCTCAGTTACTATTAATCCGGCGGATCGTGATACATACTTTAAGTTTTCAAGTCAGTACAAGCTTGATCTTATAAGTAAGAGAGATGACAGAGCATCGCAGTTATTTATGCCGCCGTCGAAGTATCCGAAGTCGGCACAAGCTCCACTAGTAATTCCTAATAGTTATGAGAGCCCCTGTGCTCACTGTAAATACGGTGAAGAAACTGTCGGACCTCGTGGGTGCGGTCGGGGTGATAATTGTCTTGCTCTAGCCTGCCATAATTTCCTGACGAGTGGCAATATTAAGAACAACTCAGTTGTTACATCGTTTCTAAAAGGAACTCCGAATTGGGATTTGCCAACAAAGAAATACACAAAGAAAGCTATTGGTACTCCCACTACAGTAGCCGAGTTTGAGAATGCGAAAATCAAAAAAAAGTGAACTGGTAACGTGCGCGGTATACTGCGATCGCGGTAATGGTGATTTTGCTTTATATTCTAACTACGATGTTGAGGTTTCCTGTTATAGCACCATAGTTGCTACTAAAGTAAAATTTAAAGAATTTATTGACAGCGCTAAATACCATGAACTACTGTGTGCTAGTTTTAGTCTGATATACAAATATCAGCGCGGTGAGGATGACGGCGCGGTGAATTGCTTTAATCTAGGACGATGATGAACTGTAACTGTGGTGGGGTTTATAAAATAGGACCCGCTAAACGTTGTACTAAGTGCGGTAAAACAAATAAGCCGGGTGCTATCGCCAAAGAAACAGCATCACTAGAATGTCAGTCTATGATCAAACAATATGGCATTAAGGGTGACCTGTTTCCAAATATAAAATCACGTATAGAAGCTATAGGCGATGCGTCGACTACAGAAGAAGCTGAGCGCTTAGGATCACGCGTTGTTAATGCTATGTTTGCGCAATGCCTAGCCGCGTGGGCTGAGGGCAGGGCTGCTGGGCCAGAGACTCCTGAATCGCTTGAAGTTAAGGCCAAGAAGGCTGAGAGCCTGGCGAAGATGTTACTAAATAAAGATGACGATGCTGGTGCCGAGCGGCAAAAGAAACGCGCTCAAGAATTACGTGAAAAAGCTAAACAAGGACGGCCTGAAGTAATCATAACTGAATCGCCTAAAGGTCGGCGCTGCGGCAAATGTGGTGGTAACGGCCACAACAGCAGAACATGCACAACTCAAACAGGAGATTAATGTCAACTAAGAAGTTCCGTACAACTATTGTACGAACCGAAGCGGAGAACCTTGAACGAGAAGAACTAATACGTAAGGCTGCCGATGGCGATGAGATTGCCTTTGAAACTTACTATAAGCAAAATATTAATCTCCTGCGTTCGATCGTAAATCGATGCCATAGACAGTGGCCGAGAGCTGATGTAGAAAATATCTACCAGGAAGGTCTTATGGGCCTTCTACACGGTATGAAGAAGTACAAATCCGAGAAGCGTAAAACCGGTAGACCCGAATCCTACCTATTTAGTTGGGTGCGTGCCTACGCGCGACGGTATTGCGTACAAAACTACCAAGAAGAATCTAATAAAGTTCCGTACGACGAGATTGCTACGAGTGGTTTCACTACTGCAGAGGACCGAATGGAATACACCGAGCGCTATGGTGATTTTGAAATTCAGGACGCACTTGAGAAATTCTTCAACACACTAAACCCACGTGACCAAGTTATCGCTCGCGGGCGATTATGCTATGATACCAAGCGAACACTTAATTCGATTGGTCGAGAATTAGGTGTTTCTCGTGAGCGAATAAGACAGATTACTATAGGACTAGTATCTAGGTTCAAGATTTTCGCTGAAAGACATGATGTTGATGTTCATTGGACATAAATATGTATAATTTTCGTATAACACCATACTATACTTTCGATAGATTTTTAATAAGCCCGAACTCTGGTAGAAAAAATCTTACCGAAGGTATGTGGTATAGAGCCATAATCGATATGTTTGATTTAATATATCCAGTGGAGTATAGAGAGATTGATGGTCTATTCAATTCTTGGTGGCTAAAGTGAGGTCAAAATGTTACTCGTACAGCAAGCTTTACAGAATGGAACGCATACACTCGATTCGCTAAGCCGTGACTTGGGTATTAGTGCAACACGGCATAGTCAACGTAATAATCTTGTGCTACTGAAGTACGACATGACTGAGTCGCCGATGGACAACCCACTCGTCCAGGAATGTCGTGGATTGATCTTGGACGAAGATAATAACTGGGCCGTGGTCGCGCATCCGTTCAACAAGTTCTTTAACGTTGGTGAGCCCAACGCAGCAAAGATTGATTGGAACACAGCTAGGGTTCAAGAGAAGGTTGACGGCTCATTGATCTTTATGTATTGCTATAACTTCAAGTGGGAGATCTCCTCTTCTGGGATGCCAGATGCTGGCGGAAACATCAACGACTCAGCTACTTCGTTTCGCGAGTTGTTTACTCGAACTTTTCATGAACTGGATATGAAACTCCCGGATCTCGGTCTTGGGTATTATACCTATATGTTCGAGATGATGTCTCCGTTTAATCGTGTGGTTGTTCAGCAGCCAAAAGCTGATATTGTATTTCTTGGTGCGCGAAACAATATCACTGGTCAAGAAATATCTCCAGATGAGTGTGGCTGTAGTGAACGAAACTGGAAGCCGGTTCGTCAGTTTGATCTCAAGACTGAAGCCGATGTTATAGCTACTCTTGAACCTATGAAGGGCCTTGATCAAGAGGGTTATGTTGTTGTGGACGCGAACTTCAATCGAATCAAAGTGAAGTGTCCAGACTACCGCCGTCTTCATAGGCTCCGGGGTAACGGTAATTTATCGCCGAAGGGTATTTTGGATCTTGTTCGTCTCGGTAATACGGATGAGATTCTTGCGTCGTTTCCGGAATTTAGTAAGCCATTTGAACGCGTACAGTCGCGGTATGATGCTCTTGTAGATGAGCTAAATGCTGTTTATGCTGGTATAAGAGACTTGAAGATTCAGAAAGACTTTGCCCTTGAAGCGGTAAAGCACCGGTGCAGTGGCGCACTATTTCAGTTGCGTGCCGGGCGCGTCACAAACGTAAAGCAGTTTTTGTCAACGATGGTGTTGGATAACCTAGCAGACACTCTTGAGTTAAAGAGTTTGGAGTTCTAGTGGCTCAGGTAGCAAAAACACAAAAAGTCAAAGGCCTACTTGCATTAAAGAATTCGACCGTGTGGAGTGACGAAGTTCCGCATTTTCGTGTTATCACAAACGACCTGGAACTAACGAACTTCCTTAAGTGCGGGAAGGGCTTGCGCGATGTAGATTACCCCATATTCGCGCGACCCTGTCCTATCACTCCGCGGCATGGATTTGTTGATTCAACAGTTGTAAACAGTAATAAGGAACTTAAGGCACTTTGGGTAGCTGCACGTAAAGTTGACCCGCAGGCTGAAATGATTCTTATGAAGCCGGTTGATTGCGTTGCATCGGCTATTCTTACTGAAAATAAAATCAGTGTTGGTCCAAGTAACGACGGTGCGACGTCAGGTAAGAATACGGTTAATTTGCCGCTATCTAGTCTTACTGTGGTTAGCGAGTATATCTCAGATTTAGCTGGGGTCAAAGACACAGCATATATCGAAGCGCTATTTCCCAGCGACCATGATGGTCAATTCGCCGTACAGTTGCGGGATGGACCTGCGTGTAAGACAAATGGTAACCAAATACCCAAGACGACTAAGGTGAAGAAGATCGTAACTACCAGTAGCTGTCATGATCTTCTTGCTTGGGAATCACTGATGGCGAAGGCTAAAGCCGGTACTGTTGTATACCACAAAGGCGGAAGTCCCCTATCACACTATTCCGTTCATGCCATCTTGAATGATATACCGGTGATTTTCGACAAGCCGCCAAAGATTGGTAGCGTATTGAAGGCGAGCAAGAATGCCAATAAGCAATCATTTCCGGTAGAAACTTGTAAAGGCATACATGACGGATTCTCAACACAGCTGTGTGTTAAGGATTGTGGTAAAGTCCTTACATTTGCTGTGATGAGTGCACATCATGCTCTTGCTATGATGAACGACCAGGAAGGTAGTTATCTTGTTGGCGTTGGCGCAGCGCTAATGGTTAGATTAGCTTATACCGCGTGCCTCGGCGAGAATCGGTATTTTACGCATAGGGGTAGTAGAGATGGAATTTACAAGAAGGTCTTAACCAAGTACGCCGACAACCGAAAGAGGATGGTACAAGCATATAAGAACTTTAATCTTGATGATGATGATGACTATTTCGATGTTGGTGGTGCCCCTTGGCGATTATGCGCAAAGACGGCAATACAGTTAGAAAATAGTCTAATAGCATACAGCAAAAAGCCGAATAGAAAAACACTTGAAAAGACTGTGGCAATCATGCATAATCTTATCAATTGTACCCATAATAATGGATATCTATTCGATAAGTTTGACGGGTACGGTTATCGTTGTGCGAATACGTTTGATCAACATGCAGACGGTGATCCTAACGCCGTATTAGATAGTGCTAAGAATTACTATGAGTGGAAACAGTCGTTTCATGTTAGCAAGCATGTTAACCCCAGGAAGATGAAACCGGTGATGGCAATATGATTAATAAGTTTGAAAATACTGTAAAGAAGATAGAGGAGAGATTATCGACACCGACGTCTACCACAACTAAGCCCGCTATAACCTGGAGTCAGATGGACCACGAAGGTGGTGTCACCGAAACTTCGACTGGTGATCGTATCGTATCGGAGAAGTTCGATAAGTCTAGTAAGGTTGAAGTGATTGAGGAGGATTGGCCTACCGAGGTAAAGAGTTCGACACCTGCGCGCGATAACGGCGGCTGGAATAGTAGTAAAGTCTACAGCGGTTTTAGTTTTGCAAAAGACTGCCATAAGGTATATAGCCCGGATAAGCACTCTCCACTATTTACTATAAGTAAATCCAAGATATATCCTGGTAGGTTGTCTGAGCTATCGGACAGCGGTTCGTGGAATCTCGTGATTGATTGTGCTAATGGCCAATATCGTAGTGGTGGGTATTACGCCCCCATGGAGTATCAGGATCTGGAAAAGTATGTTATTCCTGTCATTACGCTTCCGTGGGAAGACATGTCACCTCCGCCTGTGCAGCCAGAATTCTGGATCAATCTCGTTAAGAGACTGCCGCCAGGTAACATTGGCGTTGGTTGCGTTGGTGGTCATGGTCGTACTGGTACCGCTATTGCGGCTATGTTAATATGTAGTACAAGTAAAAATGCTACTCAGGCTATCCGTTGGGTGCGTAGGGAATACTGCGAAAGCGCCATCGAAAATGATGCGCAGGAGAAGTATCTATTTGTACTTGAAAAGAAGCTAGGACGTAAGTAATAAACCTGTACAAGGATGTTATCATCCGACGTACAATTTTGAGACAAATGCTTACTGGCTATAAAGATACGTTCTGTGTTACTGTCGATGACAGGGCACCTAGTTGTGCTATTACTACTAGGATTAACAAACAAGAAATAACGCATAAAAGCGTGGTGGGATTCAACACAAAGGAATCCAGTTTTAAATATATAGATCTTTGCATCGAAATGTTTGAGACTATATATTATGGGCGATACAGTAAACTAGACTACGAACATCTAAACAGATTTGAGATAAAATGATACGACAAATTATTATCTGGCCTGATAAGCGTTTAACGCAACTCGCTGAGCCAGTTACAGAATTTAATGATGAACTAAAGCAACTTGCTGATGACCTGGTTGAGACCATGGTGGCCTATGATGGTAAGGGTTTGGCGGCGACTCAGGTCGGCGTCATGAAGAGCGTGATTGTGGTTAGTATGGACAACAAGCCCACAGTTTTTGTTAATCCCGCGTATTCTTCCGAAAAGGGTGAAAAACAAACACTACAAGAGGGTTGCCTTTCAGTTCCTAATGTTTTTGAACGCATTGAACGGCTGTCTGACGTCCGCGTTATCGCGCAAGATGTACTAGGTAACGACATGCCGCCGATGTATCTAAAGGGATACGACGCTGTCGCCGTGCAGCACGAGTGTGATCATCTTGAGGGCAAGATGTTTACCGATTATATTAGCTCGCTGAAGAGAAGTCTTATTAAATCAAAGATGAAGAAATACAAGAGGTAATATGAAGTACGTAATTGCGGCAGTAGCTATTCTGTGGGCCGGGTGTATTACTGTCAAATTTTCACCTCTACCGGTTGTATTAAGCTGGGGTGGTATAACACCAGATGCTAATCTTGTTAAAGTTAAGAACCCGGGCACGGACGGTGGAGTCGCTGAGATACATAAATGTCTGAAACAAAACTAAAGTTGATGTTCGCCGCTATATTTGGCATAATAATTATTATCGCGGTTGTGATGACCCTCGTTGCTATATCCAGTGAGGAAGTTCCAATTACTGATAGGCGCGGTAAAGTTGTGCATATATACGTCTGCGATAAATATAACGGCTCATGCGACGATGACGCAGCACAAGTATTTATTGTACACGAACCGGATGGAGGATAAAATGTCACCAGTAGTTTGGATCACTGCACTAATCATGCATGCATACCCGATTTTTACACAGCAACAAGCTATTCATTTGGCCGAAAACGCTGTGGTAGTTTGCGAAGCAACGGTTGGTGAAGTCGAGACCAGACCTTTCATGAAATGTATCTTAGATACTATTCCTGGCGTTGTTGATTCGGCAACGAGAAATGAATGAAAGTAGCCAGGTTTTGGGTATTCTGGCAGCAAACTTCTATGCAACCTCACGGCTATAAAATATGGTACTATAACCATGACAATACTCAGGTTAGTCATTATTATAGCAACAACGAGGGCATAACATTAGCCTATGTTTTTGCGGTTAACAAGATGTTCGATAGTTTATACTACAGAAAAACAACCGAGACGTACACGACCGCAGATTGGGTTCTATGAACGGTTTTGCGTTATTATGGAATAAGGAGAAGGGAAACTACAGTGTGCGCTTTAGTAATAATGTTAATACTAAGACTAACCCAGCGAATTGGGCTATTCTATTTAGTCGACACGATAATCCAATCAGACGGTACATGTATATGAGCGCTCTCACCGACATGTTCGATATAGTTTATGCCCGCATCAATAATGACTATGATCGTCGGATATGGATACTAAGATGAAAGGTTTCGCTCTGTGTCTAACACAAGAGTACTTTGAACACAGATATTACGGGCTTCGCGTACTGACTCGTGACACAAAAATGAATATAGATAAAGCCCCTATTTCATCAGTACCACATAATCTCGGCCCTCCGAATATTAAAGAGTACATTGAAGCGTGTAATATAGTGTTTGATAGAATTTACGCACGTGTAGAATTACCACCCGTTAGACGGTGGTTAGTTTAAGGAATAAGATGGAATTTCAGACACTATATAAGAAAACTTCAACTAATGCGACACAAAGCTGGACTGTATCCACAGCAGATAATATTATTACTACTCGTTGGGGACAAGTAGACGGTAAAATCCAGGAGACCTCGGAAACAATCAAAGAGGGCAAGAATCTTGGAAAGAAAAACGCAACAACTGCGATTCAGCAGGCCGAGTTTCAAGCCAAGTCGCTTTGGGAAAAGAAGCTTAAGTCTGGATACGTAAAGAGTATCGAAGATGCTAAAGCTGGTAAGGTCGACAAAATTATTAAGGGCGGCGTATCACCGATGCTTGCGCAGAAGTTTTCTGAGCGTGGCCAAAAGATTATCTACCCTGCGGCAGCGCAACCTAAACTCGACGGACACCGCTGTATTGCTATCCTTAAGAACGGTAAATGCACTCTTTGGAGTCGTAAACGTCAAGCGATTACGGGTTTACCACATATAAATAAGGAGATCGAGGATAATTTTACCGGCGGTGTAATACTCGACGGTGAATGTTATAACCACGCTTACAAACATAACTTCGAAGTTCTTAGTAGTTTTATTCGATCAAAGACACCGAAGCCTGGCTGTGAGGTTGTGCAATATCATGTGTACGATACTATAAATAATCTACCGTACAACGAACGACTGCAACTAATAAAGACTTTTCCGTTTGTTAATAAGTACCTCAAGCGTGTTAAGACTCGTTTAGTTAACGATGAAGACGAACTCATGCTCGCGTTTGAAGAGTTTCTTTTGGATGGGTATGAAGGTGCTATGGCCAGAAACTTGGCTAGCGTATATGAAGTTGGTAAGCGCTCTAATGATCTCCAGAAGATAAAAAAGTTCGATGATACAGAAGTCCTGATCACTGGTGTGAAAGAAGGTCACGGAAAACTTGCCGGTCATGCTATATTTCTTTGTGAAACATACAAAAAGGTTCCGTTCGAAGCAAAGATGCGCGGTGAGATTAGTAAATTGAAAGAGTATTTTGACCACCCAGAAACTGTAATTGGTGAGAAACTTACTATTAAGCATCAGGGCTGGACGAAGGATAATAAACCCAGATTCGTCGTAGCTTGGCGACTACGTGAGGATATATGATATTTGGACCAGAAGATAATGACGACATGGAAGATTACGATGATGAAAATGAAGAAGACCCGGATGACATCTGGACCGATGATCTTGTGGAAGACTAATGACGTTCGGGGATATTAATTTCTCGTTCGTGACCACTAGATTTCCTTATTTCTGGATAGAACATCTGCCAGAATATTTTTCGACGTCTAGTTATGTCGACAACTTTATCGAGGAACATCCTTCAGGTTACGCAGCGGCGGTTATTGATATGTTTGATCGTGTTTACACTCGCCATGAACTCCGGCTGTCTGAGAGTATCTCTGTTCCGGTTTGCTGGTGTTTTAAATAGGAGGTTACAGTGTCAAGAACGTTAAAAAAGAACATTAATAAGCTGAAGCCGCGTAATCATATCACCAAAGAAATGATTACCAATAAGCGTAAAACTGGGCCACATACTGACCGTAAGAAGCAGGCGTCGAAGGATGCTTGTGACGAGTTCGAGATCGACGAGCCTGTGTGTGCAGACTGTGGAGGGCCATACATCCAAGGAAGTAGCGAGAGTTGTGATAATGCGTTCCACCGTTGTCGTGATTGCATCTACGACGACTGGGGCGATTTGGTCGACAAGTGTGTTGCTTGTGGGCTTGCGTCTGATTTCTTGGAAGACGATATGCCCGCTGTTGACGGAGAAGATTTCTAATATGAAAAAAGAACTCGATGAAGAGTTGTGTAAGAAGTATCCAAATCTGTACCGCGACAGAAACGAGCCGCCAAGTAAGAGCTGTCTTCATTGGGGATTTCCCCGTGATGGCTGGTTCGAGTTAATCGATAAGGCATCAGCAGTCCTTGAGGCCGAGATTCTCAAACTTCCAGAGGAGCAAAGAATCGATTACCGCGCCTCTCAAGTTAAAGAGAAGTTTGGAACATTGCGGTTCTACCTACACAACGAAACAGACGCGATGCGTGCTGCAATAAGGGTAGCTGAAAGCGAATCAGCGAAGACTTGTGAGCAGTGTGGTCATCCTGGTCAGTTGGACAAAACTCGTCCGTGGATGCTTACGCTTTGTTCACAGTGTAGTTCTGCAAGAAATTCTGGATAAATATGACAATATTTCTTATAGCGATGGTACTACTTCTTAGTGGTGTACTGCTGGCCGCTGTTCTTGGTGTTCCAGGTGAGCGTAAACGAAAATCCAAGGCCGCTCAACTCATAGAAGCTATAATGATAAACTACGAATATCTTAACGCTATTCACGTTGCCACTATGACCGATATGTGTAGGTGGGAGACACTTAAGAGACAAGCAGAACAAATGCTACTGTACAATGAAATCGCTAAAACTATACCGGGATTTCCCACTTTGTCCGTCGGGTATGAAAGAGGAACTAGGAACATTATTTCGCTCCTCGAACAGCATGAAGCAAAGCCTACTGAAACACCGGTAAAGAAACAAAAGAAGCCGATGCCGTCGTATTTGCAGTTAGTTAAAAATGATCAGCTGAACTGATCTGGAGAAAATAATTTATATGTTTACAGCTATTTTGTTTGCAGCACTGGCGTCATCTCCCGTTGTTGTCGATCAAGCGCATCTACTAAACGACGAGCAGACGCTGGCAGTTCAGAAGGAGTTTAGCGAAATTCAGAAGGACGACCATGTAACCATGGGTCTATTTACATTGCCCACGTCCACCGACATCAAGAGTCAGGCGTATCAGGCTATTAACCAGTTTGACCTCGGTCCTAATAGCGTTGTGATGCTTGTGTCTATGCAGCCTAGGAAGATTTATATTCAGCCTGGGACGCAACTCGCTAGCAGGTTCTCTTCATCGACCGTTGACAGTCTCGTCAAGTCGTCGATGGTACCTGCTATGGGTAGCGGTCGGTATGGAGACGGTATCATTCGCGGTGTCAAGGCCGTGCGTAGTACACTAGAGGATTCCTGGCATCTCGGCTGGTGGCTATTCGGGCTACTGATTGTGGGTTTGCTTGGCTATCTGTTCTGGCGGCGCACTGAGGTTATCGTTGTGCGAACACGTTTTATCAACATGCACCAAACGGGGTCCTATTCGGCGTCTGGGGCTCGGCCTGTTAGCCGCTATACTCGTCGCGAGTCTAGTGGTGGTACTACCGTTATCAACAATAATACCGGCGACGGCTTTATTGAAGGCATGCTTATCGGTGACATGCTCAACAATCGAGGCAGTCAGTCTGTTCCCGCGGTGCAACCGAGTGCTCCTTCACCTAGCTATCAGGATGGCGGTAGCCTAGGAGGCGGTGGCGCTAGTTTCGACGATGCTCCTGATACTTCCGGTGGTGGTAGTGATTTTGGCGATACTTCCGGTGGCGGCTCTAGCTTCAGCGATGACTCGGGCAGCGGATCTGATGTCGGTGATTCCAGCAGCGGCGGCTCCGATTTCGGCGGTGGCTCTGACTCCGGTGGTAGTTTTGACGGCGGAAGTAGCGGCGGTGGTAGCGACTTCTAAACTACTGCCTAGTTAATTAGAGGGCCCTCTAGCGAAAGTTAGAGGGCCTTTTTAATTGGAGTTATAAGAATGAAAGCCTTTTGGGTCGATGTGCGCCCGACGAATAGGGATATGCGTTATTGGTTTACTGCTGACTTGAGTCTTGCTGCATCAGGAGTAGTATATATGACGGAAATAATCCCGCGTACTTTACAAGACAAATATTATAAACTATGTTGCGGGATGTTTAATAGAATATACGCACCGTTGTCTGATAAGTATCAGGTTAAAAATAGTTTGCGCGGATGGATACTACTATGAAAACCACTAAAATAACGTACATCATAGAATCAAGAAGTAATCTACCAAGTAATAAGTGGCATACTGTATTTCAAGGAACGAGTTCCGTTCGTGCGCACCAGGAGTATAAGCGAATATGTAGACGAGACCCGTTCATGAACCATAAGTTCAGCGTTACTACGACGACAACTGTTGAGCTAGCGAGGACCGAATGAAGCTCCTAAACAGGGCTCTGTATACCGGAACCGAGTGGTTATATAACAAGATCTACCCAGATAACAGAGATAAGCCCGAGCAAATCGAATTGTTTGATGGCGACTCCAAAGTACTACACGGCACGAAGTTGACTCGGAGTGGTAATAGAATTCTAGTTACGAGTGAGGGTAAGGAATTCGTTATCTTCATAGGAAGCAAGGAAAAGATTGTTGGCTTTAGAAAATAATATAGACTAGAGAGAATGTCCTAGCCGGGACATTTTCTTTAGCTTACATAATACCACAAAATGTGGTATAAGAATATGAGCTTCTAATGTAGTATTTTACCCACAACCAAGGAGTACTAAATGCGCAACTTGACTGAGCTGCTGAACATGCCGTACTACCCGGGACACACCGAAGATTGCCCTGTGTTACAAGGCGTTCAGATTTGTGATTGCGGCGCGTCTTTGGCCACGGCGCTGATGATTGTTGCCGAGAGGGAAGCTGCACCACGGCAACAGGATCAATTGTTGCCGGCTCGATCGGAACTCTGCACCGAGCGCTAACGTGACCCGTACAGAATACTGGGTCATGCGTGAGGAAGATATCCCTCGCGAGCGCGGTGGCCTAGTGGTTCATGTACGAAACATTCCAGTCATTGCGATGGAGACGTCGTATGATGACGCACTAGGTTCACTGGCGGAGTTCACGCGGCTGAATCCCCAGTTTGCTGGGTCGTACACGATTGTAACCCTAACTCTTGAGACATCGAGGAAACCATGAAATTAGCGGAGGAGTTGGCAAAGGCTGTTCTTCAAGCGTTCTTCAAGAATGGTGATTTCAGAGATATGACAACCGGCGATAGGCCGCTGGCTGTCGCAGCGGCAGAGAAGGTGCTGGAACAGAAAGCCGAGGAAGAGATCGCAGACCTGAATAAACCGGTTGGTGAACAGGTCTTCGAGTTTCAGCCAGACTCGGACGTCCTGTTCGACTCTGAAATTGTTGCCAAGCGCTGTGAAAACTGTGGCGACCCTGCGACGTGCGGGGAGAGGTGTTCGGCCTGCTGTACTGGTTGTGCAAACGACGCGGTTGACGCCGACCGGTTATATAAAGGAGCCCGCAAATGAAAATCGGACGAAACGACCCGTGTCACTGCGGAAGTGGCGTGAAGTACAAGAAGTGTCACTGGTGGAAGGAGAGCCAGAAGAATGTCCCGGATCGTGGGGCGGAGAAGCGTACCGCAAACAGGACCGGAAGTTCGATTCGCAACATGTTGGCTCTGATTCCGTTCATCGGAATTGGTAGTCGCTAATAATAACAACCTTGTCCGTCCGGCGCCGGTTTGGCGGTGGATTGATCTGACTGCGAAGGTCCTGGATTCAGATCCCAGGACTGGACCGGACGGACATCTTTTCAAACGGAGGAAACATGTCGACGAAGGCAGAGCGAGTGAAGCTGGGAGAGTGTGTGAGTTGCCCGAAACAGGCGCACGTTGACGAAAAGACTGGCAAGCGGCGGCGCGCTTGTCCCGCGTGTCTCGCAAAAAACAAGGCACGACCCGATAAGAAGATTGACAAGTGGGCTGGAATGGACGATGCATGGTGAAAACAAGCTTCTACTGTCTGCACTGCAAAAATACGTGGGAGTTGCCGGCGTGTCTGGTTCATCCCACAAATAAACCAGGCAAGGGCTGGATAAACTGCGATAAGTGTCACTGCGCCTGTCCAGAGTGTGGCGGACAGACAATCTACCAGAGGAACGTAAATGTCGAGACAAATAATACCGCAAATCTGGTGTGAGATTCCAGAGTGGGTGATTAAGAAAGCGTTGAGAGACCCGCTGGGCGAGGACGATAGTCTCACGTGTACAATTTTTGTTTTCTTAGACCCGCACAAGAAAGCTCTTGAAACCGCAAAGCAGTGGCGACGAAACTGGTGGTATTCTCCGTGGTCCGCAAATAGACCCGACGGCGATCCTGGTTGGACACCAGATATGCCAGAAGAAGCCGAACGGTGGTTAAAAAACCAAGGGACATGGAGGACAAAATGAACAAGCCTACTTGTCAGCGCGCGGCGGAACATAACTGCACGAATCCTGTAGAAGTACGGTGCGTGGTTTGTGAAGCCTTTCTCTGCAAACGATGTCATGACAGCACTGGGTGTAACGGTCATGAAGTAAGTCAGGACCGAGAGATTCTGAAAAGCGTGTTAAGCGAACATATTAACACGATGATCGTCACGAGTACTGACTTCATCGCGGCTAAGGCGGCGTGGAATAAGGCCGTTGTCGCGATAAACGCAGCTATCGTCAAACGCAACAAAATTGAAGAAGGCTGGCCAGAAGCTGCGGCAACTTTTGCTGAAGCAAAGAAAACACTTGCGATCCAGGTCGGTTGGACTTGGTAAGGAGTAGTATGCCGTATCCGGTGCTGTTTTATCTTGGTTGCATCATACTTGGGTTGGTCGCCACGTTCAGGCCGCTATGGTTGGCGTATCTGATGCTCTGCATGTTGTTGTCCTTACTGGCAGGGATGACTTGGTATCTATTCTACCTCCTCATATACTGGTTGTGCGGCAAAGACCCTAGGTGGCCATGAACCTCGAAGATCTTCTAACGGAACGCGAAAAAAATAAGAAGTATCTTCCTGGGGAATATCATCGCGGCTTTGACGAAGCACTCGCGATGATGATTCGTAAATCACAGGAAGAGGGAAACGAGGTCTACACTCGTTGTAACAGATGTTTGGATTTTCTGATTGATGGTAGGTGTCCGAAGAAGTTTTTGCCGTGCTTCGGAAATACGTTTGACACTAAATAGGAGTAACATGACAACCAAAAAGAAGACAGCAAAGAAGTCACCGAAGAAGTTCAAGTCTGTGGAAGTTGCGATGACGCAGACTGAAACAAACCTCGTGAGGACGCTTAACGAGAGTTTTGACGCGCTCTACGTAGCCGTCACCGATGGCGTAAATCGATTAGAAGACCGGGTCGAGGAAGTCGAACTTGCTCTCGCCGATGTCATCACGAAGGACTGCTGCGCCACGCATAGAGAAGAAAAGGCCGTTGAAACGCCGGAGCCTCAAGTGTGCATTCTTTGCGGTAAACCTGCTACTGTTGTAGAACAATACGAAAAGTGCGGCCAGGAGTACTTAGTCTGCTCTAAGCACAGGACAAGGTCGAGACCCATTCTGGCGGATACGGCCGCGGCGCAGGCCAAAATCGACCCGTTCGAAGCTGCGCCGATCAGTGGCGTGGAAGAAGACGGAAGTTGGAAAGACAGGCTGGATAACGATCTTCGTGCCAGCAAAGCGCCCGTCTTCTGTCCGTATTGCAACAAGACGGTGTACGTCGGGAACGATAAGTGCAAGTTTCCGAGGAATCATCACAGTCGGTAGGCCGCGTACTAAACCAAGAGCCCCAGATTCTTTGGGGCCTTGTTTTCTAGACTGGAATAAATGAGATTTAAATTAATGTCTTTTACTGATAAAAGTTGTGGATGGTGCGTGTCTATTTTTATAGATAGCAATACTAATACTGACGAATACTACATAACGCCGTTCAGCCGGAGAAGTTTGTTACCAGAGAAATATTTTGAACTGTGCTCAAGTATGTTTAATACCGTGTACAAGATACATCTGATAAATGAAGATGAGTTCGGCGACAAGTTACCGCCCAACAGCTGGGAACTATACTAAATGCGCAGACAATATTACTGGTGGGATCAAATGGGTCCGGACAGTAGGATGCGGTTCTATCCATATGCTTCCCGTAACTTAATTTACCTGGAATTGATGACGTGTATGCTTGACCATATTTACCAACGCGACGTTGGCGGTAGTGGTGTTTTTATATTGGAGTAAAATGAAAACAAGTTTTGTTATTAAATCTAGACAGAGATTTTCAATCTCGTATGACGATACAGGCAGCTGTGCAGACTGGATGAAATATCATAATGAATTAGTATTTCCGATGCTCAGTTTAATTTACCGGTTTGATAGTTTACTATGGATATTACTATGAACTTTACTATACGAAACTACAAAAAGTACATGGATAGGTGGTTTTGGGATTACTTGACGTTTGCTGAGCGAAGAGATCTTGATTTTAAACTTCCGTTTACGGATGCCGCCGAATGTAGTAGTTACTTCAGTCTTTGTGTCGACATGTTTGACACCGTTTATAAGCGAGCGGGGACTGAATTTCTGACGATGGATGGCGTATCTTTATGGGAATTAAAATGAAAGTTCTAATTTTGTTGCTCCTAACTTCTTGTGGCAGTGCTTTTGAGTATGGTCCGGACGACGGCGGAAATATTTGTAATGGATCAGTGATACCGGACGGCGCCGTGTGTTGTAGTCCTGGCGAGATGTTGTCGGGTGATTACTGCCCAGAGAATTATGTCTGCTGCTCGATTGGGTGTGTGCAGTCTACTGAAGTTGATGTTGTAAATAGCACAGGAATTGAGAGTTGTGACTAATGGCTAACTATATGTATATCACGAACCCGGAACGTTGTCGCTGGGCTCCTGTCGCGAAATTTATTGTGGGTACAGATCCTATTTACGGTGTCATATTTTATCCTAGGACACGCGTCGACGCAAGCGAGTACGCAAAACTGTGTGTAGACATGTTTGATTTGGTGTACGCAAGAGTGCACAATAACCCGTCGTATAAATTCATGTTAATATGAAAACAACCATACAAATAAATAAACTAGACGCGCATACGGTTATATTTTACGGCTACGTCATTAATGACATCGGGCAGATTCTTTGTGAATACACTTTGAACCCGCATAGCCGCGAATATAAATACTATCATGCTTGCGCTGACATGTTCTCCTTACTATACAATAGATACCTAAATCTTGATGATAGAAAGTTTGTGTTAAAATGAAAACTATATTAACATCCTGGAACACGGGTGGCTCTACAGTATTTTTCTACATGTATCTTGATAACCACGCGTGGGGGCAGACTACGATGAATACGTCGACTACTTTAAAGCCTGTTTAAAAATGTTTAGACGCATTTATAGAAATTTAGATAATGACAAATCTGCGGCGTTCGTACTGGAATAAAATGAAAACAACTCTAAAAATATATACGTGTACCGATTACGGGGTAGCGAAACGTGGGTTCTATATGTATCTAGACACCTTATCGAGGGATTTTTGGATGCCGTCGACACCGGAGTTTAAAGACTATCATGATGCTTGTCAGCGTATGTTTCATAGGATCTACAGAAGTGCCGAAGATAATTCTGATAGACTATTCGTACTGGAATAAAAATGAATAAACGTAAACTAATTCAGTTAGACACATGGCGCGGCAAAGACGGGCTCATTCACTTCTACCCAGAGACGACCGGAAATGGCGATGTCGAGTTAGTAAGAAGCTATCAACTAGCGTGTATTTATACATTCGAGCATATCTATGCCTATTTCAGTAACCGAAATGATCTCGGATTTGTTCTGTACTAATTATGAAATTTGAACTTTATTGTGATTTCAAAAAAAAACCATTAGAATTTTTTCCGTCCATAATTAAAAATAGAACTAATTGGGCATATATTAACACCCGTGATTATGAGCCTGAATACAAATACCTAAAGGCCGCTAATGAAATGTTTGACTTAATATATACGCGCCGGACGACGAAGACAGTATGGTTTAATCTATGACAACAACAATAAAAATATGGCCAGAAAAACCTTACAGTTCGTTTAGGCCATTCTATGTGGACGATGCCGGTAACCTTATAGGCTACTACACTCTTAAGGCGTCACTGCCAAAAGAATATAAGTACATAGATGCCTGCCGGGTGATGTTTGAAAGAATATATGTGTATAAAGATAACAACTATAATGGCTTATTTGACTTGGTGTAATCATGAAACGAGTTTGTGAAAATTGTGGTAAGGCCGCTGTGTTTACAGCCAAAGGCGGCAAGGCACATACAGACGACACACATACACTCTGCCAGAAATGTTGGCGCGACTTGCTAAATATTAACAGGAGTCTTGAAATGAAAAGCGGCGAGGTCACAAGGCGATGAAGATAAAGATTACCGAATTATACGTATGGCCATCCTCACAGATTACTGGTGGGGTGTATTTTACGTATACCGCTGTGTCTACGGCTAGTCGAACGTACGAAAAAGCCTGTATCGATATGTTTGATTTGGTGTACAACCGTACTGATGACGCGTTCGAGTTTGTTACATCTTGGAGTATACGATGACAGAAAACTATATAGCTATGAAATACTATAATGACGAGGTAAATTTCTACAGCGACGGAGGATTTTATTGGAATATAAGAATTCTATTTCAAACTGGATATAATCACGGAGAAAAATATTTTAAAATCGCAGAAGAAATGTTCGACCGTGTTTATGCGAGAATACCATCTGAGCGAGAGCAGTATGCCTGTTGGAGTAAAGTGTGAACAAATATTATAACTTCTTTCAGATTGCATGTTATGCTAATTATTCGGTGCACTGCTATAATAGTGGAAAAAATATGGGTAGCCTTGTAAATTTCAAAATCAAACAGGAACGGACGATGTACTACCTTATGTGTGAAGCAATGTTTAATACCGTGTATGACGTGACAGAAACTTATAGTGGAAAATTTAGTCGATGGTGCCTGGAATGAAAACCAAAATTCCTATAAAGAAATTCACAGAGGACGTCACGAAGTCGTGGGAAGAGAACTACAGGAGACTTGTAGAACACCGTGAAGAAGAGACGGCGTTCTTAATTAAGACAATTGAAGAACTCGAAACGCGTATGGAAAACTGTAGAAGCTGTTCCTCTCTTCTAGCAGCGGACGAGTGTGCACGATCTGGGCATACTCCCTGTACTCATCCATTTGGGTGTGACTGCGGGTATATGCCAAAGGGTTCGGTTGTATGTTCTCGGTGCGATGAGGTTATATAATGAACCAAAAACCTAATACGTGGTTTTCGTGTGGAACACGGGCGACACCACATATAGTTAAATTATGTAGCAACACGAGTACTAACACCCCACGCTGGAACACGTTTGTTACATTCGAGGAAGTAGGGGACGCAAAAAAATATCAGGATATAGTAATTGATATGTTTAGTCTAATATACATAAGAAATTTTGGTTATAGCCGAGACGACTACGCAAACTGGGATAGATAATATGAAGAAACCAATAAAAGGATATGTTCACGAACCGGTGTACTCATACACTGATGTTATACACTATCTTGAAAAGAAGTATAAGTTTAATAGTCGGGATTTTGCTAACAAGCACGGTGGTGACTCCGAGAGTGATCGGCCATATCAGGATTTTTGGCACTGGGTAGTTGGTAATGACGACGAAATTCGTAATGGTAGTTATACAGGTATCTGCGTCGATTACTTCCTAGAAAATTCGGATACGCCTGATTGGGTCAAAACTATTCTTGGATATTTCAAAAAAGAGTTTCCGGAAGATAGCGAGTACATGGAGATGTGGGTCGAATGGTGACTATTGATAACAAGCCATGGTTTGCTTTAGATAATTACTTATGTGTGGTTGGGTACGCTACCCACATAGACAGTCATTGGCCAACTAATATAAATTTTAAACACAAAAAAAGCGCGTTTGTGTATTACACCGCCATTTGCGACATGTTTAATAAGCTGTACTCATTTCGCGGCGCGCGCACTGGTAGCAACGTTATAAATTGGTATATATGATTAAACATGGGATGTTTGCTATAAATTACGAAGGGCGTGACGTCATGTACTACAACAGTATAGACGATGATCGGTCAGCCTACACAAATTTTAAAACCGACAAACAAAGTGAAAAATACTATAGACTTGTAGTAAATATGCTTGATCGCGTGTATATAAGATGTATTGTACTAGAGCATAGTACTTATTGGGAATTTAAATGAAAAATGTGTTTATTCGGTTTGTAATTACGTTATCCATATTGACGCTGATACCGGTTGGTGTGACAGCTATTCTGTTTGGTGTGTCATACTTAATATCTCTTATTGGTGTAGACGCGTCGATATGTCTGTTGGTTAGCGTCGGTGTGTCTCTATGGATGGCCATAGACAAGAAGTCTTTTAAATAAGGAGTAACATGCATCAGTTTTGGAAAAATTATTTGGATGCTCTAAGCGACTTTACCGTAAGAATTGCGGTCGTTGTCGTTTTTGTTTTAATGACAGCAGTCTGCGTTGTGCCGACTGTATATGCAATTTTCCTCTTTGCGCACGGGCATTCTGTTTATGGTGCCTTAAGCAGCGTAGGAGCATTTATGTGTTTTGCCGCTGTTGGTGCGGTATGGGAAACCTGGATTAAATAACGTGATATGGGATATATGGATAGAAGACTGGGGCGCAGGCCAGAAGAAATTAGGGTTTGGCACCTCAGATGCTCTGAACGATAAAAAATTAGTAATGAATGACTGCGACGTAAGAGATTATTGGCAAGCCGCTTGTGATATGTTTAGTTTAATCTACCGTATGTCCGTTATGTCAAAGGCGGGTTATGTCAAGTCTTTTCGGAGATTTGAGTCATGATAATGGATATTTGGATTGATTCTAACAGCGGTAAAAAACAAATATTTTGCGGTAGCGATTACATTCTGCGAAATAGTTTGTATAGCGTATCAGGCGAAATAGACATGCACCTCTATATAGTCGCATGTGCAAAAATGTTTAATCGAGTTTATCCCAAAATGGACACGACTAAATTTTACAATATTGTGCCGCTGCATCGATTTTTCATAGCATAAAAAGATTGGGTGCTTCGGCACCCTTCTTTTTAGCTTAACCCACTGTAATGTGGTATAAGATAGTGGTAGTGTAGTATAGTTGACTTTAGGGGATGGCTACTAGGAAGGTAGGGAGAGTGGATACCGTAATCCAACCCGATTTGGAAGATAGATTGACCACAGAAGTAACGGCGATGCTCAGAACCACCCGACATAAAACAAACTGCCCGAGTAAATATCCCGAGCAGGGACCTCCGTGTTTTTGTGAGGTCGATATGACAGTTGCCCACGCGATGGGGCTACTGAATACCTGTGACAAAGAGTTTCAGCGCTTCGACTTAGAAGGCGAAGAGTAACAGGAACAGGGCGCTGCATTAGCGCCCTTTTCTTTTTAAACTTTCTCTGCTTCTTCTACTAAAGCACGAATTTCTTCAACCGTTTCGCGAGCTTGTAAAACGTAACCGCCGGGTAAGACGACCCTAGACTTTCCGTTGACACCGTAAGATTTCCAGTTAGTCTCTCGGTCGTCTGGGTCTCGGGTTTCTAGTCTACGTATCTTTTTTGGGTTTACTTGAAATGCCGTATTGTCGGGGTCAGGGGAGTGTAAAGTAATTAATACTGGCTTCTTCATTTTACGTACTCCATCCAAACCTTCTCGGCCTGCTTGGCGTTATTTTTTAGGGCCTTAGCATTTTTGAAAGCTACATCACGGCCGTTCAACAACACGCGATGAAGACCTTCTACTATCGACTTGCTATCCACTGCTGATACACGCGAAATGGGAGAGCACCAGTTAACTTCGTCCGAAACAACGATAGGAAGCCCTACGCTAACCATGTCGGCGCTTACTATGTTATACGTTTCACTCAAACTCGCTTGCATGCCGATGTCCATAGTATCTAAGACCTTCAAGAAGTCTGTGTGGCTATACCAAACGTGTTCCACTAACTTATGTCGCGTGCCAGAAAACAGCGCTCGCAAATTTTTTAGCACACCTGCACCACTGTTTTCTACACGGGTACCATTGATATTAAAATTCAAAACTAAATCTTTATCATCAGCAAACTTTATTGCGCAAATAGCCTGAAGAAGTTGATTCTTAAGCGGCCTGATTGCGCCAAAGCAGCTAACTTGCAACGACGCCGGTGTTGGGTTACAAACATGATTCTTAAAGTTTTCACCTGGGTGATAATAGTTAGGTAGATAGAGCGGCTCATTGCCTGTGGCGTAATGAATATCACGTCTGAGTCGCGTGCTATTGCACGCAACGGATGGTCCGTAATTATCATAGTAACCGTCGATCCACTCTATGGCGATGCCTTCGTGTGCTAAGAAGGGAGTTTCAGAATGTAATCTTACAACAAACTCAACTTTGGGATGAAGCAGACCGAGTTCTATAATTTTTTCTGGCGTACACCAGAGGGCTTCGATGATACAAACATCTGGCCTAAAAGCTGTAACTAGATAGTCTATAGTGTTACCGTCCACAGCAGTAACGACTTCTGATCTAACGCCGTTATCAACAAGCATCTGACTTACAAGTCGTGCGGAATTCCACAAACCTGCAGGACCAAGATGAAAATTGCCGTAGTCTTGTCGCTTACATATAAACTGAACAGATTTCACTCTCTCACGTACTTTCTAGCTTCGCTCGACGATGTTCTGTTGCTGCTCTTCTTCGAGCTGTTTCATTTTAGAGACTGCGTTAAGAAATATACGCTTATCCAAGGCCTGCGCCCACGAACTCGCGACAGCGGCAACTTGAAGTAGTTCGGTTCGAAGGCTGTCCAGGCACTCCTCAGCAAAGGCCTCCATTACTTCTTCGCGTAAAATATGTTTCCAAGTTCCGTAGCCGTCTCTAAACGCCTTATCACACTGTTCGCGAGCTATCTCTGATTGCAGTCTATCAGCTTGTGTTCCAGTTCCGTCTGGGTGACCTGATTGATCGCCCCATAGTTCTAGCTGGCGGTCCATCTCGTCCTCTACTTCCTTCAAAATATCTTTCACTTTCTTACCACCGGTCGAATTCATGCTTAGTTATAATAAGCTTGCGTAACTAATGCAAGTTAAAACGACCAGCCGACGGTCATGGCTTCAACATTCGTGTAAGCAGCGCAGCCGTCGTAAGCGCCTCCGGAGTTGTGATTCCAAATAGGATAAGTAGGTGCAAGCATCTGGAGACCAGCATCGGCCGCGTTCGTCATTACACAGGGGACGATTGTGCCTCCGTCCGGGTTCTCTGAAACCACTACAGCATAAACAGGACGGACGTAATTCGTGCCGACGCCGCAGGGCCATTG